TATAACTTGGATACCCACCTTTTCTGCTTGGGCTATCATATTATTTGTTCCACTTCCACCAGCAAATGCAATTACCAGATCTGGTTTGCCTTCATCAATCATTTGTTTATTACGGATTGGGCCTGCTGCTTTTCCATGTTTCTTCCATTCCGCAGGAAATTCCAGTAACTGAATTTTGTTATTGTTTGCCCAGATACCCGCAATTTTATCAGCACCACGAGCATCACCTTCAATAATGCAATCAATTGTTACAGTTCTTGCTAATTTATCCATCGTCTTGAACAGAAAATTAACATCAGAAAAATCTCTACCACCACAAACTAATACTCTAATGAATGTCTCCTATTGTACAAACTGTTGAAGATTTAATCAAGTGTTAAAAAAGAATATAGCGGGCATTTGCGCCCGCTATAACAATCATTGAAGTGGCCTTGATAGAAATTATTCATTTAACATTTGTGGTTTAGTTGTCTCATTCTTGTCAGTAATTGGAATCAGCTTTTCTGAAACCTTACGCATGTTTTCCAGATAAATCTTAAGCATTCCATTTACTAGATGTGCGTCCTTCACTTCAATTGTGTCAGACAGCTTAAACAATCTATTAAACATTCTGGAACCAATTCCCTTGTAAAGGTATTCTTCTGATTCTTGTGCAGAAGTTGAAAAATCAGATTCACCTGTGACAGTTAAGACTCCGTCATTCATTGTAATCTTGATGTCATTCTTTCCGAAACCTGCTACTGCAAGCTCAAGAACGTAGTTGTTATCATCTACCTTTTTAATATTGAACGGCGGATAATTAGTAGTGACTCCCAAAGACTTTGCAAAATCGAACATTGAGTTTTGAAACTCGTCAAAACCAACAAAATAACGATCCGCATCAAAATTCAAATCTTTGAAGAATTGCTGTAGTTGTGTCATATAGACCTCCTATGTTAGCAAGGTTAAAATCGGATATCCTAATAAGCAATATCCAGTAGTATTTATAGCGAAAAAGTTATTAAATGTCAATGGATTAGTGCAATTTTTTATTGTACGTCTCGCGAGTAACACATTTAATAATCGTTTGATCTTCATTTGTTAAAAAGAATGGAGTCATCCCAGCACGCTTATATGTTTCAGCAAATCGCAGAATAGTAGTGAATGAATTGGGTTGGGGAAACATTTCCGCTGCTTTGGCAATAAAATTTTCTTCAATTTCGTAAAACATCGTTGCACCTCAATAAATAATTGTATGTGTATTTATAGGAGAATGTGTTAAATGTGGGCGTCAATAATTGGAATTATAACGGGTCCATTAGGTAAAATTATTGGATACGTAGCAATAGGGCTGTCACTTGCAGGCGTAGTTAGTTATTTGTGGTTCTCGAGAATTAATTTAATCAAAGATAATGTCAAGTTAAAGGATGCATTATCGCAGTATGAATTAACAATTGAACAACAACAAAAAACCATTGAGGACATGAAAAAAATTCAAGAACTTGCTAATCAAACAACCAAAGACCTCAATGACAAGTTACTAGAACAAGACAAGAAATACAATGATATTCAAATGTATCTAAATTCAGCGGATGCTAAGAATCACGATAGACCCGCATCTGATATCCTAAAACAAACAATCAAGGAGTTGTCTAAATGAATAAACTATGGATCCTAGCATTGCCTTTAGTTCTTATGGGTTGTGAAACCACGCAACCAACAATATTAACCAAAGAAAAATTGTATGTCGTAAACGTACCAGAAGCCTTATACAATTGTCCAGAATTAAAGTACCTACCAAAAATAGAAACTCTAACTGACATCGAAGTAGCTAAGGTAATTGTTAATCTGGACAAGAATAATAGAACATGCCGTGCTTCAATTGAAGCTGTTAGAAACTATCTATCAAAGGCTGCTAGGGCTGTTCAGTAGAATCCAACATCCACTTAATCTTGTTATGAAGATAGAGAACATCCTGTAAAAAGTTTTGAATATCGGAATCTTCAACAGTTGGAATTAATGTGGTAAGATTGCCAATTAGTACATGATTAACAACGTTTAGATTGAAGATCATTGCATCTGCTGTTAGCACTCTATTGTCATTTTTAATTAGGCTAAGTGTTTCCAATCTATCAAACGTTGATGGAACTACTTCTCCTGTGCTTCGAATAATCTCGGCAAATTTATCGATGTAACCATATACATCAGTGTAAATCTTTTCAAGTAGAAGATGATCCGAGTAAAAATTTCTACCCACAACATTCCAATGATAACCTAATGCTTTTTGGTAAAATGCATAACTTGTTGCAAATGCAATTTTTAAATCTTCTTTTTCAAACATTCTTGGGTTCCTTATTAATGTAACGTAATTTTTCTTCTTTAGTAAGATGTGCTAGATAGTCGTTTCCCTTATCAAAGTATTTAATAAATTCTTTCTCGGTAATTCGCTTAACATTATATACCGTCTCGCCTTCAAATTCCTGGCTGGTTTCGGCAATTTCGGTGGTGTCAATGACTTTATCGAAATATGCCTCAGCTTCTTCCAAGGAATCTGCTTCAACCGTATAAGTATGTTTAAATTTTGAAATCGTACTAACTAAAAACAATGGCATTTGATCCTCACTTTTTGGCTTCTAAATGAAAAACAATACCATCCCAACAACCACAACCAATTCTAAAATTGGGCTCAATGCTAACCAAGTCTAGATGGTAATCCAATTCGTTATTATCTAAAACAAATCTCACCAAACTTGGACTAAGATGCGATGCAGTTCTAGTACCATTGCAACCGATTTCCTCGTTCAGTTTATTAATCTCATTCAACAATTCCGTAATGGTCATTAATGATCTTTCTCAGTAGTGTGCCAATCAATTGCCACTGGAAATCTCGGTATTCCATCCGGTGTTGGAGTGAAATATTTCACAGTAACAAACTTGTATTTATCTTTGTCTTTCAACAATTGCTTAGTAAACTCCTGATCGCCTTTGATTCCAGCATTAAACTTTGTTCCACTTGGAAGTGAGCAGGTGACACTTTTTGCATATCCCGCCCAGTTACCCTGACCTTCTGAAATCTCAATAATCGGAAATTCAGTATCCAAAAATTCTTTGCGCTTTAACAAATTCTTTGATCGCTTGTTTTCATATGGTTCATTCAATCGAACAATTTGTCCTTCATATCCATCTTTCAAAAACTTTTCATAATACTTGTTAATCTCATCGTGATTTTTGACTAGTTGTGTCTCAACTAGAATAATCGGATCCCCAATATCCCCCAAGATAGAATACAATGCAAGTTCGCGATCAACGAAATTAAGATCCATTGATGGTGAGTCATATACGTGATATTGAATTAAATTTCTAAGACGTTGTTCTTGCTCACTGCTTCTTTTCTCTCTTTTAACTAGAGAAGTAATTGAATTAAAATCATCGCGCAAACCATGGTTATACAGCTCACCATCCAGAATCAACCATGGTTTTTCTGTAAAGACAGGTTCTAATACTTCCCAAAGATGAGGAATATTAAAAGGCTTTCCTTGTCTGGAATAAAAACCGTCTTTCGAAGCAATCATTCTAATGCCATCAAGTTTTGGCTGAACCATAGTTCCTGGTGGTATTTCCATTTCTGTATTAAATTTTTGAGCAAGCATTGGAGCTAGAAATTTATAGCCTGTTGCTTTGTTTTCTAGATCACTTACATTTTCATGATACTTTCGATCCAGCTTCTTTTTGTACTGTGCTTTAATTTCTGCTTCTGCTTGCTGTTCAGCAGAAGTTTCATTAACTTTACCAATGTTCTTTGCTTCTGCTTGCTTCCATTGAGATTCAACAGCAACACCATTTGGCCATACACCAGTTACAGTTCTATAAGTAGAACCTTGTTGTTCCATTCTCCAAAAACGAATAGAACCACTAGCATCTTTAGTATATAGGTTATAGTTCATGATTGCCCTTTTATTTTTGAAACAATTTCCTTGTTTATTTCTTTTTGAACTTCTTCTCTGACAATTTTTAACAAAGGATCATCAAACATCTGTTTCATTTCTTCTGGAGAAAAATCTTGATAATTCCTATAAGTATGATCCTCATAAATTCTAGTGTAGCCTTCCTTCACAGGTGGATGAGAAGCAATAACATCCTCGATTAATTTTTCATATTCAGAATTCATTATATCACCACATGAGGAATTACAGGGGATTCGTCAGTTACAATGGAAGTGTCGGATGTTCTAGCAATCAAACCAGAACTAGCAGACCCAATAAGCCAAGAACCAACTACTATTGGTGGTTTATTACTTAGAGCAGATTTTTGATAAATCACGGGACCCACATCATAATCTGGGTTATCTATTGTTGTGTTATTGTGCGTAATTCCTTTTCCTTCTCTACCAAAAATAGGTTTAGCAAAGCTATCATTAATCTTTTCCCACGAAGATTCTAATAGATATGGATGGTTACGATGCAGTTCCCACATTACTGGAAGAATCGCTTTACAGGAACATAGCATTTTCCATGGTGGCTCAAAGAACTTTGTTTTAGTCCATAACAAAGCATCACCGAATGGTTCATTAATCATCCATTCCCACGGATAAAGTTTGAACAAGTTTTCAATAGGCTGCTCATTCAAATCATACAATTGAGTACCATCAGACCCAATATCTTTCATATCAATAGATATGACGTTAATACCCGCATGAGCAGCAACGTCCATCATATATGCGCATGTTGCTTTTTCTTCCAATGATTCTGAGGAGAATGCAAAATGAACTGATTGATTTTTGGAAATATTTTGAAGTCCCCATTGCTTTATTAGGTCATCGTGAATTGAATTGAATTGATCAACTGACCCTGAAAATTCTGACATTCTATCTTGCAACCATGTCCATTGAATGATTGCACTTTCAACAAGTGTCGTTGGTGTGTCTGCATTAAATTCTAGTAGTTTAGGTAGCCCATCTGGTCCATGCATCAAATCAAATCTACCATAAATCCCACGCTGCAATGAAGCAGTATATGATTCATGAATCCAATCCCAATACTTTCTAGGTATATTAAATTTTGCTAATTCGTCCTTGTTACCCAGTAAGTATTCAATGGTATTTTTAAATAGATGATTAAGTTCAGTCGTAGCATCCTGAAATTGAATATATTCCAACTCGCTAATTTCAAGATAAGTGTCATCTAACCAATTGGTACCATACCCATCTTTTAAATAGAAAGTAAAACCTTCGGACTCTACTCGACTCTGCCAATCTTGTCTAGGTGTTGTCTTAACAATTCTCATGATGCACTCGCATGGGCTGTAGCTCCAAAACCGCCTCTAGCAATTACAGACACAGGACGGTTATTAATAGCTACTATTGATGTGGATGGACGACCACTTGAAGCTAATCCTGTTGAATGAAGTATCCATGGTTGATACGCATTGACCGGAGCATGAACATAACCTACTGGTTTAGTAGGATCCTCACACTTGGGTTCTCCATTACTAATCGTGCATTTATTTCTGTCGGTTGGCAATGAAGGCGGGCTGCAACCTACTACTGTTGCAGCTAACAAAAAAGGCGTAATGAATTTACTTTTCTTCATCTCTAATTTCCTCAATCAATTCATCAATATATTCGTTCTTAGCCTTCGATAATGATTTTTTGTTAGAGTAATTATGACTCATTATTACAGCAACATCAAAAACTTCGCTCAAAAGAATTCTAAGTCTGTCTTTTTTAATCTTCAAAGTGAATACTAATTTTGTAAGTTGATGATAGACTAACTATATAATATACAAAAGACAACCCAACACCAGTTTCTCCTACATAATAATCATGCGGAAATTTGCCCATACTAGTTAATTTATTTGTCATTAATTTATCTGTTATTGACAAATTCTGTGTTAATTTTGACATTTTGTTCAGCATTCTTTTCGGCATTTTCTAAAAACCTCCTAAATTGTATCCATCCATTAAAATTGCCAAAGCGAACATCAGGCAGAATGTAATCTCCATTTTCCAAACTATACCAATAATCTGGATCCATTGTTACTAAAGGTTTTGCTGAGACTGCAATGTGCTCAAATGGGCTAGCATGAAAAGGCTTAGCAGTATACAATTTATTGAAGATTTGTAAAGCCTTTTCTGCTGTCATCAAATTGCCGTCAACAGTCTTATAACTAACAGAAGCACATCTTGCGACAGAAATCTTTTTCATTGTTTCAGTTTCACATTCACCTAAATCATCTGTGTATGGCAGATGCCACTCGCCTGCTTTTTTCAAGAGTGGCATTGATTTATTAATTGCTTTTTTCATTTCCTTTGCAAGCATTTCAATTTCAGGTTGAGCGTCACTATGATCTCTAAGCTCAAAGAAATTATCAAACTCAGTAGCGGTTACAAGCACGTTAATATGAGCAAAAGGTTCAAGCAACCGATTAACAATTTGCTTATGATAACCAGCAACAGCAAAACTTCTAGCAGCATTGACCGCTTGATTTCTAGCCATAAACCAAGATTGTCTTGCTGTTAAACCAGGTACAAATAAATTGTCTGAAGTAAAAAATGTTATTTTTTCGTCTTGTTCCTCTTTAGCTTGCATCCCAGGCTGATTCTTGCCCCAATGAATCGGCATTGCTGTATCATCAAGAACATCTTGAATCAAACGTTCAACAGGAATTGCTCGTGACGAGGAAGCATTGCGAGAAAACATGCGGTGGGTTAATAACTGAGGCAAAATAAACCTAGGAAATCTTAGCTGCATTGTGGTTAAACGATTTCCGTATTCATTAACTGAATCTAAGATAATCTCTGCTTTAATTGTTGTCATATTTCATTACTTCCATAATTCTTCTCTAATAATAATACCAATAATATACGACCCAGTCAATCCAATAATAACCAATAACAAGATGGGATAGTTTACTACTATCCCCAAAACTAAAAGCATACAAAGCATTACAACGGACCCAACTGCAATATTTTTGATAATTTCTATCATGTCCAAAGCCCTTGATAATATTTTCCAAACAGTGTCAAACCATTTGTGATTCTTTTTTGTGTTTTCATCATTCCTTCTTTGTCTATTCGAAAGTCACTAGCGTATTTTTTATATACACCACCATCCATATTAGTATAGAATTCTTCTTCCCAATTTCCTTTATTAATCTGTTCAAATGCCCAAATCATTTCATCCAGTACATAATCCCAACGATCATGCCAAAATTCATCAGTATCGTATTCATTTTCTTTGGGTGCAGCGGCTGTAGAACGAATATTCTCTGGAACATCTTCATCATCAACATGTGGTGATCCAGGCTTGTTTTCTTTCAATTTTAAAAGCATCGGATAAACAATCTTCGCTAATGTACTATCCATATCCCATAAATCATAATTATCAATACGAACTTTGATTGTTCGCTGACGATTGTTATAGATCCAGTTAGTGAATCTATTAACCCATGTAGTCGCCAACCAAGCGCCTAGGTCATCACAACGTTCCTCGGAAACTCCTACATATTGCAACAAATCTGCAATTTGATATGGTCCCCAGAAATTTAAGTAAGGTCCAATCTTAACTTTCATTCAATTACCGGCTTTCCTACTAGTCGCTTGCCTTCACCCAAACGATAAATCAATTCCTTAACGAAATCATGTGCTTGAGTAACGCTATCAAAATTGCGCGTTTTGTTTTCTAAACGATTATTAACTGTTGTAACTGTATATTTTACCTTGACCATATGATGCTCCCATTAATAAAATACAAATGGCATTATAGTTTATCTTAGCATGATAGTCAAGAAAAAGCCACCTGAAGCGGTGGCTATAAGTTTGATTGAATTATTAGATTTTAATTAGATCATGCTGTAACGGTATTCAACACCCTTCTTGGTCTCAATCTTGTTGCTGTTAATCTTGTAACCCTGTGTACGCAGACGATCAACAGTTGAAGAAGGATTTTGAAGGCCGATTCGGCTAGTAATCTGAGCAGAAGTAAGTTCCTTGCCGCTCTCAAGTAGGCTAACGAGCCTGTCAGTCATAGTCTTTGCCATTCTTATTAAGTCTCCTTGTTTTGAAAATAGTTCTAATTGAACCAAGCATTATACTATACGAAAACTCGTTAGATGTCAACTAGTTAGAATCACATATCATCCTCAAATGTTCGATTAATTAGCTCGAACAAATAAGTTCTATCGATAGTTTTTCCGTTTTTAACATCATCTTTTAGAATCCACAGCACTTCATTAAAATATGCACTATCAACACCAACCAACTGGTCTCTTAATACAGCAATGTCATCCAAGTCTAACTTATTAATATCATATGCTATCTTAAAAATTTCACCCGCAGTAATTGACCATCCACGTTTAATAAACTTTCTCAGACGAAACAAGGAGCAGATTGGGTATTTGGAACCGGAATACTTTAGTTCCTTAGCTAGCGTTGCTTCCAGTGCTTCTTGATTTAATACTACGCCATCCTTAACAGTCCAGTAATTGGAACAATGAATGAAATCAAAATTATCATGAATTTCACTCGGCTGTCCTACAAACCTCAGAATAATTTGAATGTCATCGTATAGTGTAATAGCGTTTGACGTGATGTGTGCAACTTTATATGGCTGCTTTTCGTTTTTTGTGAACGCCCACTTTTCAAAATATTTCTCGGCACTATCAATAGGCTGCAATTCAAAATATTGGTAATTACCAGTATCAATATCATCAGCTAAAATACCAGCAGAACGAATTCCTACTTCAATTCCATGATCCGTTTCATGGACAAGAACATCACCAATTAAAGGATTTTTAGCCTTTGGGAGTTTAGATAGATAATATTTAGCAACCTCAATAGCAACAGATTTATCTGTAAAATAAACGTCATAATCATTTGGCATGTTACCAAGCAACATTGAAGTAATTGCTCCACCAGTAACTACAATGTTCTGATAGATTTTGTCCTTCAGTTCCTGCTTGTCCTTGTCAATTGAATCAAGCCAATCCTTAATTTTTGCATTGATAGTTTTAGAAATTGTCTTCTTTTTCATTCCACGAGTAGGCTGTTCCATGATGTATCCTTTCAGTTGTAAATATCATGACTTAAATTTGCGTGTTCAGGACAAAGAGTTTCCCATTCTTCTTTAGTGAATTCACTGTCTGGAGTTAACATTCGTCGAATAGCAGGATTTTCTTTAGCATCAAAAGATTCAAAAGAAATAAATTTACCGCATACATCACAACGATTCCAATGTTCCATAATGTATCCTTTTGTTAGATGTTTTTCTTTCCGCCTATATTATATTTGGTTTAAACCTTTATTTCTATAAATAATATTGTCCGTCGCGCATCGACAAATGCCACGGACTCTAACACTAGTTTAGTTTACAAGGAGTGCCAGCAAATGTCAAATACTATTTATCAACCTTATACTTATTTAATTGGATGGTCTAATTTAGATCGTTGGTATTATGGTTGTCAGTATAATAAAAAATCAAATCCAAATAATTTATGGGTAACTTATTTTACATCTTCTAAGATTGTTGAACAATTCCGTAAACAACACGGAGAGCCTGATATTATAGAAGTTAGAATGATCTTTAAAACTAAAGAGCAAACTCTACGCTGTGAAAAGAAAATTTTGTTAAAATTAAATGTAACAAAAAATATAAGATGGTTAAATCAACATATAGATAATATCAAATTTTTTAATTCTGGTCATACTCAACAAGCGAAAAATAAAATGAGCTTAGCTAGAAAGGGGAAAATTCCATGGAATAAAGGAATTTCTCATTCTACTGAAACTCGTATAAAAATAAGAAATGCTTTGATAGGAAAACACAAAAGTAATATAGGCAAAAAAATTTGGAATAACGGAAAAATAGAAAAATTCAGCTTCAAGTGTCCTGGGGCAGAATTCACTAAAGGCAGACTTCCATTTTCTCAAAGTCATCGAGAAAAAATTGGTAAAAAATCAAAAGCACGAAAATATAAACCTTGGTCGAAAGAAAGACGAAGTAAATTAATATTTTATTCTAATAAACTCCACAATAATTTTAAAGGTAAAAAAATCTTATTTAAGAATATAAAATATCCATCTATAGCAAATTTCTTAAGAAATACAGGATATACAAAAATACAACTTAAAAGTTTAGATATTACGTTTCTTTAATTTTACGCCCCACGTTATATTTCTGCTCTAAGTTCCAGAATTCCTTTTCCTCAAATTTAATGATCTTAATATAAGATCCTGGAGCAACAGGGGACAATTGCTGCTTTCCTTTTAGTTTAACTAAATTCCACTCGACTAATCTGTTAACAATTGTGTTTCGTCTAGCCTTATCATCTTCGCTAAAATTCGTGCTTCTACCATCATAAGCAAACATCTCCTTAAAATGCATTATAGCATAATGACCTTGCTTATGAAAAATATGGCATGTTTGGAAAAGACTCTTATCTTTTTTAGACGAAATACCTATTCTAGTCAACGTTTCTTTTACCTTGAGAAACGCCGTTCTGCCAGCAGCTTCCTTATCTGGATTTGTAGGATCTATTACTAAATCAATTTCTACTCCATAACCCTTAAATAAATCACTCATTTCACTTTCCCTTTTTACTTTCAAGCATTGTTTTTATTTTTTTAATCTGATCATCATCCAATAGTCTTTCGTATTGTTGAGCACGCTTGAATGAACAATTGTAATACTCCATGATCACTTTTAGATCATTAGTGATATTCTGTTTTGCCCACTTAACATAAGGTCTCTTCTTTTTATTAATTCCGTAATAATAAAAATCATACTTCTGACGATTAGTTAAATAACGATCATTAATATTTATCTCATTGGCAAACAGGACACAATCAACTTGTTGTGACAGTGCCTTGTTAACTACAAAGGAATCATAATTTTTAATATTTGTTTGATAGGACCCATTGTAAATAGAATTAACTAGATCCCATAAAGTAGGTTCTACTTCCACTGAGCACCCATCATCACTTCAACAAAGAACGCTGCTAGATTAATTTCTGGGTCAGTTACCATGCTTGCTTGATATTGATATTTTGCTAATAACAGAACTAATTCTGGAATATACGATTTCGTAAAGAACTGATCTGCTTGATCATAAAATTCATGAAAAATTACTTCAGAATCATTACTAAGGTTATCAGCAACCCACTGTCGAACTAAAGTAAAGTTTTTTTCTTTCATGTTTTGAACAAGTTCAGCAATGGAATGTTCTCTAAATTCGGTTAGAATACCACTATCAATTTTTCCAGTTACACTATAACGTTGACACTCATTAATAACACGTCGCCAATCAGGAAAGTATTTTTCAATAAGTGCTGCTAATGTAGCCTTGTCGTAATCAACTCCTTCTTTCTCTAGAACTTGACAAAGGCGCTTTAGAAACTGAGATGCTATCTTTGTTTTCTCGTTGTCATTAATAACAAACTCTATAATAGAACATCTGGAGTGCAACGGCTCAATGATTTTGTTGAGGAAATTTGCAGTAAGAATGAACCCGCAATTCTTAGCAAACTTCTCCATAAAATTACGAAGAGCAGGCTGAAATGATTGTGGGTTCAAATAATCTGACTCATCAAGTATCACATATTTACGCCCACCAGTAAAAGACACTGATGACGCATAATTAGCAATTTCATTTCTGAGAGTGTCGATGTTACGATTCAACGATGCATTGATGACAATGTATTCCGCACCAATTTCATCCAGCATCGCTCTAGCAGCAGTTGTTTTGCCTGTTCCCGGCGGGCCTGTTAAAATAATGTTTGGAACTTTTTGTTGCTTAACAAATTCCTTTAGTGTTTCTTTAATCTTAACAGGCAGGATAGTGTCATCAATTTTGGATGGACGATATTTCTCTGTCCATAGGAAATCATCACTCATAATTTAGAACTCCATTATTAGGCTTTGGTTCCCACGTCTGAAACAACTAGATAGGTGATGTTATCCGAAGCAAATTCAATCACAACAATTTCATTGGCTGCTTTAATTTTATATCCGGATACAACATAATTGTCCTTATACAGCAGGTTAATATATTCCTGCTTAACTAAAACGTTAAATTCGCCTGTTACCTTTTCAGCATCAACATCCACACTGTAATAATCCTCAGTTGATTCATCACCAACTCTTTTCTCTGGATCAGCACATTGTAAGGACAACTTGTCATCATTCCCCACAAAAATAAGGCTAGGAAATTGCATAACGCCTAAAGTCTTGGTTAGATTAATTAGAAGATCCTTTGAAAGATCAAACTTAAAGAATGCTTTGCCTAGATCGGGATCTTTTTGAGAAGGAGAAATAATCATTGACGGCTCAGTGAACTTGTACTTGAGCGTTTTCTTTCCTTCCTTAATTTTAATAGCATCTTCTGCAAAATCAAAATCAGGATCAACAAACAACGAAATTACGCCGAGCAATCTCGGCAGATCATAAATAGCAAATTCCTTCGGAAGTTTTTCACTAATTGTTGCTCTAGCAAACACGCTCTTGCTTTCGGAAATTGTCTTTAGTTCAGTTCCTTTGCGAAACAAGATTGACTTATTAATAGTGGAAAAGTTAGTTAGGATATCAATTGTCTTTTTAGAAAAATTCATAGTCACTCCTCAAAAAATAATGTTTAAATTCAATAGGTTATTGTAATTGCTTATTTGTTAGATGTCAAGTTTTTGCCAACTAGATAAAAGTTACCACCATCGCCTTTGTGAAATTCTAGATATCTCAATCGCACGAACACATCAAACAATTGTGGCCACTGAAACAAAAAGTAATCAACATTGTTTCTACCAAAAATTTGATTTTGAAAAACAATCAGACAGTCTGCGCCTTTTAGGTATCTAGCAATTTTTTCTCTAAGTGCAAAATCAACTTCTGATAGAGACCAAGTTGCAATGAACAGATTTTTGCCCGGAAGAAATGGCAAGTTCTCAACACTGTCATATGTTGAAACATCCGCTCCCCTATGTACATTTGATATGTAATATTTAGAGATTTGGTGTATTTCCGGCAGATCAATTATATGGTATCTTCCGCGAAATCCTTTATTAAAAATTGTTCTAGCTGTATCGCCAATACCAGCACCAAATTCAATGATATTATCGTAATTGGTGATATTAGTACCATACGGCATTAATGCTTCAAATTGTAAGCAATGATGCAACGACTTCTGCGCCCAAGCAGTTGTTTCAATGCCATTATACTGTCTCACTACCTGTTGGTATGACTGCTCGGTATGACCAACTTTTGGTTCTCCCATATTAAAAACTTCTTGCCACCAATACAAAGTTTTCAAAAGCAAAAGGTTATCTTGAAGATATTGTTCATAAAGCTCATTAGGATGATACAAAGGAACTGCTCGAACTTCATCCCATGTTTTAAATTCTTCCATGTTACCAGTAGCAAGTTTTTGTTTAAATTTAATCCTTTGTTCATCCCAAAAAGACATCGTTTACTTATTTCCCTTCATTTTTTGTACTTGGGCATTATCCGCCGTAGCAACTAAACCTGCACTAGCTAGATCAGCTATTGACCCCTCGAATACCATTGCTCCAGTGTGTGACAATTTCATCCATGGGCAGACCCATGTCTTTAGTCCTAGTTCCAAGGCTCGTTGGCTGAACCAATAATCTTCAGAGAGATATCTCTTGGACTTCTTGGCTGCTTTTTCTTCAACTTCCTTGTAAATTTTTTCAACTTCAGAAGTAACATCGCTTGAGTCTTTTAGTTGCTTAATTTTTTCAAGACCATTGCGATATTCAACACCATAATCTACAGTGTCTATCTCCGCTTGGAAAAATTGCATGATTTCTCTTGAACCATCAAAATCAGCAGATCTAACATGATCAGGGCGATACATATATTGTGGAAATGCTTCCTTGAACTTTAATAATGTATCCTTAGGAAACATCATAAATCCAGTGCCAATTTCAAGCACTTGGGCGGGTTCAAATAAATTAATCTGTTCTTTTCCGGGTAATGGATTTAAAACAAAGTCACCAACAAACTTTGATAGATCTGCTGGATTATTGTCGCCAAATCCTTTATCTGCGGCTTGCTTGACCTTCTCCCAAGCAATCGTCTTCTTCGGATAAGCTGCACCAATGATGTCATATTCTTTATTTTGTGTTTGCAATGCTAACAATGCAATTACATCCATTGCATTAAAACCAACATCAGCGTCAACGAATATCATGTGAGTGCATTCACTTCTAAGGAATGCATCACAAATATAATTTCTAGCTCTAGTAATTAAACTTTCGTTATTTAACAAATAGATTTGCAGCATAATTCCATGCTGCGTACATAGCGAAGATAAATTTGTTAGTGACTGAGCAAAACTTGCATTACAAACGCTACCATAACACGGAGTACCAAAAAATAACTTATACTTTCTTAGTTCATCCCAATTTAGACGTATTTCCATTAATTCTCCTTATTAAAAATCACCACTTGCTCCGCCGCCTCCAAAATCACCACCGCCACTCGACCAAGAATCTGAGGATGAAGACCATGAGTCTGATGAACTCGAGTCAGAGGATTTACTTGAACTTGATAAACTGCTACCCATAATCGCTCCAGTTGCAAAATCACTATCACGTGATTTTTTAGGTGCTGTTCTTTTATTTATTGGATCATAGATCGACTTATTTGTATCCGGGGCCATTCCAGTTGGTGGATAATGACCATAATCTGGATAAGGTCTATATTTTGCTTGACTATATTTTGCTTGACTTTTAGCCTTGAGATTTCTAAATAACACCACTATTCCTCCAATAACGAAAGCGATACCACCTAGAAGCAAAAATAGTGCTGCAATACCCCTTGAATTTGAGGTAGCGTTTTCTTTAACTTCTGGTTCATCAAATCTGCCTGATAAAAAGTCAATACTCGCAATAATTGCTTGATCCCATTTTTCATTGCCTTTTTTAAGCAATGGTTTCATTTTATCAATAGCGCTAGAAGCAACACTGTCCGGAATGTTTCCTTCTAGACCATAGCCAACTTCAATTCTAGCTCTTCTTTCCTTGGGAGCAATGACAATTAAAATACCATTGTTCTTTTCTTTGTGCCCAATTTTCCATTCTTTAGCTACTTCAATTGAATACTGTTCAATTGCCTGACCATTAAGATCGGGTGTAGTCAAAATAACAATTTGAGGCTGTTTATCACCCTTTGCTTCAAGTTGCTGTAATTTGGTGTTGATTTCCGCTATTTGTGATTGAGTTAAGATTTTGGCGTAATCATTAACTCTGCCAGTGAGAGCGGGGACTTGAGCGTTTGCTGACGTTACCAAAGCTATAGTCCATAGTACCAATAATAGTTTTTTCATTTTTTAGAACTTTACCTGAGGAGCCTTTTGAGCGCCATCATCTGCTTGGAAATACGGCTTAGTTTTAAAACCAAACAGACCAGCAACTAATGCACCAGGAACAACCCTAACAGTTTGGTTGTATTCCTGAACAGCCTTTTGATTAGCCATTCGTTCCACAGTAATTCTGTTCTGTGAACCTGCTAGTTCTGCCATTAGAGACTTAAAGTTTTCATTCGCTTGTAACTGAGGATATGCTTCCTTAACTGCATTTAGGCTAATCATTGCCTGATTAGCCGCTTGCTGGGCTTCAATTAGCTTCTTTTGTAGTTCCGGATCATTTGCAAGTTTCGCAGGGTCCATCTTTCCAACTGCGGTTAGTTTGCTTCTTGCCTCTGCAACCATAGTAAATGTCTTGTTTTCGTGAGCAGCATAGCCCTTCACAGTCTCAACTAGATTTGGAATCAGATCCGCTTGGCGTTGCATAACGTTTTGAACTTGGGAATAAGTCTGATTGACCTTTTCTTCAAGCCCAACAAACGTGTTGTACTTAGCCATAGCGAACAATGCCAATATGATTGCTACTGCAACTGAAATTCCCCACTTCATTTTCATTATCTAATCTCCTTTTTTAATAGATTCACTTCACTTTCAAAACTCAGTAGTACCTATTTTAGCTATTTTTTTCAGTTCATCAAGGTGTATTGGCGTAAAATTAATCCTCTCCACACTAAGATTGAAATGAAATTCGGTCGCAGGAGGATTTTGGTGCGTATGCCCATGAAAATTGAACCCACTTCCAGACCTTGTTCTCATGTGAAGCCTAGGAATTGGAACGTGAGTAAAGATCATACCCTCAAATGGCCACCACATCTTAACACTATCGAAATGATCGAGAAGAATAGACTTCTTGTGAACCTTATCGTGGTTTCCAATGATTAGTCTTTTATGGCCGTTGAGTCGTCTCAGAATATTATTTGCCGCCTGATCATTACCAAAGTAAACATCACCTAGATGATAAATCTTATCGGTGGGCTTCACCATTTTGTTCCAATTTTCAATCATAGTTTCATTCATGTGTTCCGTATCAGAGAAAATATCTCCGCGAAACTTTTTACCTTCTGAATCAGTAAAATTCAGAATATTACTATGATTGAAATGTGTATCCGAAATAAACCAAATATCAGTCATTAGAAGAATACTCCCATTTCAAATCACCCCAAAGAACGCGAACAGCATTTAATTTTTCTTGGGTCGAAAGATTCCTTTGAATAGTGTTTAACATCATTTGTTCAATCGAATTTTTACCATCCCAACAAGCAAACATTATAGATTTGATCATTACGTCCAAGTTGGGAGCAACTTCAGTAGCAAAAGACTTTCTGTCATAAGATTTAGTGTATTCGCCAAGAGCAATCTCAAGTTCTTTGCGTTTACTTTCAAATCCGTGCCAAAAATCTTTTTCAAAATTTTCAACCTTTTCTTTGTCTTCTTTAAGAAGAAAAGGTTTAATATCATCCACTTTATTGTTGATTATGAGGTCAATTAGACGTTTCTCATAATTCAAGTTATCCTTATTTTTGTGAATTTTTACATACCATTCACCTTTAATTTTGACCATATGACCATCATCAAAACGAAGAACCCATCCTTCAATGCCTTCTGCTCCGCGAGTTTCATCCATAAGATGATTCAACGAATTAACATTGCCCGGATAAACTTTCACTAGGTCCAAATTATAGTCAGTTGCATACTTTACCATTTCTTCATAAGAAGAATATTTACCCGTCGAATTATCTCTAACAGCAATGAGAACCAATCGATCTTGCGGATAATCAACTACAATTCGATTCTTTCTAGAACACCATTCGAAAATGGGAGTTACACCAATATTGATGCAATATTCGGCAAAATCAATATACCCACTATTGTTCACAACAAAGACTTCGGCATTCATCGACACATCAGTAATACCCATCTTAGTGCCCCATCGAATATTTCCATCAATGGGAATGGGAGTAATCATAGAACCATCAAGTTTTTCCAGAATAACATGAGAACAATCAAAATTGATATTCTCGATTTGAGTTTCCAACTTCTCCATCACATTAAAAAACTTATGGAGACGCCGAGAAATGATCTGACCATTTTGGTCAAAGACCAGCCCTCGACATTCCCGACGCAGGGCCATCAACAATTTACCATTCTCGGTATTATCACCCAAAAAAGTTTCAGGCGTTGCATAACGTTTTGAACCTGAGAATAAGTCTGATTGACCTTTTCTTCAAGCCCAACAAACGTGTTGTACTTAGCCATAGTGAACAATGCCAATACGATTGCTACTGCAACTGAAATTCCCCACTTCATTATCTAATCTCCTTTTTAAAATAAAATCTACCTTCTTCACCACAAACATGAACTGTAGCAAATCCAGTATTTGTTTTATTAACTACCTGGATGCTTTCTGTACTTCTTTCATCTTCACATTTGCGCTCGTGAAGTATTGTAATTTTGCCATTAACTAAATTTACCTTGCCGTATTCAGGCGGTCTTCCACACAAACAATCACCATGTCCTCTAATTACATACCATTGGCATGTGATACAAAATTTATTGTTCATGCGTTATGACGCCCAATTTTTCTGTAGTTTGTTATTAAAGGCTTATCTTCTAAAGTTTCTGGATTTTCTTGGTCATGACAGTATAACGCCAGCAAGGAATAATGCAGGATTTTCAGAAGATCTTTTCTGTTATGACCATCTTTCTTTCCATATCTAGCACCATATTTTAATATATTACCAATACAAAAACCAAGACCATGACCAGTTGAAAAAATCAAGTCTAGTGCTTGTGTTTTATTTTCGCCAACATAATGAGATTGATATGTGTTATGAACATAGTGCTCAATTTCTTTAAGGAGATCATCTTCTTTGTATTTAAACTCAGTCATTTTCTTCCATTTTCCTTATCTATTCCATATGAACCGTCATAAAGATGAATCGTTTCAGCCTCAAACAATAAAAATTGTCCTATTCGGGTTCCACGTTGAACCCGAAATGGGCCACATCCAACATGAAGTGTTCCACCAATCAAACCATTAAACCCCGCATCATAAAGACCCGATGTAATAAACACCCCATTTCGATTGAGCGTTGAACGAGCAATCAACCAACCCGCCTCACCATCTGCTATATTAATATAATGACTAGTTAAAAAATCATAATCACCAGGAAGAAGATCCCAATAATTGTCTTCGTCAGTACTCAGTTTTTGATATTTTCTGTGTGTTTTTGACTGTTCTGAAAGTGTAAATTGTCCACTAAGAGTGAAAACTTCATTGATGCATAGATCAATTGCATTTGGTTGAATATTTATATGTGATGTGTTTGTTATCGTTGATTTGCTGTTATCAGAAATTACGTGTTTCATTATTATTGATTTTTTCATCCATGTATTGAATATTTAATAGAATATTTGGTATTTTACTTTCATCATACTTTGCTGAAAAATCAACAGGCAGCTCTACTTTTCCATTTATTAATCCCGTTGGACTATTATCAAATACTACATCATTAATTCCGGCCCATCCAGCTATCGATGAATCCCACGAATCAATATATGAGTGAAATTTTCTGACCAATGAAATTTCATTAGGACCATCAAGCATACCAAGAAAATGAATTTTCTTGTTTCCTGTTTTAATTTTATCAAGAATTCCTTCGTCGTATAGGATTTCCATAATCTCAAATCTGGCCAAATAACGTTGAAATTTAACATGTTCAATACCAAACGCTAAAGGTGCAGCAAGAATTGATAATCCAATATATCCTATTGTTGGTTGTTCAATGGCCCATTTCCAACAATCGATGTATTGTTTAAGATTACCAGATTCACTTTGGGGGCAAAAAAACGTTTTATATTGGTTATCAATAAACGTTCGATGATATTTTTCATACTGTTCGATCGTTTTATCGGCATGTTCGCCAGGATAATCCGGCATAACAACATATTCAGCATTAATTTTTTCGGCTAATGGTAACAGCTTGTCAGGATCAAATACATATCCTGGACCATGAATTTTAAAGAACTCATATCCAGAATTGTCCATAATCTTTACGTATTTTGTGTTTTGTTTGTCTAATAATTTATAAAGCTGAAGATGGTAATCAACATAAGCCTGATCTTGTTCAATTAAATGAGCCAAAGACAAAAAACATGTAGAAAATTTACCAACAGATTGCAAATAATCTGTTGGTACAATATGACAAAATTTCATGATTTATTTCTTTTTCCATACTTCTTTTACTTTGTGTCCTGTGTCATGAAGATCATCCAAATCGGAAGATGTTATTATATCACCGACCTTAACATGACTAACCTTCGATCCGATTTTTTTAACATGAAATTTTCCTTTCGATCCCTCGATTGAATGGGCTTCAATATAATTAGGATGAACCATAAATTCTTTTGCTTTTTTCACTGATCTACTCCTTTAGCGTTATACTTAACAATGGCTCCATTTTCACCATCTTCTGAAACAGTTACTTCAACTGAGCGGTTTGTGTACTTATTTATCAAATAATTTATTAGATCAGTTGCCAGCATTTCACATGATTTATTGTTCACTGAAAGCTGATCTCCAAATATCGATTCCAATTCTCTCTTAAAAAGAATGAATTCAATATCTCGGTCATCATGAAAAACTTGTATCATTACTTTAAAATGAAAGATATGACGATGTTCATTAGCAAGAAATTCAACACCAGCAATATTTGCTGCTGCTGGATATTTGTGAATTCCTTCTCTTTGAAATGTTACGTATATTGATCTCTCAAACATTATTGTTTTCTCTTATTGCTAACCATCGTTTGCCATTTTCAGATATCATATAATATGATCCATCTTTAATGATAAGGCTTCGATATACCAATCCATCAAGATCTCTGGCATATGTTGTTGCAGCGTATCCATTAACCTTGGCGTGTTCCTTTGCTCTTGAAGAAATATCTCGACTTGTTAGTCGAGATACACGAGTTAGTGTTTGTAAAATAAATTTCGTTCTAGTCTCTGTTGGGTCCCGATGTTTACTTTGCTCAATGTATTCATGTGTATAAGCCATAATTAAGTCCTCATCTCAATTTGTTATTTTCGTTCTCGAAATCAAATTTACTCGTTACAGCTACTGCTTCCCATGGGTGCAGTGATTCTAGATGTTCAACAACAATAACAAAGTCACTAATTCGTTTACTATCAAACCATTTATCTAATCCTTGATACATTAAACGACATGCATCTTCTGAAAACAACAGATTGCTTCCATTTAATTCAGCAAATGCCTGTTCATCAGCTCTTTTAACAACAACCTGTACTTCTGTTGGAATTATTTCACGACACAACTCGACCAAATCCTCAATCCAGACAATGTTACTGGGATCAAACTGAACTGTAACTGTCAAAATAGATCGTTGACTGTGTGCATTTGCTGCAGCCTGTCTTTTTGTTCTTGCATCATATGCTAACTCAAAAGAACATGGACACGTCGAAGAGTATATGTATTTAATTGTTAAGAAAAATTTATACTGACCATTGTGATAACGACCCTCAATCTCTGTATCATAAGTAATATGTCCGCGTAATTTGTTTCCGTTTGTATCTGTTGATCTTAGACTATTTTGAAACCAAGGATACTTAAATCTTAATTTACAGTAAGCATTCGAGGATTGTTGTTTGTCAGCCAGTGTTTTAAGTGCCTGTTGTATACCATCAATTGTTAAATGATCTTTAACCGTGTCATGCATGATTAAATACAATCTTGATAAATTTAATCCCTTTGCTTCAGGACTATCAAGCGAGCAATATAGCGATGCCCGTGCCTGTAAAATTTGAGTTGTTCCATCTCGACGCTTAACAACAATTGGGAGATCAACAGGTGCAATTCCAACTTTACGAATCGGAATTTTTGCTCCAACTAAAATTGGATCAATTTGAGGATCCGGCAACTGATCTGGAACAAAATTTTCATCATACTTAAAACTCAAATCACTCATCTTTGATGAGTAATCATTATAAGGAACATTCTCCCCCATTTTCCTAAAAGGACCAGTCATTTATTCTCCTTCATAACTTTTCTAATATTGTCTAATATCATACTTCTTTAATTTCTTTGTTCCAATTTAAATTAACTTCTTTGAATTCCTGTCCACCAAGAACAATAGGACCCTGGTATGGGATTACACTTTTAATATTTGGGTGACCCGAGTATGTAATTGTAATGTGAGCCTGATACTCGGGCCAATCCCAAGAAGCACCATTATCAATGAAATACTTCCATTCATTATGTAAGACGTCGCTTTCAAATTTTAAAACAATTGCACCTTCGTTGCCTAGAGGTTTTAGTTCTCTTTCGCCACCATTAACTGTTAGTTTTTTGTTATTACTAACTAGTGATCCCCAATTTAATTCCTTCTTTGAAAAGGCAATTGTTACGTGCATTTCTCTTGGTTCTAATGTCTTAGAAAATCCTTGTTCTAAAGCCCACTTTCTAATCTCATCACCATTTAGTACTGGTCTATTAACATATAATGTTTTCATGTCATCCCTAAATAAATCTGCATCTGTAAATTAACTCTTAGATTATGCTTTAACGCATAGGATCCTACATACTCATGGTTCTTTTTATTTTCTTCTAAATTGAGAACACCGGGATCCCAAAAACTAGACTTTTCACTTATAGTTGATCTCTGTTCCAATGTCAAATTTTGATTATCCCAAGAAGGCTTCTTATTGTAAACATTCATTGGTGAAATAAATATCTCTCTTTCTCTCCAACTTCTCGGTACTTCTTTCTTCCAATCAAATGCCCAGTCGGGTATTGTATGATACGGGGAAGAAGGATCAGCGGAAATCACAAACTTTAAAGCAGTTGCATGTTTAAGTGACTTTGCGTGGGGTTTGATGTATTTATTTGTTTTTTCGGAACACTTTGGGCTTACTACCAAAACAGTTGAAGGCGCAATGTCCTGAAACAAGATGCCATTGCTTTCAATCTGAACACAATCAAATTTCTCTACTCCCCAGTCTGTAAGTAACTTGATGTTTTTTTGCAGCATTGGTTCGCCGCCTGTAATAACTAAGGCAATGTTTCCGAAATATCTTTTATTTGGGCGAAGCTTAAGGTAATCGGGAATATCACCATTGAATGTTGTGGTAATCGCCTCAGTTATTTTGTTTTCGATTTCCTTAATAGAAAGCCACTCGCCATTATCAAAATAGGTGTCACAAAAATTACAATTTAAATTGCACTTCGAAAGTCGAACAAAAACAGAAGGGCGACCCATTAGAGGTCCTTCTCCCTGCACGGTATAGAAAATTGAAGTAACTAGCAGTTTCTCATCTGCTTGTTCAAAAAATTTCTGACCTGTGATTTGATTATTACCAAACATTTTGTCCTCTTAGTGTAACTGGTAAGTAAAAGAGTTCGGGTATCAAAAGTAAAAAAGTTTCATCATCCACTTTTATAATAGCTCCTCTTTCATAGAAAATTTTGGTTCCATTCGTTTTATTCCCAATGTCATTGATTATTTTGTATATGCTACCAGCAGTATATAAAAATTCTTTGCCACAGCCAGGAGATGAACAATATTTAAACTTTCCCAATACAGGATCAGAGTACATTTTGTTCCCTTAATATTCGTGTTAAATAATATAATTCAGGTATCAAAAGAAGAGAGGTTTTATCTGTTAGCGTAACTGTCGTTCCTTTTACAAAGAAATCTTTTTTTACAAATATATCTTCACCGATATTAGAAATTTGTTTGTAAACCGCACCTTTTGTATCAAACGTATAAATATACGCTATCCCAGCTACAGAACGTCTTAACTTTCCAAGAACAGGATGTTCTATTTGTATTGTTGAATCCAATTTAAAATCAATCATCCCGATGGCCAACTCTCATTGCCATGTTAGAATCTGTTTCACGAACTTCTACCTTACAACACCAAATTCTATCTGCTACATCCTTACCATAAGATGGCAATAAAATCTCGTTAATGTATTGATAAAGAAAATCAGCTATTCCCTCACATCCAGTTTTTTCAACAAATGTAATCTTAGCTAATTTCTTTTGTCCTAGCAATTTAAGTGTTTCAATCTCGGGATCATCTTCTGCAACCAGAAGAGTATGGTCAAACCACTCTTCCAACTTTTCTTTTAGTGGTCTTAATGATCCAAAATCAACAACCCAATTACGAACATCTAGAGTGTCACTTTCAAATTCAAAATAAAATGACAAGGCATACCCATGGAGCAAATTACAATGACTATCTGCTCGCCACTGACGATAAGCTACAGGTCCTAACTGTTTATAGGCTTTGGTTGAAACAAATTTCAAAAGAATCTCCACCAAGGTTTTTTGGGTTGTAGATGTGATAGAAGTTTTTTAGCACATTTACTGTCACTTTTCAACAATAATTCGACAGACGCTTCATACCAATATGGAATCTTGTCTGTTGAATTAAAGATTTTGGGTGGAACTGAAAAAATAACAAACACCACGATTGATTGTTGCGTCTCAGGATTAGTTACTTTATTAAAGAACCACACATCCTTCGGTTTATGGTCAATAAAGATGTTATTGAGATGATCGATTTCTTCAATTGATGATATTCTGATTTTAAGTTCGCGTGATTTTAATATAGTCTGAAACATTATATCTCCATTAATATGAATGTGGGGCAACTTGCCCCACACCTTACGTAAATCTTACCTGAACTGGGCAGCGCGGATTCATACAGTAATAATTTTCAATTTGATGAAGAACTCTACCACATTCTCCGCACATAGCAACTGCTTTATTGCCAGGCATATCATGAGGACTCAAAGGCGGCAATTTTGGAATTATTGGAAGCCTATCGCTCATCTCTTAACCATTTTCTTTGGCGGTGGGCAGTACCCTGAATGATACCCAGGAAATGGATTTGGTTCTGCAATAACCTTATTTAGAACAATTCCTCTGCGCTCCAGTCCTTTTCTACTATCATAAAAGATAACAAAAGTTTTCGATGGTGCTTCTTTTGCATTAAAAAACGTTTCCGTTGTAGCAAAATCAGTAGTATTGCCCCAGCCCGTTCCGAGACTGCAAGTAGCATCAGCCTCACCCGCAAGGTTATTAGGAACTACTTGAGTTGATGAAAAATTAGCATTATAATTAGAACTACGCATCATACTTGAGGCAGGAATTCCTGATGCTGTTTCTGCTGAGGGCACAAAATTCCAACTATAAGCATAAATTGGCGCACCACCTCTTGCAACGCCAAGTGTGTAACTTGGGACTTCATCAAATACCATTACACCAATCACGCCAACATTTTGTTCTTGAGCGTTTTCGTTGTAATTATTGTAACTTTGTTTAATGTCAGAAAACACAAATTCTGCTGCTTGAGCATCGTTTTGCAACCATCCTGGAATTGTAATCGTTTTATATGAATCCAGAATGTATCCTTTGGTCCATTCATCATTGCCACTAATAACATTCAGGCCATCAACGGAAACAACAACCTTCTTTCTAGAATAACTATCATTTAAAATTCTAATGGAATACTTAGAACCTTTTCTTCCCTCGATGAACATTTTACCATTATGATGATAAAAATCGACCACTCTATTATTAACTAAAATATCTACTTTCATTACTTTCTCCTACGTTTGAGGACTTTAACTTGCTCACCATGAGCTACTGCCTCATAAGCTACTTATTATATTGCTAACTCGTTGATTTGTCAATAGAAATTTGATCTAAAGTCAAGTTTGGTGGCTGATATTGGTCTGATTTTAAAATCTTACCATCCGCTCTTCGAATTACCTCACCATCTTTTGTTAATTTTGACATATTACTCTTGTGAACTGCTTCAAATACTGCATCCGCATCAATACCAAAAGCAACACAAGTACCATAAACTACTACCAACAAATCAGCGGCTTCTTTAGCTACATTGAGAATATCATTGTGATCAATTGCTTCATACAATTCATCTTTTTCTTCATCAATTAAGGATTTGCGCAAATCAATAACTTGCTTGCTGGGTAGCTCTGCCTTAGTTCCAACGCCCACTTCAAATGCTCTATGAAAATCTATTATTCTATTAAAATTTGTCATTCTTTATATCCAAACTGCCTTTCCCATCCTTCAGTACCAAAACGATCATCATAATCTTCGTTATCCAAAAATTCCTCGATGCAATCCAGAAACTCAATGACTAATTCTTCATCATCGTGCTTGGACGCAAATGTTAATACTTTCTCAACTAGCTCATTTATTCTGTCATGAGCTGATTCAAAATCAATAATCTTAGATTTCATCTTGCACTCCCTTGATCAAATCCTCGCATCAATGCATTAGCAAACCACGGCAATGCATCATCAACTGACACCATTGGGAATCTCTTATTAAATTCTTTTGCCCAGTCCATTGCATCAAAAGATGGATAGGGCCAATCGCTTCTTTCTTTTGGATCAACTCCCTGATGTTCAAGTTCATATTCCATATGATCTCCATTAAATATTTTCACTTTTTGTTCCTCTCTCTTTGTCTAAATCCTTGATCTCTGTGAAACTTGTTAGCCTTCTCATAGTATACAATCCCATTCAAGTGATCAATTTCATGTGATGCTATTCTAGCTGTTAGCATATGAAATTTTTGAGTTTGTATTTCTCCATTGTAATCCGCAAACCTAATCCTTATTTCATTAGGTCGTTTTAACTTAACGCCCAACCCCGGAAATGATAAGCATCCTTCGATGTCTAAATTTACCTCGTCACTTTGATGAACAATTTTTGGATTAAATATCGCAAAATCCGCAGGAGATCCTCGCATAACAAAAACGCTGTATGGAATACCACATTGATTAGCAGCTAGTCCTAATCCATTTTTACTATACATGGTTTCTATCAGATCCTTACTTAATTGATAAGGATCTAATGGTGGATTGCTAAAATCAAATTGTTGAGTTGGTTGTCTCAGGTATTTGTCGTCAATTGTTAATATCATTTGCTATCCTGCTAAAATTGTTTTTCTTTTCAACTTGTAAAATATTGTCGAATTTTTCCTGCACACTTTCACGATGGCTAATAATAATGATATTTTCGTTGTTAGTTAGGCTTTCAAGAATATGCATCAAATTTTCAATACCTTCCTGATCCATTGAACTGTCAAGCACCTCATCAAATATGATTAGATTAGTATCCAGTGAATTTTTTAACTTAGCAATACTTCTCCACGTAAACAAGACCGCCAAATCAATTCTGCTCTTTTCGCCTTGGGAAAATGACTCATAGGTAAAATCATCTCGATGTCTTGAACGGATTGTTTCATTAAATTCCTCGTCCAAATTAAAGTCTACAAAGAAATCTAGTGCTGCACAATATTTATTGAGAAGCTGATTAATTACCGGGACATAGGTTTGAATTATTTTTGATTTAATACCACCATCTTTAAGCATTGTAGCAGTATAACCCATAACGCTTCTGTCATCGTTTAAATTACTTAACAATGTATCGTTTTCAATATATTGTTGTTTGAGTGCTTCGAGTTGTTGCTCATCAAATGACAACTTCGTGTTATTAATTTCGTTATTAATATCATCAATCTGTTTGGTTTTGGTTTTAATGTAGGTATTGAACTTCGAGCAATCCTCGTAAACTGCATCAATTTCACCTTGCAATTCCAAGGCGGAAGTTATCTGCTGATTTACTGCTTGCATTTGTTCTTCAAGTTTAACTAGCCCATCTTTTAATTCATCTAGATGGGTATTTTTTTCTTCAATCGAACTTTGTTTAAATTGTTGATTAATGGCTTGTTTGCAAGTTGGGCAATTTTCATTGTTGTTTAGAAAACTAATTTCGTTCTCTAGTTGCTTGCTCTTTAGAGTAATTTGCCCTTGGTATTTTGTGTATTCATTAATCTTGTTTCTTAATGTTGTGGTATCTATTTTCTTGCTTTCCAGTTGTTCAATCTTTAATTGATGCTGTTCCAATTGAACCTGACATTGAACAATTTGTGCTTCTAGCTGCTGACACTGATCTTTTTTCTGCTTGATTAGATCATCATTGTTTTGCTGCAATTGTTTTTTGTGTTGGACTAATAAACGAATCTGTCCTTCTAATGATTGCAAAGTATTCTTGGTATCTTTTATTTTTTGTTCACACTCGGATATTTTGCTTTTTAATAGAGTATTCATTGAAGTGAATATTTTGAGATCAAGCAAGTCCTCTATTAATTCACGTCTAGCACCTTTTGTTAGAGCCATGAACGGCGTAAAGATAGCGCTGCCAAGCATAACTACCTGACAAAAACTCTTGTGATTAATTTTAAGGATGTAATGTTCAAGGTCTTCCTGATAATCACGGTTATCAGCAGTGATAGTTATTAATTCATTGTTCTTGTAAATCTCAAACACATTGGGCTTGGTTCCACGAACAATTTTATAACTGTCACTTCCAGTAACGAATTCACATTCAACGACGCATTGCTTGTTGGTAATTGAATTGACCAATTGTCCTTTGGTTATTTTTCTAAATGGCTTGTTAAACAGAACAAACGAAAGAGCCTCCAGCAGAGTGGAGTTATGACTAACAATTTCATTTGCAAAAAATTCGTGCACTTCTTCTATCTGGAGATCATATAAATCTTCTCTGTGATTTAATTTCGTAATACTTTTTACTTTAGAAACACCATTTTTATGAAAACAATCATCCCCAAGTTTTATATCCTTTAACATCATCCAATTATTATTAACCCAAACTTGATGTTCAGGAGAGCCACGCAAACAAAAATTATTTTCTAAAACCAATTCATAAATTTCACTATCGTAAGCAGTAATCCCCGCATATTCAATGGTTTTATAACCATACCTCGTTTGAGCCTCTAAATTACCAATTTCATTCGGACAATATTCATAAAAATCAACAATATCTTTAATATTAACGTACATCAATTTCCTCTAAAAATTTTTTCATTTCTGAAATATTTGTTAATATTATACAATCAAAAACTTTCTTTTTATAATTCATTTTTTCTTGATATTTTTTATTATTATGATACATTGGCGCTATTTCAATAAAATAATTATATTTTGGAAGATAAAAATCGCACCTAAAATTTGAATTCGGGTAACATTCATCAATTACATATTCAATTTTTTTATTATTCAGCATCTCAAAAAATTTTATTTCGGACGAACTTCTTAACAATCTAGTTCCTACCCATTTTCTATATGCATGATATTTTCCACTGGTTTGAAAAACCACATCTTTCAATTTACTAACAAAAGGTTCTAAAAAAACTTTAGGATTTTTAATTTTTAAAATATCAAATTGAATTCTAGCAAATTTTTTTACAAGTTGTTCGGCAGAACCATAATGCCAATCTGGATTATTATTTAAGGATTCGATAATAACTTGTTTAAACTCATCAACCGTTAATACTAGATTCATATTTCTTGTTTGTTTTAGATGTTCTTTGATTTCATTATCTGTTTTAAATTTTGTTTTTAATTTTTTGTAATTTAAACTTTTCTTTTTATTGTTAATAAAATTTATTTCTTTTTTTGGTTTGCTTTTTAAAGTATTTTGCCAATTTATTTGACGTTGCTTCCAGCGTTTAATTCCCTCTGTTTTCCCATATTTGTTTATGAAAAATTCTTTACCTCGTGCTTGTCGTTTACTAATTTCAATTCTGGCTTGATCCTCATCATATCCTCTCGTTGTCCAATATTCCAATGAATTTGGCCTATTTTGTGCTTTATTTTTGTGTTGTTTAGAAGCATTAGATTGATGTTCAGATTTTAATCTTTCTGCCTCCTTTAAACTAACACCAAATTTATGAACAAAATAATTTATTGATGTTGGTCGTCTAATACTGATTTGGTATTGAGCTTGTTCTTTATTATAACCTTTGTTTAACCAATATTCAATACAAAAAACACTGTTTCTTTTCATTTACCGTTACCTTTTATTTATATTTATAAACAATGGTAACGGTAAATTGCTTTATTTCTTTCTTTTCATAAATTTTTTAAACTTTTTTTCTGTTTGTTTATTTTTAAAACAAACTTCTACTCTAGTGTTTTTTTCCAGACATTTTCCATGCCCGTTTTTACCAATGATTAATTGAGTCTTGTATTTTTCAAAATCAATCTCTGTCCAATAGTTACCATAGGACAAGAAATTCTTCCAGCGTATCTTCTTAAAAAATATTTTCATTCTAGGCTAATTGCTTCATTATACAAATTAACAACAAAATTATCCAGCTTGTTAGCATCAACATCTTTAATATTACCAAAATACTCCCTGAATATTTCCAGAGTATCTTTTGTCTCTATAGGCGTAACATTTTCAGATATTAATTGCAAGTTTAAATAGTCATCAACGACTTGAATGTTTTCTGGATTGTATCCCTCAATCGTTCTAAGGAACTTATCAAACAGCTTTTGATTAGTTTTTGATTTAACAATTATTCGAGCAAAACAATTTGCTGCTGACTCCAACTTCAAATCAAATACTTGTTCTTCTGTCTTACCAAGATCATCGTAAATGAACTTTTGAAAAATAGGGAATGGATTTTTAATGAATTCTAATTTTTCCGTTTTCGTATCAAAGATATAAAACCCTCTATCAGTATCATAATCACCCCAATTAAACCAAGAAAAGCTACCAAGGTAGCGAATATTATGATAATTGCTGGGTATATGAAAATGACCGCTAAATACCGAAGAAAATCTATCAAAAAGTTTACTATCTTGTCCACCATGAAATATCTGCCCTTTGTTACATTCTGCTCCGTTAATCTCAAAATGCCCACAAACAATTTTAGCTTTAGTTGTGGACATTACTTTATTAACATGCTGTTCATTCTCTTTGCATATCCATGGGACCATCAGAAACTTTGTCTTGTCAAAAACAACTTCACTTATTTCCTCATGAATATGAATATTTTCATATCTATCTGTTAATAGGGTATTTAGTGCATTGACCTCATTTGATTCCTTCCAATAGGTATCATGGTTGCCAAGAATAATATGCAACTCATGTCCATCCATTGGCTTGACGAAATCATTCATCAAATGTGTTGCAGTTAAGAAGTTAATGTTCTTTCTGCTATCAACTAGGTCACCAAACTGAACAATTTTTTCTATCTTGTGTTTCTTAATACAAGGAAAGAAGCACTCCTGTAGAAATTTTTTGGTATGATTTAAGAAGTAGGGAGAATTCCCTTTCACTCCATAATGCATATCACCAAGGAAGGCTATCTTCATTGTTCAATTTTTTTCAAAACGTAATCAATATATGCTCTAATTACTTCTAGCCGTTGGATCATTACGTCCTTTTGATTAAACGTTAACTTACCACTAAGCACTTGATCACCAACGTCACGAATAACGACTGGTATTAAATATTCCTTGTCTCTAAAATTTGTCATTCCCTCAATCCATTTTTAAGATAATCCCATAACATTTACAAAATATAGTCAGTAATGTCAACTATTTCTTTTTTCTTTTGGCATTATAATTGCCGACAATTGTTTCTGTGACTTCATCGTATTGCTGTAGGTGTTCATCGTACAAATTTAATCTTCTTTTGTTTTCATGTTTAATAACAATCTGCTGCTTTTCGGCGCTAATTCTTTGCAAATATGAATTCCAAATTGCTCGACTAAAATAACCAAATGGATTATTAAATCTAGTTGGATCAAATTTATCCGCTGCTTTAACACCGCTCTCAATTCCATCAGCTATCATTTCATCTAGCCATGTGTACCCATTAAAATTTGGTCTCGTTGCCATTTTTTGAGCAATTAACATAATTGCCTTGCCAATGTAATCATTGAGCCTTGGATTTTCACCTCGTTGCTTTGCTTCATGGTATTTCAAAAGTTCATTGTAAAGATCCGCATTATTAATATAGTTTTTACTCTTTTTTCTCATTTACTTTAAATTTATACATCTGGAGTTCAAACTTTTCCTGATTATATAATTTTATCCTTTCATAGAAGTGTTGTAGGGTTGCATTTCTTTTGTTTTTAAATTTTAGGTCATCCCCCAAATCAAACAGCGTACAAATTTGTTTACCATCGAGCTTTCTAAGTCCTCGCCCAATTGATTGTAGCACTTTAATTCTTGATTTGTAAGGGCTAGCGAAAATAATATTCTCTATCGACTTAATATTTATCCCAGTAGAAAGACAGCCATAAGACCCTACTATTATCGCATTCTTGTCCTTTTCTACAATCTTTCTAATTTCTTCTCGTTCTTCCCCCTCTACCTTGCCATACACTAGATAAACTTTTCTGTCTGTCTTGTTTTTAATTAGATCGTACAATGCCTTGCCATGATCAATAAATCTAAATAGTACCAGTGTATTTCCTTCTAGTGAGAGGGATAGATTTCTAATAAACAGATTTCTTTTTTGGTTTGAGCATAGGTATGATAATTCATTTTGATAATCAAGTTTATCAATACCCAAATCATGTTTTAATAATATACACTTGACTAGAAATGGAGACAGAACATTTTGTTTAATTAGTTGTTCTGTTGTTGCTGTTTGATAAATTTTACCAAACAGTCCTTGCAAAGTTAAATGATTGACTTGGGAATCATCTAACGATCCAGTAAATCCATATCTCAAGATACAGCCAGGCATCTTTTCCAAAAGACCCTTTAACTGTTTAGCCTGAGCAAGATGACATTCATCAACGATTACCATGTCATAATCACTGAAGTGTTTCTTGCCTAGGTATTGTAGACTTTGCCATGTAGAAATATCTAATATCTTATTACTAGACTTGTCTTTTCCCGCAAAGATTGTATGGCAATTTTCATCAGTATCCCAACCATATTCTTTGAAGTCATTGAACATTTGAAAGACTAGATTGGTATTTGGGGTGATCAAAAGCGTCTTTACATTGAAGTATCTAATAAGCAAATAAATGATCAAAGACTTTCCAGACCCTGTTGGGCTGAGAATTGTTCTTCTCTTGCTTCTTACTGCTCGGATAAATGCATTGATCTGGAATTCATATGCGGAAGGAACAACATCTTTTGATATATTAAGTTTCTCAATGTATTCCTTAGCTTCAATCAAAGAGAACTCAATGTCTGCATTATCATTGTCTAGAATATCTAATTGATAATTTCTATCTAGACAGAATTTTTCTAGCTCAAACCGAAGTCCTTTGTACAGCGTTTTTGTTAATAAGCTATACAGATGTAATTTTCCATCCCAAACCTTGTCTTTAAATTTGGGATGATATTTATAGTCCTTTGCAAAGAATGTGAAATATTCGTATATCTCGTTAGCTATTCCAGGCTCACAAAATATTTTATCAAAGACTTCGTTGTGTTTCTTAATAGTTATTATGTCAGTCAAGAAAGAAAAAACCACTTTGATTTCTGATTAATAATTTATGTAATAACTCCACATCATGCAATTTAATATTAACAATATTACTCACGTTCGGAGAGCTTTTGTTTAAAAAACGTTCAATCCTATCAGCAACTCGTAATGTGTACCCTATTCTAACCAAAAGAGTGCTCCGTCCCCAACCCCAAATGAATCATTCAACGAACTGACACTAATCCAATCACCTATTTCAACATTTGCTTTTTTAAACAAATGATAATGAGCTAGCCATTCGATATCAGCTATAGCTTCTGTCACGATAGTATTATGAATATACATTAATTATCCACTGTTACAATTCTAAACCTGAAAGTGGCCTTGTATCTAAATTGTTCAGATACTTCTCGCCATTTTTCTTCGGCTTCTGTTCTAGTATTAAATGGACCAAAAATCTGTTTGGAATCTGGATCCAACGTATGAAAATTTAGTGAATTAAATTCACCACCAATTACCCAATATTCAGTCATTTAAACCTCTAATCAATGAAATCTTGTCTTCTTAATTAAAGTTGGTATAAGTAACCCCTTATGTTGTTCCTGCTCATAGGTTTTTAGAACAAAATCATATACAAAATTCACTACATAAGCATTAGTAACCCATAAATTTTGTGAATGTAAGTTTTGTGTCTGTAGTCTTTTATTGCTCATTCTATCATTTATTCCTCAAAAAGTCTGCATCTAGTAGCAGATGACACCACAATCTATCAAATACATACCTATTAAACCTAATGCGATTAAAAAGAGCTTGATCTATCTTCATCTCTACATGGAAATTTATGTTATAAGGAATCATCACTGTGCTCCTGACCATTGCAAATAATCAATCATATTCTTTATAGCATATCCTCTATTATTAATCATCTTAATGATGCTTTCCAGTGCATCAACTTTCTCTTTTTGATAATCAATTTTTAGTTGCAATGTATTTATATCATCATCTGCATCAATATACAACCCAGCATCACTCTTAATTACTGCACCTCTCGCTGGAATTTTCCAGCCTTTTTCTTTGGTTTCTTTGCTGGGACCCTGGATATAATGTTCCCATTTTTCCAATTTTAATTTCTTCATGTCCGACTCTAGTTTACGTAATGTTAGTCGTTCTTTTGTGAACCATTCCAGATACCGTTGATGAAGAATAGCAACATTACCCGCTTCTTCTCCCAATTCATCCCCGCGAATTGGTGAATCTTTTTTCCAGTTGTCAATTATTTGTTCAAGCGTCATCTTAAAAAATCCATAAATGTTGCATATTTAATTAATTCATTACTTAAATGCTTACCAGCTAATGAATTATAAATGTTTGCAATAAAAGGGTGGTAAAAACACATCACTGTTTTACCATCTATTTTTAATGCCGGTGACGTATAAATTAACTCATAGCCCATCATATGAAACCTTCCCATAATGTTTCTTCAAATCGATGTGTTTCATAGAATAATGATAAAATTTTAATATGTGGATCAAATTGATTTCCATAAATGTGTTTATAGCACATATTACGAGTTGTGTTTTCAACCACTGCTAATTCTTTTATATCAAGCATTTGAAATCCTATTCTAAAAAACCAAATCTTTGAGTCAATGCTCGTTCCTCATGAACCGAGTGGTGCAAGTACACAATGCTATGTCTATGGTAATTAATTTGCCTAACTATATTAAACCTTACCCTGTCACATTTAGACATAGCTCGTTCCAGATAAGCAATCATTGCATAATCATCTAATTCATATGGATGAATATTCATATGAAAGAAAACCTAAAGTCATTAAGGAAATTAGGAATTTCTCCACCATAAAAAACTTGATAGTCAATTTGATCTATAAGCATGTTTTTTGCTTTCAATACTGTCATTATTTTAAGACCTATATAATGAAATTTTATCATCATTCACCTACAAAAATTTGCTCCTCTAAATCATAATCAACATCTCTCAACATTTCATAAACCCATGTCATACAAATCTCATGTCATTTAAAATACTTGTAATCTCGCTGTTTATTGGATGTAAGTCTAAAGCAGATAATGCTCGATAGCTGGAATATGACAACGTTGTCATGCTCTGATGACCTGCTTTTTGTCTAATCGACGACATACACGAAAAATGTCGATTTAACCTTGCATAAACGTTACGATATTCAGTCTTCGATAAATCCATCTGTAAATACCTTTAAGAAAAGAGGATCACTAGTGTTAAGTGACCATCCTATTCTATTACTTTGTATTAATAACAACACCATTTCAAACTGACGATGAGAATTAAAAATTTGTTTCTGCCGCCTAGCAATTGATACACAACTATTTTCATCAATCCTATAATTTGTGTTTCCCAAGAACAGAACATTATTCATACAAAACTCATATGGAGGTTGTCCGGATTCAACTTCCAAAACAAAATCATCTGAGATGGGTCATAATATCCCATTTTAGCAATTATAAGATGCGTAGTAGGTTTAATTGCAACAAGTGTGTTCATATAAATCCTTTAACACCATTTAATTGGACCCGAAGCAATGCGTTGGATATCTTGCCTGCTATAAAATATGAGTAATCTGCGTAGTCATACTTTCCTCGTGGGTTAGACACTTGCACCACTCGGTCGTTAATTTTAGTATTAACTATATGAAACTTTCGAAACATCAGAGAAAATCACCCTCTAATAATCTAAAATCAGGTGGTGGCATCAATTGCATAAAATGCGGCCACTCAGTTCGCATTTTATAATAAAGTTCAATTGATATGGCTTCTGTCCTTAGCGCTAAAGTAATATTCTTATATGATAGTGTTCTCAAACCCAACAAATCCCCTCAAATGATAATTCAATAGCTTCTATAGATATGTTATATCTAACACTCCCAAAGACGTCCACTCCTGCGTAATCATATAAGTTATTAACACAATGTAACACATTGAATAAGTTTATTTTGTATTCCGTGTCTCCTAGTTGATATCGAATACTATACAAAGCTGGCATCAAACATTTCCAAACTATTAAATTTATACCTCAGAATATCTAACTTAGACAAATACGGAACGGCATTAGCAAATTGACTATTCCATGTTTTACTTTTTATGGCTTCTGTTTTGTTAAAAACTTTTTCCATTATACAATCTTATTTTGAAGTTGTCAAAATCTGGAAATCAAATGAACGGTACATGAATGCTGCACCAACCTGCGCATAATTTGCTGTATCCAGTGTACTATCAAAATTAACCTCTGTCATTCCCGCTGGCCATGCATCATGAAAAGTAACTTCAACCTGAGGAACATTGCTGCTATTAAGAATATGAACTACAACTTCACTTGCTAGCCCATATGGTGACCATCCTGGTTGATTTTTTAAAGGTGCGTAATCTTCAAGATTGTCACTTCCCGCTATTGCTCTCATCCAGTTAAAAATTTCCAAGTAGTTGTCCATTCCTTCATTAACAAAAAATGTTATTTCAAGTGGTGAATATTTAAATTCTTGACCGGGCAATGGAATATCAACAAATGGAGTCAATTGCATTGCTGTCCCTGCTGAAACCGCAGGCAGGTTGCATTTTGTTAAAAAGAAGTTGATGTTAGGCGCTCTTTTTAGAGTAAACCTAAACTTATTAGAAGTCAAATAATTACTTGAACTTGGATTGTTTTCTGTTGCTGACATTTTTTCCCTTTTAATAGTATTTATTGTCGTTCAAAATCATGAATTAAGTAAAATCTATTTAATGTACCCAACTCATTTCGAACAAATAAAGAATACTTCTCTGAAATCTTTGAAAATGTTTGATATTCAGTTTCGTATGCAAGATATCTAATTCCTGCATCAGTACATAAACCCCGAATTGAACAGACGGTCACTATTTAATACTCCTAATTCAGCATGAACAAAACTTGCATTTCTTATTGCATGTCCGGTTATCATGCGACTTACAACTAGAATGTTAAAATTAATTTTTTTGCTTACTTCACCAATAATCTTGCCAGACAAATACATGAATAAATAATCGCTCACTTTAATTTACTCCCATTTTTACACAAATAGAAAGTTCATGTAAGAAAATCATCGAAATTTTCAAACCTTAAAGGTGTCCTGTTAACTATATATGAACGATCACTATGACTTAAAATACGCCGTATTGTTTCATAAAATAAAGCTCATGTTTATGTCTATAGTGTTGCAGTGTCTACCTTCAAGACGAACACGGTCTTGGTCAGGTTTGACTATTTTATCCCAGAGGACAAAGGTATATACAGGGAGAGTTGTTATAGTAGAAATTAAATTTCGAACTTTTTCAAGAGACATTAAACAAACTCCTATAAGGTCATGATGATGAGTATCAGCATAATGAATATCAGCCAAGAAGTCAATAAATACTTTGAAATTAATAAAAATTGTGTTAAAGTGACCAGATGAATTTAGAAGAAGTATTTCAGAAAATCAATGATAAAAACTTCGTCATTTCTTTTGCTAAAAACAAAAGCAATCGATCCTTTGTTATTGAAAAAACTTCTTGGTTGCCTGCTGACACACCAATTAAAATACGGTTAATAGCACTCAAAGAGAACTATACTTCTAAAACCTTTCCCAAATGTCATTGTGGTAATTATGTTACTTGGAATAAGACCAAAAGGAAAAATGATCCCAATTTCTTTCGAAATCATTGTTCCTCAAAATGCGCTAGAAAATCAAAAATTATACCAATTGATAAAGATTGGCTGTATCAAAAGAGAATTGTTGAAATGCTTGCTTATGAAGATATAGGCAAGCTGATTGGAACATCAGAAATCCCAATCAAAAGAGCCTGCAAACAATTTAATATTCCAATGGTTAAATACAACGAATCTAATGCCTTGACTACCTCATTTCTTAGAAACAAACAATGGCTAACAGAACAACACATTAATAACAAAAGAACGTTGGATGACATTAGTGCTGAAATTAAATCAAACAAAGCTACACTAAGCAGATGGTTACAATATCATCAGATCATTGCTAATAATCCAAACATCTATCCTAGACAAAAAATTATTGTTTCAAAGGAATGTCAGGAAGTAATAGATTTTCTTCAACAGTATGTAGAAGTAAAGATTAATGATAGAACAATCCTAAATGGAAAAGAATTGGATATCGTTATCCCTCAGTTTAATTTAGCAATTGAATACAACGGCGTATATAGCCATATTTTTCGTGAAGAACATCAAAATGAAAGTCTTCGTAAAGATCGCAATTATCACCTAAACAAAACACTAGAATGTCAAAACCAAGGTTATCAACTGTTGCATATTTTTAGTGATGACTGGATACATAAAAAAGACATTTGGAAATCGATGTTGCTGTACAAGATAAACAAAATACCCCAGCACTATAACGCCAGAGACTGTAGAATTGTTACACTAGACAAGAATACCAAAAATAACTTCCTGAACAATAATCACATTCAGGGCAAAGATATGAGTCAAATTAATTACGGACTATTGTTAGATCAACAAGTGGTGGCAGTCATGACCTTTGCTAAATCCAGGTATAATAAAAACTATGATTGGGAATTAGTTAGATTTTGTTCTAGGATTAACACCAATATTCGTGGTGGATTTAGTAGACTACTAAGTGCATTTGAAAAAGAACATACCGGTAGTATTATTTCTTATGCGGATAGAACTAGGTCTGATGGTAATGTTTATAATCATAATGGGTTTGAGATATTAAAATATAATCCACCTTCATACTCGTATGTTAATTTAAACAAAAGCGTTCAAAGATTACATCGCCAAGGATTTGTTAAAAAGAGAATTGCCCCTGGTGATCCTCGTCCTGAATGGGAAATTATGAAGGAACGAGGCTATGAAAGAATATGGGATTGTGGTACTATTGCAATGATAAAAAATAGGGCACCGAAGTGCCCTATTAATTCTTAATTTGGATAGTTTGTTTATTAGCCCAAATGGCTAACAATTGAACGTTTACTTTTAATACAAACTGCTCTCCAACCAAGTTTATTTCCTATATATCCATTCCTACGATTGAGAGAAATTTCATTCTGCTGACAAAATTTTCTAATTCCTTTTACAATAATTTTTTCACCATTTGGTTTTGTTACTTCCCATGTTCCAGCTAATGCTTCACTCTTTTTTCTCTTCTCTTCATCTGTTTGTTTTCTTCCTAAAGATTTAATACGTCTTTTTTCGATAGATTCTTGTGTTGGTAATGGTCTATTATCAAAAGCGCCATCTTTCCACATTTGTTTCATTCTTTCTTTTGCATCGTTTCTTAGTTGTTCATTACTCCATGTTTTCTTAGATGATGCACTAATTTTTTGTAAATGTTCCTCGGTGTACAAACCTTTTTTGTTTTTATTCCACGGAATATTTCCTTTTTTGCATGGATTATCTTTTTGAAATTTTTTACTAAGTTGTTTTTTCCATTCAATACCCTCTGGTGTTTGAAAATATGCTTTTCTTGCTTCGGACATTTTCTTTTTGTGTTCCGATTGAAGTGTTGAGTTTTTCCAGCCCTGACCACCTTTTTGAAGATTATAATATCCAAGCTGTTCTATATATTTTATTTCAAGTTCATTAATTTCATTTTGTGTATCTGATTGATCGATTTGTTCACAAGTCCATTGTTCAGGCAAGTAAGTATCGAAAGCATAAAATAATTTTGTGTCATATGCTTTTCTGGGTCGGTTATTTTTAATCCATTTTCGCCAACAACCAATATGCTGTTTAAATCTAATATGAATAGATTTTTGTTTTGTTTGTCCTATGTACGAATTTCCTGAGGGCGATGTTAGTTTGTAAATTTTATACATTAAATTGTTACTGTTGAATAATTGTTATACACTTTGCTTAATTTAGATTAAAAATAAACGGGAGACAGTCTCCCGTTTATTCGTTATTGTTTATTTATCAGCCGAGATGTGCTACCACGCTTCTGCGATAGTAGAGATTCGCGTCTTGCTTCAGTGCGCCATATCCAGCGCCTGTTGTTCCAGTGCTGACACCACCATCAGCATACGGATTAGCAACAATGCCATATCTGGTCTTGAAGCCAATCTTTGGGTTAAAGGTGTTAGGATCAACTGCACGAACCATCTGTAGCGGTACGTATGGGCAGTAGATAATACCCGCGTCATAAGCATTTGCACCCTTATAACCAACTGTCCAATAGTTACCACCAATAGCGTATGGGTCGATATAGACCTTAATGCCATTGCTTAGAACACCAGCAAAAGTATTACCTGTGTCATCTACCTGGAGACTGTTGTTAAGTCTTGGAGCATAGCTTAGAACACCTGCCATTGACAATGCACTTGCAACGTCTGCGGAGCAGATCATTACGTTACCAAGTCCACGACGTGTATCCTTAGCAATCTGGTTAGCTTCTCTTGAAAGCTGGAAGTACATGCCCTTGAACTTTTCTTCTAACCAACGTCCGTTAGCATCAACGTCAAGGTCGAATGTTCCTGCTGCTGTTACGTCAGTCTGTGAACCACTCTTAGCAGTTACGTTAATAGCATGAACAATTTCGCGATTGATTTCTGCAAGAATTTCCGTAGAAAGAATGTTTGAAAGTTCCTGCTCAATTTCAAGTCCATGAATCGCCTTCATGTCCTGCGCGATTTCCATGCTGTATTCTGCCTTTAGGCCACGTGATCTAGCAGCAACTTCAATCTTTTCGATTGACATTGCCATTTCTGGGAAGATCGCTGTAGTGTTACCACCAAGACCTTCTGCTGTTGCACGGTTGAAACCACCAGCATAGTTGTAAGTTGAGTTACCAGCGTTGTTAGAAGATCCGGGAACACCATAGGTTGTGTTAGAACCAACGTTGTTAGCACCACCACCAACTTGAGTGTTACCACTTGAGTATCCAGCATTTTCTGCTGTGGTATTTGAACCACCACGTGCTGAATGACCAGTATTTGCTTCCCAATAGAACGCTTCACGTCCTGTCTGTGAATCATAACGGGCGCGCATTGCAAAGATAAGTCCGGTCGGACCAGTCATTGCCTGAACACCGCAAAGATCGTATGCAACCAAGTTTGGCATTGCACGACGAACTAAGCTAACTAATACTGGGTCGAATGTATCGATTGGACCAGCACCTGCCGTTGAACTTGATGCGCCCATACTGTTGGTAGGAGCAGCTTCAAACAACTGCTGTGATCCATCCTTGTACTGACCTAGTTCACGGACAGTATTTTCAAGAACCTGAGCAGTTACCTTACGGCGCTGATTTTCTGTAATCTGAGGAAGTGCTTCGTGATCAAGAACTTCCTTCCATCTATTTTGCAATTCCCCATTAAACATTTATTTTTTTCTCCTTACTTATTTTCTAAGTTATTATTATTTATAATTTACTGTACTTTAACTCGTCTTTACAGAACGAGCGATAGCATCAACGTAGTTCTTCATTTCAGGCGAAGTAACAATCTTCTTTTCTTCTTTGTTATCTTCGTTGACTTCCTCAAGCTGCTCATTAAGTGCTGAGGTCTTGCCCTTAATTACCTGAGATTCTTTGATTGTCTGAAGCTTGCTAGCAAAATCTTCTCTGCTTTCGTATGAGATCGTTTCTGCTAATGAGCGAAGCTTGTCCTGCTCTACAAGAGTTAATCCCTTGCAAGTATCTTCGACAATGTTATTAAGTGTTTCCTGTTCGATAATGTCTGTTAATTCAGCATTTTCGCTGATAAGCTCATTTAGTCTTGCTTCAAGCAATTCAACTTTCTCCGAAAGGCTTTCGACAATGTCTACTGACTCGTCTGGAATATCGATGTAATGCTGTTCAAATAGATCCTTTAGACCCTTAATAAAGTCTTCGGTGATTTCTGAGCGCAATGAATTTTCAACAACTAACTTGTTATCTTCCATCCAGGTGTCTGCAGCATAATCAAGATACTCGCTAACGCCTTCCTCAATTGCTTCAATTTCTTGGCTAAGCAATTCAGTGTATTCTTCTGCTAGCTGATCTTCGATTTCAGCAGTATTAAGAGCTACGCGAGTCTCAACTGCTGCTTCAAACAGGGTAAATGCCTTCTTCTTGAAGTCTTCGGTGAATGTTTCGTCGCCTTCAAACAACTTATTAAATTCTTCCTTCATTGCAATAGTTGCTGCATTCTTTGCAGATGTACCGCTTGCAATAGGATCAGCTTCATGACCGATAAGAGCCATCATCTCGTCATAAAACTTTGTTAATGAAGTTGTATCGACCTGAGCTAATGCTCCAATCGCTGATGCAATTACCTGAAACTTTGACTTGGGGTCGTCAACTGCTCTGGAACCTGGTCTAAGCGAGTCTGAACCAACTGATTCATCAACAGTTTCATCATCCTGATCAATTTCCGTAACATCAGGAGAGGTATCTTCTACCTGAGCGTTTTCTTCCATAAGTTTCTTAATTCTTTTTGTCATTAAGTGATATCCTCTTATTAAAATTCTTCTATATATTTATAAATTAACGTACTTTAACGATTGAGTTAATAAAGTTCTCAAACAACTTTAGTTTGCTTGCTTCAATCTGTTCAACTGACATTGTTTTAACCGCTGTTAATTGCTGCTCAACAAAACGATCATTGGCATTATCCCAGATGTATTCTTTGCCTTCAAAAATGCCATTAACATATGCATCTGGCGCTGATGGATCGCTAACTACGTCGATAGCTAATAAACGCAGATCCTCCTGAACCTGATTGATTCCTTCTTGGATGGGCTTTAGTGATCCAAGTGCTCTTGAAGAAACGCCAAGCGTAGCACCATCTTTTAATAATCCACGAACAATATCGCCCATTGGAGTACTTGCAATTAGTGCCTTACCGGTAAAAGTGTTTCCTTCCTTGACTAATTCTTTAATATGAATAGCTAGACGGTCTAGATTAACATTTGGCGTTGGCGGATGACCAAGTTCACCATATGCACAATTGCGTTTAATATGGCTTTCGGTGAAGCGTTTAACTTCGTTTTCCAAAATATTAACTGGATAGATGCGCTTGTTTCTATTAACAACTTCTGCCTGAAGAAATGGACCCGTAATGTATTGCTTCTTGCCTTCCTCAGTGGTTTCAGTTATTAATTTAACTGGATTTTCAATGTATTCTGATATTAGACGCATTTAATATTCCTTAATGTGTGAACGCGACGGATACCGCAAGCAGGTCAGATCCTGCCACTGTATCCGTTGGTTCTTTATTAACAAATACTGCTGTTAGTGGCGCAATTGTTACGTTTGCAATTGTTGAGCCACTACCATTCTTTATAGTAATAACTTGAGGAGCGGTTGTGTTAGAATTGAACACTCTAACTAACTTTGCAGTAGAAACCGTATTAGCAGACGAGATTGAAATTTCTGTTCCAAGAAGTTTTAGATTAAGACTCATTGGTTTCCTCGCTAGCCATTACTTTTGCATTATATCTATTTAAATGCTTATCAAGCATATATGATCCATAAACTTTAGCATGAGCTAATCTTCGACCATCTCCTCTTTTATTTGATAATTTATCATTAGCATCGATCTTTTTATCAATAGATTCACGCTTCTTAGAATCCTGTGGTGCTGCCCAATATCGATCGTTTAGATCATCATATCTTTTATCTAGGCGCTCGATATGTTTTCCTGCTTTTTTCATGTATCTACCAAGTAAACCTTTAGAAACTTCATCAAGTTGTTCTTCTTCTCTAATACGCTTAAGGTAAGAAGAATCCCAAAGATCATCCTCTACTTTTCCAACGTCATCGAAGTGTACTGGTTCATCTAATACCACTCGATACTGTTTGCCTTCTTTACCTACGATTGTTCCACGTTTACCGTGAAATGCTTTTCCAAAACTATTATTGCGTTGATGTTCGGGGTAATGAAGTTTTACTCTGCCATTTCGTTCTTCGTTTACTTCTTCTGGATCACCGAACATATTAATAGCAGTCTCAAACTTAGCGTTTTCGATTCTGTCAAGAATGCGTTCACGCATTGCTTGATCAAAGGTTTCGATAAAATCACTTGGAGTTTCTTCAAGTGCTGTTACAATTAATTCTTTAATTGGCATATCCTGCGTTTCCTCGTTTACAGATTTTATTTTTTTAAGCTGTTCTTTTTTGTGTTCGGAAGATGTTCCATCTTCCCATTTAACACCAAACATCGTTCTATAAGGAACCATTTGTGAAAATGTGGGTTCCTTAGTTACATAAGAAACCTTACCTTTCTTCCCCGAAGAACGATGAGTAACATCACCACCATTCCACGGGTGTTTATCTAGATAAACACCTTCATCTAGCTGTTCTTCATTCATTCCAGGCTTTTGAGACGCCCAATATCTTTTTTCTGCCTTAGACATTGGTCTTGTTGCTGATGCCATCCCGCGTGGATATTTAAAATTTTTCTCTACCTGATGTTCAAACTTATCTCCATCAATATGATGTGTCTTGTTTGAACCTTTTCGTGTATACGAATGAAGTGGTGGGACATAAGAAATCATTGGTCCCGTTTCACTGTCACCGTAGTCTTCTACGTGTCTCGGAGTATAGTTATGCTTCCAACCCTGCTTGATTAGCTTTTTGTGCATGGGGTTTTTAATTTTACCTTCATCAAGCTGTTCTTGCTCTTTAGCTAATATCTTTTCTGCTCTAATTCTTCCAAGCGCTCTATTATACTTTTTATCAAATGATCGTCGATCTTTAGGATTTGTTTCATTGGATGCTGCACGGTTTGGATCTTCACCGGCATTTTTAATAAGATACTTCATTGCTTTTAATTTAGAAATTTCATTTAATTGATCTTTGTCTGCCATAACCGGTTCCTTGTTAATTCTTTATTATATTTATAATTTATCAACGTTTAGCTAGTTTTTGACTAACACTTCTCAGCTTTTCAGTATCACTAGGTCCTCGCTTATTTAATTTTTCCAGGCGTCCTTTTTCATGTTGTAGCTGCGTCTTACTCTGACCTTTATCTTCTTCTGGTGCTTCTTCTTGAGGCGGCGGTGGATTTTGTTGCATTTCAAACTCCTGCGCCATTAACATCTGAGTTCCCTGAGTCAAAATTGGATCGTCCATTTCCTCACGAATTTCCATATCATTTTCTTCAATTTCATCATCACTCTGCTTAAGAATGTTTTTACGCACCCAAGTATTGCTGTAATAGCGCCCAACTAAAGGCATTATTAATTGTGCAGTTTGCATTCTTCCTTGAATTACCTGGGAGTTCTTTGCTTCAACAAAGAAGTTATCCTTAGCAAAACGATATCTGATTTTTTTAGAAATTTGTTCCCATTCTTCTAGAGTAATCAAACCTTTGAGAACTAGGTGTTTGCCTAATGCCTTGGTAAATACCTGAGAGAATCTATTTCTCAGACGTTGAATGAACTTGCCAAATCTAACTTCATCACGAGAAATTTCAGTAGCAGTTCCCGACCCCATAAATGGCATATCCGGATTTAATCTATTGAAAGGAACATGCAACGAATTTAATAACTTCTTTTGGAACAACTCAATGTCATCGATCTGAAATGCTTGACCGGCTGGCAATGTATCAACTTCAGTACCACGACCATCACGTCGTGGTAGCCAGTAATCTTCCATAATTGTCATGAATTTTCTGGAGTCGGTAATTTCTCCTGATGTAGCATCATAAACCAGCTTGTTCTTATGCTTGGTCATCATTTCACGAAGGTATTGCTCAGCTTTAAGTTTAGGCAGGTTACCCACGTCAATGTACCAAATTCGACGTTCTGGCGCTCTAGAAAGACGATAAATTAATGACGCGTCTTCTAATATTCTTAACTGATTGAGAGGCTTAATTGCCTTATGCAAGTAAGATAATACTGTTGTACCCGCTGCATTAGTTAACCCACTAGTTGTATAGAGGATTGCATCTTTGCTAATTTTGAGACCTGTTGTAACTGTAGAAGCAGGATTGTTCTGGTTGCCCATATAAAATCCCTTATCGGAAAACACAAAATATTCCTGTGTTGTTTGTGTTAGAGCACCATCAGTTGATAATCCAGCTAATCCCTTGAGAGGAATCTTTTTCTTTACTTCACGAATTTTCTTGATTTTACGTGGATCAATTAGGCGTAATTCTTGTATTCCCTCGGCAGGATTCTTATCATTAATAATTACATGGAAATACAAACGACCATCTATATACCATCGTCTAAACAGATCATAACCATTCTGCTTGAAGTTTAAAAGTTCTAATATTTCCTTGAATGACTCTGTAATTACTTTCTTAGACCCACCTTGTAGATTTTCAATGTCATCTAGGATGATATCAATTGGGTCATCTTCTTCTACTTCGATTGATTCATTGGTAATTTCGTCAATTGCCATGTCACACTCAGGAGTCAATGACATTTCACGATAACGAGTGATTAGTTCATTATCAGTTCGTACCGTGCCGTCAAGATCAATAGCTACGCCATAAGATCCACCAGCAGCAATAGTTTGAATTGAACCGTCATCGGTTTCTTTAGGGGCAAATGAGGGTGGTTCTATGTCCTTATTCGGTTCCTTCTTAAAGAACCACCCAAACATATTATTCATTAAGTCAAATTCAGCCATTATAACTACTCTTTTTTAGAAAGAAGCAGGTACTTGGTAATCAATATCCGCTTGATATCCGTCCTTAACGATTCCAGGAATCCAATAATCTGCAGAAAACACCACGTCAAACATTTCAAGCTGATTAGTCTGACCCCAATTAAGGTCAATGCTGCTAATCTGAGTTGGCCACAGACCATAAAAAATGTATGATCTAATAACACCACTATCATCACCAGGACCAGCTTTACCGTATTGTAGAACCTCTACGTTATCGACCTTAAAATCTCCAAGGTTACCCTGGTTTGAACTTGAGTCATAACGATTAGAAACATGCATATTAATCTTGTTTGACCATGACTCAAACATATTTCTAACTTCGAAGCTTTCGTCGTTGTATACTGTTACTCTCCAATTTTCGAACACTCTTTCGCCAAATGTTTTAATACGGCGACCCATGTATGGAATTTCAATTTGTTCTACAATTGAGGATGGCAGGGAACTTGCTAATACTGAAAGTTCAACTTGTTCCTTGGCATCAAAAACACCTGGGGGCAATGAAGGAATTCTAACAGAAAATAGCGAAGGTCTTGCGCCTTGCTCTAAAAGCGCATTTGCCTTAAATGTCGCTATATTAAATGCCATATGTTTTTTCTCCTTTAAACGTTTTCAATATTATTTATAGTATTTATTTTTTTAATCTTCCTAAAACCCACTCACTACCTAAAGGTTCTGATGAATATTTATTTTTAATACCATTATTCCAAATTTTTTTATTTCTTTTTGCTAAACTTAATTTTTCTTTATATTCATCTGAAAAAGATAGTCTTCCTAATACCCAGTTTGCTCCTGGTTTATCATTTGAATATTTGTTTTTAACGCCGTTATTCCAAACCTTCTTGCCCTTCATAGTTTGGCTATGATTTTTTCTCCATTCCGGAGAATGATTTTTTAATCTTCCTAATACTCAATTTGCTCCTGGCGATTCAATGCAAAATTTTGCTATGCTTCCATTATTCCAAAGTTTTGTTGATTTTCTTCTACAGCTAATTTCATTTTTAAATTTATTAGAGCGTCTTTTTCCTTTATTAGCAATTCCGATTTTATTTCGCCACTCTTCAGATTTATCTCTTTTTGCATAATTTAATAAGTTTTGTTTTACTTGCGTAGAAACACTTCTGCCCGTTAGTGTATTGGAAATTTTTTGAGCAGTAGTTTGAGCTTTATTTTTATTTAATAACCATCTTGGAGCAGATCCAAAAATATTTAAATTATAATATCTTTTTCTTATTTCTTCTTTTTTAATAAAACTTAACCATCTTTTTTCTGCATCAAATAAATCTGTTCTGTTTGTATAAACTAAAGTCAATACTCTGCGCTTAAATGTTTCAGGATGTTTTCTATATGCATCTTTCATCCAATTTGAACTACAAATATAACCATCATCTATGTCACCCCAATGTGATCCTATATAATAACGTTTGTGTTTCTTATCGAACCAAATATAAACAAAACCATATTCCATAAAATACTCCTAGTTTTTGACTTACTAGGAGTATTTATAAGTTAATATAACATTTTAACCATATTTTTTGATAATTTCATTGAAGGAAACATCCGTTCCAACTGCAACGAAATCCAGAACAATTGTGTTAATTGAACGAGCAGGCTTAATAAAGATCGCTGCTTTGAACTGATTAGCATCAATAACTGAACCTGGGTTATTATCGCCGTCGCATTGTACATAGAAACTTGTGATACCACGGCGTCCCTGAACGTCCTTCAAGAATGGATTTACCATTGCTCTAAATTGAGCTCTAGTGAAATCATCATTGAATTCAAACATTGAATACTTAGCGGCAGTAGCAATAGCCTTTTCAAGGACAATAAACAGTCTGCGAACATTGATATGATCGAACGGATCAGTCTTTGTTAACATTGTCTTGTCACCCCACAAGTAGAATCCCTGTCCTCTCGTGGTAATAACGCTGTTGATACCCGCCTTATAAAGTTCATCACGGTCAGCTTGTCTTGGATTCCATGCTAGCTTTACGCAATTCTTAATAAATCCGCGAGTTAGACCAGCAAATGACCACCATGGATCATTAGTCATGTCTGTTCTAGCAGCAAGACCAGCCATATCACCATTTAGTGGAATCCAGCGATAAACGTCATTGTATCTATCGTATTGATACTTGTAACCACTGTCATGGAATGCATAGCTTGTTGATGGCATACTATTTCTAGCAGCAACTAGATCATTTCTTTCTTCACCAACATTATTAACAACGAAGCTTCTGTCTGGTGAGCAAAATACAACACAATCCTTGCGAATTTCTGCTAGGTTATTAATTAGATAACTTGCTAGCTGCGTATTTGCATTAGCCGGAATACCACGCGCCTTGCCAGTAATAACAAGTCCAATGTCTACATCATCGGGTGATAGGTATAGATCATATGCAGATGACAATTCGGAAATTGCAATACTGCTTTCATCAACACCGTCTGCACCACCAACAAATGTAACATTGTATGGCTCAGTTTGCGTTGAGCTAGCTACTAAAGCTGCGGTTGCAGATGCTGCACCACTTCTGTCATTAGCCCAGCGAACATATCTTGACTGTTTATTAATAACATCTTTGTAATACAACGTCTGCCCGGTAGGATCCTTAGCATCAGTTGCACGGGAAACGTTCTTATAAACTTCCAGAACTGTATTGCATACACCGGTAAACTTACCACCAGCATCTACTACAACAACGTGCAATTCATCATTAGCTGAGGTATTGCCTGTTGTTCTAACAGTAGTTGATTGGCCAGGAGTACTGTCGACAACGTTATAAAATTCCCAATAACGCTGAAGGTTAGTATTGGTAACATTAGCAGACAGCTTAAAGTTATCTGTTGTTGTAATAGTGAACGTAGTTGTATTAGTACCACCAGTTACTGGATCTTCAACGGATGCTACAGTTAACATCTGATAATTAATTTTTGAATTACCAACCTGAATTAAATCGCCTACATTTAAGCTCGCCTTAACGTCAGAAGCTAAATTAGCTGCTGCCTGCACTGAATTGGTTGCACTAGGAGTTGTTGGAACGAATGTAAATGTGATTGTGTTGGAACCAACCTCTGCTGATAATCCTGATGATGTAGCATTAACACCATCTGTTAAATCAGTATTTGATGAGAACTGATCCGCTGAGTCACATTGTGCAATTCTAAGTGAATTGCCAACATTTCCAGGGAATCTAGCTAGCCATTCATTGGCTGCATTGAATGTTCCATCCTTATCTTCATAGTCACTGTCATTCTTAACAATCTGACCAGCCCAATTAATATTTGGGGTAGCTGTTTCCTGCGCTGCCGCAGTATATGTGATGTTATCACGGAATATTAATGTCACTGTCGCATTAGCAGCAGGTGCGCTTGAAAGCACAAATGCAGTAGCATTGGTAATGGAAGCAATAGTAACCGCACCATTTGATGATGGGTTTACAGAACTTTCGTTGTTTGAGTAGTACAGAACCTGACCAGCAGTTATTCCAGTTGTTGATGCTACTGTAACCGTTGTGTTACCAACTACTGCGGTAACAGAACTGAGCACAACGTTGCCTGATCCAGTTGTATCTGCTGCACGACTAACCCACAAATTACCACCATAAGATAGATAATTTGCTGCTGAAAACCATGTCTCAGCATTAAGATTGGACGGCTTGAAAAAATTATTAACCAACGCTGATTCTGAATCAACTAAAACTCGTTCTTCCAAAGGTCCCCAATGAAACACGCCAGCAATAACTGCCGGGGTTAAGGCTACCTGCGGAACGATGGTGTCTACACTAAATTCTCTTACGATAACGGCTGGGCTTACCGGGAACATACTCTCCTCCTTGGACTTAATTAAATTTTTTCAACTCTATAATATTTATATTTTTTGTATTTTTAACTGTTTTCTTCTTCTAGCTTCAACTGCCATAGCTGCCCAAATTTTTCGTTGTTCTTTTGAGGCTCCATGAATACCCGTTTTATTTTCAAAAGTTAATTTTCCTGAACGTTTTCCTAATTCTGATTTTTGTTCTTTAGACAATGCATGAATCCCAACTTTTCTTAAATAAGCAGTTTTTCCCCCACCGCCTTTTTTAGCAACTTCAGATCTTCTAGCATGATCATAATTTTTCTTAGGCTTTATTGCTATTAAATGTCTTTCTTCTTTTGTTAACTTAAATATCCCTGTTTTATTTTTATATGCATTAAGCCCGCTTAGTCTCTTTCCTTCTTTACTACCATTTTGCCCTCCAATCTTTCCGCCACGAGAAGCAGACGCAAAATCTATAGCTTTATTATTTGATTTATTTAACCACTTATCTTGATTAATAACATTTAATTTTTTAAGCACTTTACTTTCCCAAAGTAAAGTTTCTTCAGAAGTTTTAAATGTTTTTCTAATTTGTATGATATCCGGCTCACCATAATGTTTACGAAACTGCTTAACCGTTTTAGATGATGTAAAATAAGTTACCCATAAGTCAGCTGGATTAGCGATTTTACGTTTGGAGTTAACATGCCTGCAACCGTAGTACCATTTATCTAACCAAGACCATCCAATTAAATAAGTATAAGGCGTATAGAACGCCATATAGTTTTCTCCTTATATCAACAATAGAAATTCATCTTCTGTTTATTTATAATTAAGTGCTTTTTAACACTTATTAAAACATCTCGTCTTTTATTTCATAAACAGGCGTATTATTGATATAAGTAACCGGTTCTGCTAAAACTTCCTCTGGTCCACGATCAACAAAACCAATTGGAAGCATTTCTTCATCTATTTGCTGTTCTGTTTTTTCCCTCAATTTATTAATAGTGTTGATGTCGGTTAGATCTGTGAAAAAGTCCTGATCTGAAAGCCATGCAAAAATGACCAGCGTCATGACGCTGTCATCATGCTTTCCTTCTTCAGCACAAAATGTCTTATTTTTACGAGAAAATGTTTTCAGTTCATCAATTGTGTTCTTATCATTAATAATTAGCTGGTTCTGTTCAATTAATAACTTGAGAATGCTGCATCCAGTAGCTTTTGCTCCAACGGACATTCCCAATCCTGGATCACCACGAACAAGGGAAATTTTCTTCCCTTTTCTTCCGGCGTTTTCTGTATATAGAAGATTTTCCGCTCCAAGATCCATTAATATTTGAGCAACCTGAGGACCCAGTGACTCGTATTCAACGAGAATATAGCAATTATTATATGCTTTGGATGCAGTAAAAATGATCTGAGCGAATTCAGCAGGACTTGATACATTACTGTAATACGTGCAGACTTGCTGATATGGCATTTGAGTAACATCAATAATTGAGAAGGTATTGTAATCCATTCCCTTACCTTCAGAACAATCCACGGTCATTACATAGACCCTGCCTTTTTCTGAATTTTGATATTTTTTAATACCTTCACTGGAAGAAATAGGCATCTTGTCTATTAATTCTTTGAGCTTCCACCCAGCAATAAGAGTACCTGAGCTACCAAGGAATTGATTCTCATATTCCTGAGCAAACTTGTCCATATCAAAGTTCAAGTCAGCTAGAGCTTGTTTACGCCATGTTTCATCTCGTCCCGGAATTGCTTGCCAAGGAACCATAATTGGATTGTAATCATTTTCTTTTCGCTCGGCTAATTCCCAAGTTTTATGAAAGTGATTTAATCCATTTGGCGTAGAAATTAATACAATTTGAGATGTCTTACCCGCAGTAATTGTCGGAATAACTGATTTAGAGAAGTCATCCCAACCTTCAATGTGAGCTGCTTCGTCAATTGCCAGGAATGAGATAGAATAACCACGAATAGAATCTGATCCAGTAGCATCTGCTAGCAATCTAGAACCATTTTCTAGTTCAATGCTTGTTGCATTCCATCCACCGTCAACAATTCCTTGCTGAAGCCATTTAGGAATGAATTGATAGGCAAGTTTAATTCTACTGAGAATTTCAATAGCTGTTTCACGTCTGTTAGCTAGAATTGCTCCGGTTTTATAAGGATTAAATAAGATGTACCAAATAAAATAAGCAACGAGGCTGGTAGTCTTTCCCGCCTGACGTGATGTACAAACAATAGTGTAACGATTATTATATAATGAATGAATGATGTCCCTTTGATATGGATATAATTCCATAGGAATCAATCCTCTATCAACGTGAACAATCTTAATATACTTCTCAATAAAATAGATAGGGTCCTTGGAACATTTTTGATATTCCTCAACCATGTCCTTAGTCCATTCTAGCTGGACCCCGGCTTTTTTTAATAATTTAGTCCCGCGATAACCTTTGTAGTTAACGTAATTAATATTTTCCATTAGGTTTTAGTTAGCATTTCCCTTAGCTGCTCAGTTGTTAGGATCAAATTATTATTAATTTGTTTGGGCTGGTCTGTCTTGCTGCTTTCCAACTCTCTTATTTGTTTTTGAATCGTTAATAACTTCTCATTAGCATCCAGCAATGTTTTCATCATTGATGACAAAGCAGAATAATGTTTATCACTCTGTGATGCGGAAGCAAGCTGCAATAATTCAATCATTGCTTCCTGCCCAGTTTTGGCTATTTCCAAAATATTATCACGAGCAGTCTCGAAGTCATTTTGAACGTGTTCCTGCCCGCGATTCTCTGGTACTGTTAGGTCTCGACTAATTTCTGCCTTTACTGGCAAATCAACGTTTAATGCATCTGCTATATTTTTCATAATTTATGTTCTTTATCCAAAATCTACCGTGTGTTTTTTATAATGCTTTTTGAGCTCCGGATGATTTAATATTTTATTTTTGTTTTTTGTCGTATAGGAATTTTTCATTGGCATACCAACTGGTTCATCAGTAATGGTCACTTTACCGGTTCTGGTTTTTTTGTCGTGATTAATATGTACAGGAATACTACCTGTTGGAATATCTGAGTTTGTTCTTACACTATGATGTTCAACGTGCTCAGGGTTAAACGAGTAAAAATCATCATTATGAATAAATCCTCGAATAGTATTTTCTGAGCTTATACAATCGTTTAATTCTCTTGATGTAGGATTCTTATATACATCAATATGATGTTTCTGCGGCCTTAAAATAAAACTATCGTGATGAGCTTCGTTTATGAATTGTTTGAATGTTTTCATGTTCTTGTTATCGTTTCTCCGTATCCCCAATCGTCATCAATAGCAATATTATTTGCATCAATTGACAGCGTAACGTTTGAGGTCGGTTCTCCATTTGCTGTTAATGTTACCTGACCACTCTCTATTTCGAAAGAAGTATTTGATTGATCAACTCCCCAAGTAATCTCTGAAAATTTTATGACAGGTTTTAATTTTACGGGGCCGTATAGATACGTCTTGCAAGTAAAATTAAGCTGCCACATAAACACCTGACGTTGAGTAAGATCCTCACTATACAAATCCAGCGGAACAACACTATCTAGAATGTATGGGATATCTCGGTATTCGTTCATCTCCTCAATCATCTCAACAGAAGCAGTCCAATCTGGTGTAAAGAATGGAAGAATCTGTTCAATAATCTTAGTGCCATCTTCTGGGTTCTTAACATATACATACAAAGCAAATGTAATATTGTAAGGAACTGGATTATATTGATACTTCAGTTTGTTTAGGTCAGTATCCTTAACAACCTTCCTAACTACAGTCTGCAACTTACGTGAACGGTCTGGTGCAATATTTAATATTTCAAAAGACATTTTGGGAAGAATAGCTGCATAATTACGATTTAGTTCTGGATCCGATGCTAATCTAGCTAGCATCTTTTCTTTCTTAGCATATTGAATCGGAACTTTAATATTAGCCAGAAGATTATTTGAACTGTCCTTACGAGTAATCGTTATGTCATTGAACATATAGCCAAAGACGATCAACATTTTTTTAATAAGGCTATGTTCAAAGTGAGTAGCACCAAACATTAAATTTTACCTCTAATCGCGTCGACAAATGGGTCATTATCACTGAACAAAATCAATCTCCTTTAAATAACTATTTATATAAATAATAGTGTCTGTCGCGCATCGACAAATGCCACAGACTCTATATCTGGTGTTTAAAAAGGAGATACAGCAAATGTCAAATACTATTTATCAACCTTATACTTATTTAATTGGATGGTCTAATTTAGATCGTTGGTATTGTGGTTGTAGATATGCTCACACAAACTCTAACAACTTAGCTAATCCTTCTGATTTATGGATAACTTATTTTACGTCTTCTAAGATTGTTCATCAATTCCGTAAACAACACGGAGAACCTGATGTTATAGAAGTTAGAATGATATTTAAAACCAAAGAACAGACTATGAAATGTGAAGAAAAAGTTTTAACAAAATTAGATGCAGTAAAAAACGAAAAATGGTTAAATAGAGCAAATAATGGAAAACAATTTAATAATACCTCCGAGGAAACCAGGAGAAAAATGAGTGAATCAGGGAAAAAGAAAAAATTAACAGAAGAACACAAACAAAAAATTAGAGATAATCATTGTTCTTTAAAACCTGGTTTTGTTGGCCCTAATAAAGGAAGAAAATTTTCTAAGGAAAGTGCTCAAAAACACAGTGAGTGGATGAAAAATAATTTTAAACACACTGAAGAAACAAAAAGAAAAATGAGTGAATTAAATAAAGGAAAAAAATTAACGGAAGAACACAAGCAAAAATTATCTTTAGCCAAAAAAGGAAAATTGCATTCCGAAGCATGGAGCAAATCAGCGTCAAAAAATCGTAAAGGAAAACACTGGTGGAATAATGGTACAAACGAAAAGTGGTGTTTTGAATGCCCAGATGGATTTATTAAAGGAAGGTTACCAGTTTCTAACGAAACAAAAAACAAAATCTCAAAGAGTTCTCTAAAAATGTGGTTAAACGAGGAAATTAGACAAAAAATATTAAAAGCCAGAACAAACAAATAGTCTAAATTTTATGGGAAAAAGAATTAACAAAGGGATCATTATCACTGAAATCGAGTATGTTTAGAGCATTGTTGCTTAACGCCATCGTGTCATCTAATGGCTCAATTGACTCTATATCATAAGCGTCTACCATTAGATAATCCCCATTCTCATCAAGTAATGGATTGCTATTTTCATCCATAAATGACCAATCAAGTAGGTTATTGCTTGACACTTTTTGTAATGCATCGATTTCATCAATTCCAGTGTCAAATGTCTCGCCTGAGTATTCAAATAATTCCGCAGTGATTTCCCACGTATTAAGGCTGCCAATTTGATAAAACATCTCAAAATTATTAACAAATTTAATCTGAAAACATTTCTTATGAAACGGAAACCAAATTAGATCTCCTTCTCGCGGTCTACTAAACCCACTCTCGTCTCCAATTAGACTCTTAAATGTTCTGCGGGGAACTGAAAATGTTAATTGATCTCTAATTTCCAATCCAGCAAATTTACTCATGAACTCACGATCACCAATATATCCCATTACATTTTTGAGATAGATTGCAATCATCCAGTTTTGAGAATATGAGGAGCTATCATCAGTTCCATAAATCTTATCATAATTGCCCATGTCTCTAGCAATGTAGTAACAATTGATCCCGTAGATACCAACACTCTCAACAATAAGATCCTCGAGTAATCCCTGCTCGGTATCTGTTACATAATTAGGAAAATATGTTGATGTTAAACCTTCGGTCATAGTGTATATTTCAACCGATCATATCGGCCACAGGGAGCCCGTATCCATGGATCATCTCATGCTCAATATCATTAATTTCTTCAACTGCCTCATTGTAGATTTGCTGACCGTTGAACGAAATACCACCAGGCATCTGCATATTCTGAAACTTCTTTAGATTGCTCCCCCAATTCTTTTTAATTAAAGCAGTTGCATATCTTAGCAACCAACGATCTCCCCAGACTGATGTAAATGTATCTGGATCCACTACTTGATATGCTTCAACGACAACATAGTGCCCCGAAGAAAAACTTGCCCAGGATCCATCAATGTACAATCTTTGCTGATGACGATTAAATCTTATTGGTTTCTTGCCAACTAACAACTCCTCAACAAATTGCAGATGTTGAAGCGTCATAAAATAAGGTACCATTGAGACACTTGTTAAAGTATACAAATCATTTAGTGCTATTTGATATTGAATATTAAACATATCACCATAGCCATAGGTTAACCCATAGCCGTCAAAGATATTAACAGCACCAATGATATTGGATGGTAGGGAGATGTATTTGTTGGTAATATCAGTTTCTGTTAACTGATATTTGTAGTAGCATTTTTCAGCACCTTCAAAATGGTAATCTTGAAACCACTTTAGTGCTTCGTCTACTCTATCATCAACTTGTTCTTCGCTAATATTAATTTTAAGAACACCATCACCTAATTCTCTTAGGCAGTATGCTTTAAATTCTTCGCGATTGGCTGGTACAGACACTAAAAACCTCTATAAATAGTACTTCTTCTTACTATTTATAGAGAATTCCTACTTAAAATTCCTGATTTCTTTTTCTGCTCGAACTAATTTATCGAGATCCTTCGCTTTCCAGCGATTAGCTCCGTGCATTTTATATGGTTTGCACAATGCGCAGGATCTCTTTTTTAGTTTTAGTCTTTTTCTCATAGAGCCTTAACAGATGTAGTCTTGTTTTTACTAATTTTTTGAGATGACCACTTACCACAATCAGTACACTGAAATCTTTGATGCTTGGCACTGATAGTTGTATATGTTCCTCTTGCTTGCAGTTTTGTGCTTTGGCATGCCGGACAATTGTCATGTCCTGATAATAAATTAAGATTGATGTGCTGCGATGGCAATGCCCAAGGTCTTATTTCCTTGTATACTCTTTCCAGCAAAACAATATCCTGCTTATTATAATCTCGCATAGTTCGCCATGAGACTAAATCTCCGTCCATTGCGCCCTTCCACGTATTAAATCCTGAAATTGGAGCCTTTTTTCCCACACCCAAATCAATACCTATATCATTTAGGCGATTACTCAAAAACCCAAATCGCCTACGCAGAATCTTTAAAGTATCTACAGTAGCGAATGGTTTAGGCGGTGGTAATTTATGAACTAGCAGTCTGGAATTAATTTTCTTAATATCAAAAGCATCACCATTGTGAGCTATAACAACGTCAGCTTGTTCTAATAATTTGTGGAGACTCTCAACTAATTTTTTATCATCATGACGGTTCTTTTTGTAGCCAGGAAAATCAGGTAATGCTACAGATTTAATTGTTTTTTCATCCAGCCATTTATAAGCATAGCACAAAATAAACCATGGTCTTTCAAACTGAATTACGTCTTGTTGCCATTTCCCCCAAACATAACCTAACGCTGGAGCAGTTTCGATATCAATGAGAAGCACTTTCGAAGTCATTATATTCCTTAATTAATGTTGTAAATTAGGTAATTATATCAATTATTTAGTGGTAAGTCAAGTATTAAAAAATGAGGGGCATTTTGCGCCCCTCATGAAGTTTGATGTTAGTTTCTTATTTTTTGTTTTTTTGATACTGTTTTGACCAGTAATCACTAAAATCCGAATCACTTGTATCATAATCACCAATATTAGATGCTCGTTCTCCAGAATCATCTTTTAAATGACCATAATGTTTTTTCCAAAGACGATTTACATGCTTCATTGCAGCAAAGTGTTTTTTATTAAGAGTGTCCGATCTTTTGTCTCCGCGATTTAAATAATATTCGTGCTCTTTGGTCTCATGATGGGCATATCTATTAGCTAAATCGTCTAGATGTTCTTTAGACCCAACTGGATGTTTAGAATCCCATTTAAGTGTCTCTGAAGGACGCCACTCTCTACCTTCATTTAAAAATTGTTTAAAATTCTTCATTATTTTGAAACTTTATTCTTAAGTTCTTCCGCTGCTTTCTTAGCAGCTTCGGTTCCTTGATCAACCGTCTTCTTGAATAATTCTGGCTTGTGATAAGCAAACCAAAATCCAGCAATAACAACGATTCCCAATGCAATTAAAATCATCTCCCACATTTTATTTTCTCCTTTTTAGTGTCTAAAACCTTTAGCTAGCATTGATAGGTAGAAAACAAATCCTACTACAACAAGAATGCCTAGCCCTATTCCAATAACTGATAAAATTGATGCAATTTCCATTTATAGTCCTTTCTCAAATAATTTAGCCTCGTGTTCCCGACGATTTCTTAGACCAACTAAATTTGGCCATAGCCGTTTCATTGCTCTAAAATATCCCGGTATTTTGTTAAACTCTTTGGCTTTCATAGCTTCTTTAATTTGCCTCATTTCCTGATATCTACCACCAACATTATTAAATGAAGCTCCTCTATTATACGCTAAAGAGACTAAAGCGCCAAACTGATCTGGTGATAATAATTCCGTATTGGGTAATGCTTTAATGACTGTATTTTCCCATTGCGGAATGTCCTTGTTTTCAAACACCTCAATTGCTTTTTCCCAAGGAATAGTAATTTGCTTTTTGACCTTTGCTGTTAGGCTCTTAGCGGAAACACCTGTTACACCCGCACAAGATTTCATTACTTCAAGCATTTCGTCAGACACTAATCCCTTCCAGTCAGCTTCAATTTTTGCTTTATTTGCCTGACCTAGATCATACCCAATAGCGATAGTCACACCAGAACTTGCTCCGGGCCATTCTGGAGTCTGATACTTTTTAATATATGTTGCTTTGGAACTAACTTCTTCTGCAACTATTAGATCAAACGCTTCTTGTGATATTTTCATTTTTTATTTTCCACTGTGTCATGCACACTAGCCAACCACTCTGCTGCTGCTTTTTTGCTTTTATGTTCTTGTTTTAAATTCCAATATTTTGAATGTGCAACATAACCATTGCTTTTCTGAAGTGGGTTAGAAACTCTTTTTTCAAAAATATTTCCAATATGAATATTTTTATAATGAACACTATTGTCGGGGTTTAAATGAACGTGCTCACCGTTTGGAAGTTTAATTTCGTTTAGAAACTGTTTTAATGTTTTCATTTTAATGCCTCTTGTGATATTCTCATTTTTCTACTCGTGTTTTGTTTCTGTGTAATTTAAAGCATACCATCCAAACATTCTCACTGACCAATATATTAAATATTTCAAAATCTTTCCTGTGCCCAGCGCGGTCATTCCATCAAAAAATGCATCATCGGCTTGTTTTCTTGTTTGTATGTATTTATGCATTTCAGGACCTCTCAAAGTAGAATAAAGATAATCATGTACTGTTGCAGCTCTCCCGTAGGTTCCCCATACTGCTAGGAATACTCTAAGAAATTTAGGTATAGAGGTTCCGTCTGTGATAAAACCTACTGGAACTTCTACAATTTTGCCCGACCCTAATTGCTCTATCTCAAAAACAATTGGTTCTTTTAACTTCCAAAGAATACCGGGTTTAATTTCTTCAATTATTAATTTTCCAGTAAATCTAGACATTTGGATACGTAACCGTTAATGAACTAACATATATTTGATTGCTTTTGACTATCATAGTCGGCTCTCCCGATACTAATAAATTCTTGCTATTGTGAGTGATAGATAACCTTACCGTGCTATCGGACATCTTAGCAAATGAAGGAGTAATGAACATCATTTTGTTGATGTTATTAAAATAAGCCAGGAACTTTGTTTGTCTTGATACTATAACATCTAAAAAAAATCAGCAACTTCTGAAGGCATCAGAGCCACGTTTAAAGTTTGCTCATCAATTGTGATAGTTTCTTCTACTCTGGGAATGAACTCTAGTAAATCCTCTTTGAGATCTTCTAGGATAAGAGAATCGTCAGCAACAATTGATATTTCTAATAGTTGATCAATGCTTAATTCAATATTATCAAGAACGGAATTGTCCTGAACAAACTGATAGCCGAGACTCTCCATAAATGTCACTTGTTCATTTTGACTGTTTAATGTAGATAACACACCAGTTTTTAATGCTATTAGACTTAGGGTTTCACGGATTGAATTTTGAGTCGCTGCAATTGTTGTAGCACTTGATGATACATTCAGTGAACTAATTACTGTTCCAACCAAAGTCAATCTTTACTTCGCCTTCATAATAGCCTTGGGCTACATCCAATGTTGTTCCCGGAAAGTTAAAAACTACTCTGCCATCTGAACCATCAGTTACATTTGTGCATAGAATTGTACTCAAAATAGAGGTACTTCCTTTGGACTTAAAAAGAACATTTACTGTTGCATTGGATACGTCCAAAGGCGAGTTATCACTATTTTTAAGTGATAATTCTATGAATGGTAAATTGTCCCCTTGGACTAGATTTATTTTGTTTGTTGCCATTTAATTTCCTTATAATTGTGAGCAAAATACCCAAAAATTATCTAATTGCTCCGTAGACATACCTGCCATCACACCAAATGCTTCTGTTAAATAGTTATTTCTAAAAAACTGAGTTGCTCCGGACAAAATCATTTTGGCTTGAAATTGATCATTTTCTGGTAGTTGATTAATAAAAAGTTCTAATTGGCCAGGAAGCGTTCCTGTTTTAACTGCACCTAATGCTTCTTCTTGAGTTATTAATCCTTGCATCGCTAACCCTTGAAAAAATTGTCGATCAGATATCATATTTGGTATTGATTGATCTAAGACTACAGGAGTCGAGAAATTATTTCCATCCCACAAATCACCCGCTTGACAAGATACAGCATTAACTAAAATAGTTCCTTCAGGCGGCATCCAGTTTGCTCCGTCATCTATTTCAATAACATTAATCACAGTGTTATCTTTAATAATAGCCTTTCGCATATTATTTACTTTCATAAAAAATTAAATTATAATTGTGCTGCTTGAATGAAAATGTCATCTACTTGCTCCTCAGAAAGATTAGCATGAGCTGCTAACAGTAACACCACTGAATCCCAACGTTTAGCTTCAGAAAATTCAACCCATTTAACTTTAGCTACCAATTTTGCTGCATCGGAAGGTAAAGTATTAATAGCATTAGACACAATTTCTGGAAGTGTTCCTGTTTGATAACAGGAAAGCCATTCTGCTTCTGTAATAAGCCCTGTTATCATTAACACCGCCATCATTTGTTGCCTAGTAACAGACTGTGGCACTGGTGTAGGAGTAGTGAATACTCCATCAGCATACGAATCTCCTATCATGCCTTTGTTTGTTTTCACAAAAGTCATGCTAGCTAATTCAGGAACAAATACATTTTTTCTATTCAGTTCGTATTCTGATAAATATTCAACTGAATGGACTACTCCAGCATCTATTACTGCATTTCTTTTTCTTTCAAACAGCATATATCCAGAGTAATCAGTTTCTAATAATGGACAATATACTACTGAATTTTGGACAACAATAAAATTCGGTATAGAACCATCCCAAGAATTCATAATACTATTATTGTGTGTATTAATTAAAACGTATTGTGTCATTTTCTCTCCTACATTCCTAACATTGGAATATTAAATCCACCATCAAAAAGTGGTGTGTACATTATTCGAATTATGCCATTTGCACCTGCGCCAGAATAAGTATTAGATCCATTAGGATTTCCTGTATCTTGGTTGAAATAAATTCCGCCACCTCCAGCACCATAATGCCCACCATCGCCACCACCAATACTAGATCCGCTACTATCAGCATTATATTTTCCACCACCACCACCACCGGATCCATAAGACGTCCACTCTGTTCCTGAAGAGCCGGGACCACCAGTATTAGATCCGCCAGCACCGCCTGCGCTATTACCTCCTTGTCCACCAACGGTTCCTATGGTTTTATTACTACCTGAAGTTACGTCACCACCATTTGCACCAATTCCACTTGGTCCTGCGGCACCACCACCACCAGTACCAATGTAATTTAATGACCCTCCAGAAATATTGCCCCCCCTTCCACCGGAATATTTAATGTTTCCAGTTCCAGATGATGATGCACCCCCTGCACCACCATTAATAGTAGTTGATCCATATATGCCTTTAGCACCCCCGCTTGCGCCAACACTACAAGATGCTAAATTTGCCCCATTAAAAAATGTATTCCCACCAGCATATCCATTTGCTCCAGAAACTGAATTTCCTCCAGCGCCTATGGTATAATTAACAGATCCAGACATTGTTAGGTTTGATTTGCTAGAAAACCCTCCACCCCCGCCGCCTGAACCACCCATAACACTACCACCTCCACCACTACCAAAAACTTTCGATCCACCGCTGCCGCCACCTCCAATAACTGAAATTAGGTTATCAAAATTATTCCAATTAAAAGGTGTTTGGTATGTATTAGATCCTGTTGTAGTTAAATACGTAGTCACTGCAAATTCATAAGAAAGGTAAGGAAGCATATCGTCATTAATAGAAATATTGTTTTCAATAGGAAGAGACCAAATATAAGGATCTATATTAAATTTTATATCTCGCTCAATTCTTGCTAGATTACCGTAAAAATACAAAGCATCTTTTTTATTATCGAACAAAAAAGTATTATATAAAATACCATCGTTCAATCTAACCTTCACTTCAAAGAATTCCTCTGAATCAACAACAAACTCTGGAATAGTTATTGGGTCAAATACATGATTATTTTTAAATTTTCGAAGTAAAGTAAATTGAGAAATCATTGAAGTGCTTTAATTGAATATGTTGAAACTGAATTGATTCTTCGAATAGAAACAATAAATTTATCACCATTCGTTGTAGTTAGAGGATCACCAACAAATGTTCCAATAGTAAATCCTGTAAGAGTAACAGCCCCCGCTCCTGTTCCATTCGTGATTAACATATCAATAGCACAATCCGAGGTTGGCGCTGTCATGACAAATGCACTATTGCATGTTCCGTATTGATAATTACCAAGAGCTGCATTAGCAGTAAAATCAACTATAACACCATGATTATATGGTGTTATAGTATATCCTATTGCAATCGTTTTGGTAGTTGTTGTAGTAACTAAATTTGCAATTGGGTAATTGCTTAAATATGTACTATTATTAGCGGTTGATGCACTATTAACATTTAGGGCATTTTCGTTTTTACCATATGCATAGGTGGAATTATTAGCATTAATTGCACTATTAACATTCAGGGCATTTTCGGTTTTACCATATGCATATGATGCATTATTTGCTGTTAATGCCGTATTGCTTTGCTTAGAAAAGAATGTACTATTAATAGTAGCACTTCCAATTGAAACAGTATTAGTTGTTTTATCAAAAGCAAATCCTGCCACCGCATTACTATTGCCTGCATCATTAAACATTACCTGAGTATTACTACCAGGTGGTGTAACTAATGGTAAATCCGCCCAATAATTTACTGTGCCGTTTGAATAGAATACCTGCCCACTAAGACCAATGCTTCCATTAGCACTAATCGGTATATTATTAATATATAATGCTGTACTATTAACACTAATTGACCCATTTACCTGAAGGCCGTTTTTTACTTTAAAATCGTAGTCGCTCAAAGTTCCCTTTCCCTCTAGCTATTTTATTAGTATTTATAAAATAGAATTAGTCAAAAACAGTAACAATGCATTTTCCTGTACCACCATCTTTTCCATTAATATTTGCGGCTCCACCACCACCACCACCGCCTGGCGTAGAGCCCGCCGCTGGCGATGCGCCACCATTGCCGCCATTGCCGCCAAATTGAGAAATGCCCCCTGTAATTGTAGTATTACCAGAACCACCACCTCCTCCACCATAAACTGATGGTTGACCATTAAAAGACATACTAGAACCACCATCCCCACCATCCCAGGGATTAGTAGGTGGAGCTCCACCTAATCCTGTTCTAGTAAATAAACCACCACCACCACCATATGAACCAGATGAAGCAATACCTCCACCACCACCATATGCAGTAACCCACCCGCCAAAAGTAGTATCTCCACCCGCTGTGCCATTTCCTTGTGCTGATGTTTTGCCAGTTCCAGCTCCACCAACTGTAATTGTTTCTGTTGCACCCAATGATGATAAAATTATCCATCTTTCCTTATAACCACCACCGCCGCCGCCACTTGCATAATAAGAAGCATGGCGAGCTCCACCACCGCCACCGCCCCAGCATTGAATGAATGCATGGGCATTTGTACCAAATCCACTTGGTTTTGTCCAAGTATTAGAACTAGTAAATACTTGTTGATCTATTTTTTTAGCTGCCGGTAAATTAGTTAATTGTGAACCATCTACTGCTGGTAGTTTTGCAGATGCATCTAATTGAACAACGTTGTTAGCACTGGTTCCAAGCGATTGTCCACTGAAGTAGGTGGAATTATTTGCTGTTAATGCCGTATTGCTTTGTTTTGAAAAGAATGTGCTGTTAATCGTAGCACTAACTGTTGAGTTACCAATTGAAACTGTATTGGTTGTTTTAATAAAAGTAAAACCTGCATTAGCACTAATAACACCACTATCATTGAACTGAACTTCTGTATTTGAACCACCTGCTGCTGGCGCAGGTGCTGTTCCCCAATATGTTGAAGACCCATTTGATGTTAGAACGGTACTGCTGGCACCCAATGATCCATTGGCTAAGATACCCGCCAATGAAATATTTGCGCTATGAGTATAAACACCAGTTATCGTAAAATTAGCAGATGTATTAACTACATTTGCGGGCAATTGACCATATGGCAATGTTCCTGACGATATATTCGTGGCATTAGTATAGTAACCAGCCAATTGCCCATTTAAATAAGTGCTGTTGTTTGCTGTCAGTGCTGAAGACGCGCTATTAACATTCAATGCATTTTCATTTTTACCATAGGCATATGACGCATTATTTGCTGTTGTGGCAGAAGAAGCACTATTAACATTTAGGTTGCTTTCTGTTTTAGTATTTAGATAGGCACTATTGTTTGCGTTAACAGCATTAGTTGAATAAGTAGCACTGTTAACATTTAAATTACCCTCTGTCTTACCATAGGCATATGATGCATTATTAGCCGTCAGCCCTGCAACGTTAGCAGACAAGGTAGAATTTAATTGATAACCACTAAGATCTGACGCTGTTAAAAAATGTGACGCAGAATACCCACCAAGATAAGTAGCATTATTGGCATTGATAGCATTAGTTGAGTAGGTGGCACTATTAACATTCAAATTGCCTTCAGTTTTCCCATACGCATAGGTGCTGTTATTTGAGATGCCATAATAACCAGTTGTGTTTAAAACTACTGAGCCAATTGTGATTTGCGTAAAGGTAGCATTAGCAGGATACCCGCCTCCATTGCCACCGGTACTGGTACCCCAATAAACGTTGCTGCCGTTAGAACACAACACATCACCCGGTTCACCAGCAGAACCATTGGCTATTAGAGCCGCATTAAACTCAAGGTTTGCAGTAATTTTACCAGGAATGCCTGGTATCAATGTATGTGTGGAATTTGAAAATACTGGTGCTGGCATTTTACACCGTAGTCAGAAATTTATGCCCTTTAATCGAAGTAGCAGAAGGAACTGGCGTTATTTTCAACAGGGCATGGGAAGAATTTGCTGTTGCTGAAAAATACCCCAAAGAAGCATTAGATGAAATTACTCCATACTCCGTCACCTTAGCAGTTGATCCATCATGTATTAAAAGGATCTTTGAAATTTGATATGATGATGACCCCTGATCAGTAATAGTTAGACAATATTCCGCGGAACGATTTACAGTAAAGTCTATGTAGTCAACTAATTGTTCTGATGTTCCTGAGGTTACCGCATTGACATATTTTTGGTGAATACTTCCAAGCGTAATTGTGCTAGTATTAATTCCAACATTTGCGCCGACGCTAATGGCGGTACTGTTTACTACATTGTTGCCGTTGATTATTGAGTAAGAAGAATTAACAGCTATGTTACTAGTGATTGTTACTGGAGCAGCAGTATTAACCGTTCCACCACGAATATTATTTGCTGCTAGAATTGTTGCACCAAAAATACCCGTAACAAATCCGTTACCACTGTTCACAGCACCATCGGCAGATCCATTCGCTGTAACGACATCAGAGCCAAAATAGCCAATTATACTATTCACCGCATTAAAAACACTTAGCCAAGGATTAGTATTTGAAATTGAAGATAATGTTAGCATTCTTTGATTCCTAGTTGATCACAAACAAGTCTTAACAGTTTCTTTATTTCTGTAATGTCAGTCTTGATCGTATTGATTTCTTTAATTTGTTTTCTCTTGGCTTCATATGCTGATAACTCAGCAACATTGTTATTTATAATAAGGTTTTGTTTTTTGTCCTTAGAAAGCCCGCTGATATTGGTTTTTTGCAATTCGCTTTTCATTATGCTGAGACACCCGCCAACTTAATATTATGAACCTTAGGAATGTTTAATAGGTTCGAAGAGAGGAAAACTACTTTCAATTGCAGTTTGTCATATCCATCAAACTTAACCATTGACTCATTGTAGTATCTAACAACGTTGTCAAACTGAATGTTATTGAATGCCTGATGCTTATATCCCATCAAATCTACCTTTAATCCATTTCCTACCAATGCTGTATTAATCGTAGACAATACTGAAGTATCAATAGTTAGTGAAGTATTGTTGGTAATGTTATTAACAGAAGCAACCATAAAGTTAGTATTTGGAAAGTATGGATCGTAAATCTTAATAACATCATTGTTAGCTAGATCGTCCGAGAATGTTGTGTTTGATCCAGTTAATGTTGAGCTATTGTTTGTTGTCGTAATAGTACCATCCAAAGTTATTGACGTATTTGGCTGACCCTGGAAACCATAGGTTAATTCAATATAGTCATCTTCCTTGCTGGAGCTACTGTAAATATTGACTCCATCAATTATCTCCAAGCGGGTCCAATCTTCATCATCAAATGCCTGGGTATCCTGATTGTTTTGAATTCTAGCATACACTTGAATATCAGTATCAACTGGTCTGTAAGCATCCAAATAAACTACGACGTCTTCACTAAATCTATCAAAGTTAACTAGAGTGGTTAGATGCTTAGCAAATGCATTACCCTGATTGGTATGTTCATTAGTATAGTCATTATTGATAACATACTTGCCGAACTCAACTGATGCAGTCGAATTAATAGTTGGCATTACAAAGTCGTTATTTGACGAGATTGAAATGCCCAGCATGTAATTATTTGAATAGATATTTAACGCACTAACCTTATCATTTGTTGCACCATTGCTGTATTTTACGCCAAACTCATTTGAGTAGGAAACAAAGCATGGAATCTTATCTGCAACAATGTTCTTTCGTTTGTTTAATTCCAGAACTATTTGTGATGTATTTGGATTAACATATGAAATTGAACCCAGGATAACATCTTCATCATCCTGAATGTAATACTGAGAATTCAAGTAAAACTGTTGTGTTGTATTGACGGGCGAAGTAATATTAAAGAACGGAGTAACATCATGCAAATCTAAGTTCAACACTTCACAATCTTTGAAGATGTTGTTGGATAATTCAGACTGTAATGTTGCTCCTATTGTGTATTCAAAAGTAGCACCTGAACCCAAGCTAGTATTAGCTGTTGAGTTTGTTAGACCACCCGGATCAAAGATGCTATTAGCAATAACTAGATGCAATGCGCTTGAATTTGTAAAGCCGCATCCTGTATTGCTAAGATATACTTCGGAAATACCACCAATGCTATTTGTAACGATATTACCAACTGCAAAATAACCAGTAGTTACCTTATCAGCAACATATTCAAATCCTGTTACATACAGAACGTCATTGTTGCTATAATCTAAACCACCTGCTGTCACAGTAACAGCTTCAATAACGTTATTAACAAATCTAACTGAATCATTAGCATTGCTGTGAGTCAGGAACATTAATGCTTCTGATTTACCTTCTGGTGAATGACTATTGAAGCTATCAATTGTTGCTATCGGGCTAATCAAGAATTTTGAAATAGTATTAGTAAAAGTAAATGGTTCATCTACTTGAATGACAGTATTGGAAATAATGCTTTGAACTTTTCGAATGTTTGTAAGTTCTGTATCAAATACAGTCACATACTTAGTTCCAGCATAGTCACTAAAAATATCAGACCACTTAAAATTAGCTCCATTTGGTAGCTTAGTATTTGCTATTAACAAGGTACTGTTAGGTCCACTATTAGCCGCAGATACGGTTACGTATGAAGAACCATTTTGATATCCACCAGGATAAAATACTGTGTTTTGATATACTCTTTGAGAACCAACAAAACTCTGAACAGTACTTTGGTTTAGATCAAAGCTGATGTTTTCAATGCATGGAGATGGATAACTAAAGATAACGTTATTACCATCAACTGACGAGAATGGGCTGGTACCATGCAAGTTAAACCATTGCGACGGATCAACTGTGCTGTTGCTTACCGGCACTCCGTTAATCATGTATCTAGCAATGTATACACGGAACTTTAATTGGGTATCCGTTAATGCTCTCCAGCTTTGAATCGGCTCTAAGGATCCAACTTGTCCATCAGTAATTACTGACTCATAATAGTTACCAATAAAATCAAAGTTACCCGGAAATACATTAGTTGAATTGGTAATCTTCATTCCACGCTTTGCTACCCACGGGAAGAATGTTTCATTGCCATCATATGAAACTAGGATTGCATACTTCTTTCCTGGATTTACTGCTAGCGGCTTATTAAATCTAAATCTAGTTGCTACACTACCGTCTGAGCTGGTAATGATGTTTCCCCACTCAACACGAGCAAAATTAGCAAATGTTTCCCCAGAAATGTCCGGTAGGTCATCTTTAGTGTTAACCACGTAGATTGTTATGCCCGGTCCCATTAATCCAGAAATGTTATTTTGATAGTCTGGCTTATACATCCAGAACAAATCAATTCCTGTTAGATTAACAGTGATCTTGTTTCCTATTGCAGGATCGATAACAAATGTCTGAGCAAAATTAAATGATTTCATTGATTCTTTAACACCATTGGAATATACGTTTTTGAAACATTACCTGCTGGATCTTTTAGTTCCAGCACTTTATTTTTATTTATAATACCAGAATCAACTGATCCACTAATATACTTTTCATTATATGGAACAGTTAATAATAATTGAAAGAGAACTTTTCCAGCACTATCACTAACAATTGAATCCCCTAGATTCTTCCCAAACGGCTTAACCTTATCATTATACAGAACACCCTCTAACCAAACGTCATATTTGGTATTTGGCGTCATGTTCAAACAAGAAATCTCAACGGGAATAAATTTCACTCTATCAAGTATAAATTGCATTAAATATTCTCCAAGCTAAACGGAACAACTGATGTTGATATCGTAGGCGTTGCAATAGGTGTCCATGTTGCCGTAACACCACTAAAGATGCTAACTGAGCCGCTTCCTTGTAGAACGCCGTTACCGCAATATGAAGTAAATGCGTATGACAAGTAACTAGCAGTAAAGTCTGGCTCCACATCAAAATTCATTGGAGTTGGCACACAACCTGCAGACAGTCCATCGATTGGATAATTAATCATCCATCTCCAACGATAAGAATTTGTGCTTCCTACTGTTCTGATTGTAAAGTTTCTACCCGCAGTTGGATCATAATTGAACTTTATCTTACCAGCATAAACCGCGTATCCATATTCATTAACTGCTGGTGTTCTTAGATAGTATTCCGGATAATCATTGAACCACTGATTAAACTTATCACTCTTAAGAAGTGTTTCTTCTTGTTCGGTAAGTGACTCTGCAGACAGGGTATCAATAATCTTTGTATCACCCTGATAAACTTCAATTAGAACTCTTCTATCGTAATTGTAGAAGTACAAAGTAACTTCTGGCTTAAACATCTGTGCAATTACAGACGTATTTGCAGGTGTTGGGCCTGTTACTGTGTTAGCAACAATTCCCTTCTTCTGCTTAATCCATTCAACAAATCTAGCTAGAGTTTCCTCATTAAGTCTTGTTGAGTGAGGCGCACCAGCAATGAATCTATTGTTATTAATAGATCCTGATAATTGTGCTCCACCTTGCATACTGTCCATGAAGTCGCCGTTTTCGCCAACCAGTGACAGCCAATCTGCAAATAGACCCCATCCAGACTTAACGTCATAGGTGAATTGCTTGAAGTCGTTTTGTGACATCCACTGAGCAACGTTTCCGGATAGATAATTAATATTTTCTAGAATTGCTGCTGAATTAGCAAATGTTAGGTTAACTGTGTCGATGTTATCATTGTTATTGATGTCTGTTGCATTTCGATATGTCTGTGTATAAGCAACCGTGTTGCCCATATTGAGAGCACAAACAGGTCCTAATCCTTCTGGATCATTAATACCACCAACCGTTGAAACATCCTGATTGATAATTGGATAATCCAGCCAAGGAATAATATTAGAACCAATTAGATTGACGTCCCATTTCACCTTAGGTGGAACTAAGCAACCATCTTCTATCTCTGCATTATATTGTGGATCACTCTTTGCAGACCATTGAGCAGACGCAAAATCATCTACGAAGATACCATTCTTAAATCTGTTTAAAGATGGATCAATACTGCTAGGAATTACCTTTTGCGCCATTCCACTTTCAAGTGAATTTAACGTAATGTAATATTCAACATCCTGCAATCTTCTATCGATCTTACCAATGTCAGCCATTGTGTAAACTTTTGGCTGGTTGAATGGCAGGGTATTAGAAGCAATTGAAGTAACTGTCTTTCTCTTCTGACGAGTATTCAGATACTTAATATTAGCCACATTAGTATTAACAATCTTCTTCTGACTATCACTTAGATTAACTGGAAGATTTGGATACGAAGGAACAACTAAATCAATAATCTTCATTGAGCCTTCTGGTTGCGTTGGTAAGTGTTGGAATCCAGAAATTGTATTGCTATTACCGTTCAATACTGTAAACTTGCTGTTCTTATCAACAAAGACGCTGTCTTTTCTGCCTAGGTAATATTCTGCTGTACAAATAAATGTACCATCCGGCACCGGGAACTTCTTTTCACCAGCAGCACTTAACGTAACTGTAGATGATGGATTAACAGGCGCTGTATTATATGCTGATGAAGGAGCTACGGTATTAGCCGCATACGGTCTAAAATCAAAATGTCCTAATAGATCAATTTCTTTTCCGTTATTAGTAAACACCTCAGGAATTTCAAAGCTGTTAACATTAGCGCCAAGTGAATCCAAATCAGTACTATCAACTTCAAATACAGTATTTGAGTTGGATGAAATGTAACTAATTGTGTCATAGAAACCCGCACCTGAACTTGTGAAGTAATCAAACTGTAACAGCAAGTAATCAGATGATGTTAATGATAATGAACTGCTTGGCTTCTTATATAGCCAGCTCAGATTATAAAAATCTGGGTTCTGATTGTGATCAACATAGAAGTTGCTGATGTAATTTGAACCGGCATTTGTTACGGTTGAACTACCAACATAAACACCCTTTAATCTAAACACATCAGGAACACCAACACACCATGGACCAACTGTATTAGCATCATTGTTTGCTAGTCTTAGCTTAACAAACTTGTTTCGATTTGCTGTCTTGGTTGTCTGAGACGGATCATTTCTCTGTATATTAACTGATAGTGAAACGGAATTAGCCGTTGAGAAACTAAATGCCTTACCAAAATTCATTGAAAGAATGTTTTGGTTAACATTAACGTTAGCACTTAATCCTGATCTATATCCGAAAGGAACCGGAACATCCTTGGGGAACGTTCTGTAGACTAATGAAGATGCATTTGTGAATCCACAATTTGCGTCCATCACGATCAGGGTATTGTTAACAACACTCTTTACCTTGCCTAGATGGTAACCACCAGTTGAATTAGCCGTAACAGTTAAATAATCTCCAACAACGTAGTCTGAAAGGAATGTAGTACCGCTACCAGTAACGTTTGCTGAAGTTGCTCCAACGCTAACAGTACCAGTTGATGATGTATCCGAAACAAAATCAACAGTTAAAGGAACAACAATTATTTCCTTTAGCTGGGTGCTTGAAAGATTTCCACTATATGGGAATATTTCGCTGGGAGTTCCACTAATATCCTTTGTTAAAATACCAGTGTTAGCTGTTGTTACGGTTGTATCATTTGTTCTATATGCATAAACGACTGTATTTGCATTCTTTAGACTTTCAACACCTGCATCAAACAGCAATCCAGTAGTATTGGTATCATAAATGAATGCTTGGGAGCTTCCAGAAGTTGGATCAACTTCCAGAACGATATCAGCAATACCCTTCTTAGTGCCATTGTAATAAACAGACTTGACGTCTCTAAAGTTCTTACCTGAACTCATCTGAACATTAAACAGATACAGTCTATAGGTAGCAGTATTCTGACCGGGCATACCATCGTCATGCATAATACTTCTAATATTTGCTGTACCAATTGCAGTACCAACTGGATCTGTATTTTGAGCTTGAATTAATGAGGTGTTTGATAGAAATCCCTTAGCGGAATTATACAGGGATACCTGATCACCAAGATTAAAAGCAAAGCTACCGCCCAGTTCATTAACCATTACATAGTTTCCGTAATTAAGTGAAACTGTATGGTTATTGGTCGTTGCGGTATTAATTCCCTTCTCAACATCCAAATTATAGTTAGCCTGAGTAGAAATTCTTACGCCATCAATATAAGCAATGCCCGGATCAACAACTAGATTGTAGTATTTTCCTTCATTGTCTGTATTTGCTGGAGCTCTTGTTGTAACAAGGAATGGATCAGTAACAAAGTCACCTGATGCCTCAGATGTTCTTCTGCTGATTTCGTCTCCAAGGACATTATAGGTAGTGGTTTGTTTTTGAGTGTAAGGCTTGCCCTCTTTCCACTCACAAATAGTAAAGAATTCTGAATTGTTTGTTGCCTGATCAGAATCAACCAGCTTTAATTGTGGGATTAATCTAAGACGATCTGCACCAGGTGCCTGATAATTTTTTGTTTCATTAGCATTATCATACAAACTGTCATCCATAGACGGATTAACAATATCTTCATTAGTAACAAACCCCACAGCCACATTGTCTGGAAGGATGTCATACTTGCTAACGATTATCTTTTGAGGAACTGATCTTAGGAAATAACCCTTTTGATAGATAACGCCTTCTGTAATACCAAATGCATAACCATTGCCAACGCTATTTGGCAGGGTTGAAACAACAATCTTGTCTAGATAATTTCTACCAGTTAAAGAAAGTGTCGTATAGCCACTAACGTTATTAACAGATCTGACTGTAAAATAAGGTGCCTGAGTATATCCTGCGCCCTTGTCTAAGATTGAAATGCTTGTAACAACACCAATCGAGTCAGTAGTAATTTTGCCTCTGAAATTAGCACCGAATGTTCTAATCACATACGCTGTAACATTTGCTCCAGGATTAGTAATGTTTTCGCCTGCTGACAGTGTCCAATAACTTGAGTTACAAGAAACATTAGCTAGGTCTACAGACTGTGGTCTAACTGTTGCAATAATGAAACCATTATTAGCATAAGTTGAGCTATCCAACGCCATGATCTCAACATTAGCATATTTGCCATTGTTTAAGTAATCGCCAACGACCAATGTTCCATCGGATACTGAGACTAGCAACTGCGGCAGGGCTATCAAGGAATCTGTATTAGAAAACCCTATGCCACCATTATTAATAGTAACTTTTTCAATGCCATTGATGATTGGATTGTAAACTTTTAGAACATCGCCTGATGAAAACGCAGTAGTAACACCATTAGTACCAAAGTTCTTATAGGTGATATACAGTGTCTTAAGATCAGGTGATGTTGATTCATAACCGTTTTGATAATCCGTAACCTGAGCAATCAACCCAGTTGTTTCGTTGATTACATTATAGTTAACATAACGATACGGAATAGAAACTTCACCTTCGTTAGTAATGTCTCTAATTTTAATATAGGGAATTGGATTATAGAACTGAAAGTTACATCCGGAAACCAATGTTCCAGTAGTAAATACGTGATCACCAAATCGTTCAATTTGCTTTTGAAGAATTGTCTGAAGCTGGTTTAGTTCTCGAGTTTGTACAGTTACACCAGGCTGAAACAGGATCTTATAAAAATCCTTGTCCTCATTATAATCATCACCGTATGGTCTTACTGACAAATCTGTTTTAATTGGCATCTTTTACCCTAAAAATTAATAAGAATTTTGAATGTTTGCGATTCGGTATTTGTTCTGGTTATTGGTTCAAGATTTTCTACATAAACAATTTCACCTGAATCATGTATTAGTTCCGGCCACATTAGACTAGTAACATTTGCTGTGGCACCACTTCTCACTCCAATAATTGCTCCCTCTGTAAAAATTCCGCCGTTAAAATTATTAAAATACATATCAACCGAACCGCTTCCAACAACGCTATGCAGAACACCCGAAGTATTTCCTTGGGTAACTGTTTCACCTGTTATGAACGATCCATTAATTATCGTTGCAGTATATTTATACAATTGAACAAACGTGTCATACTGTTTTGTGATATTATTACGTGAAATGCTATCAATAACATTAATTGTTTTGCTAGTTTCCCCATACAAAATACTATCCTGAAGCATTGTTGGCTGACAATTTGTTACTTTGATTGCTGAGGAATTAGATGAGATGATATACGATGTTCCCTCAACATTAGCATTATACACATAAATTGAATTTGCACTTAATTCACTGTTTGATTTTAGAACCAAGCAGGAACTGTTCACTACATTATTGACTTGAATTAGCTGGCAGCTTTCAAAATTTGCAGTTGTTAACAGCAAGTAATCATCCGCAGCAACCTTACCAGTAAAACTTGGGAGTCGCTGAATGTATGGGCTGATCGTTGCAATTGTATTTGTCCATGAACTATTGCTCTTCAGAACCAAGTGAGTATTATTAACAATATTGTTGATTTGAAGAATCTGTCTGCCGTTAGTGCTGTTTGCTGCTAGAATCACGTAGTCATCCGCGACATAATCACGAGTGAAATATGTAGATGTTCCCGTAACATTAGCAGAACTTGCATTGACGCTGACTGTGCCACTTGTTAAATCATTGTTATTAATCGTAACAACGTCACTATCAACGTTAATAACACCATATCCGCTAATGAAATTTATTGAGATACGATGAACGTTTTCATAATCATCAAAATTATTTGGAAGCTTCAGAACCAAGTCAACATTATCAAACAATGGATTTCTTATTAAACCATACTGTTGAAACTTATTGCTGGTTAGGATCGTATCACTTTCTGAATTAGCTAAAGTAACCGAAATGGAAACACTGTGGCAATTTAACTCATTGAACACATCATACCCGTGTCCGCCTCTAGGTGGCATTATTGGACGCACCTCTGCGGTATTGGAAACTCCAACTATAGAGTTAGCAATAACATTAGCAGTCGCAAATCTATATCCGATGCCGTCCTGCAACGTTTCTATTCTGTAAATGCTGTTGCTTGACAAACTATTAACTAGTGCTCTAGCAATGCAATTTGTTGTCTGCATCTCGTCACTCTTAATAGCTACCTTTGGGTAGATTTCAAAACTATCACCATTATTAGGGGATGTTAGAATTTCATTGTCAACTTGGAAATAATTACCTGACCCATTGCTAACATAACTAGTTATTTCTCTAATTGTTCCTGTAGCATCGCCCGAAGTAATGTACATAATGCAGTTGTTATAGAAACCATTGCTAGTATTAGCATTCGATGATGATAGCTTAAACAACGTCTTATCACCATTAACATTGATATCATCTGTTTTTAGAGTGGATACAATGTAATTGTTATATCCTCTACCGGGATTCTCTACTTTAAAAATGTTTAACTGATTGTTTGCAATTGATGTCGTAGACGAGTTAGCAACAATCGGATACATTGTTCCGCTTTTAAACTTGCTAGTAGTCGTATCATCAACCGAATACAAATATTTCCAGATATAGCCATCACTAGTCTGATACAATGAAGTATTTGGTCCAGTAATGTCCGTAAACAATGGTTGAACAGTGCTATTAGCATCATCATTGTTATGCAGGCATTTCCAAAAGTGATAATAGGATCCCTCGTGCGTAACAACTGCTAATGGGTCATTTCCAACACTAGTATCATCATACATTTCAAAAGCGTAATCTTCTACCCATGATATTGTATTAATCATTAGGCTAAAATCATTGGAACTACACTTCTTGCCCATGATCATGTTGGTCCATGGAAATTCCTGGGTATCATAAACAATGTTGTCTATTTCAGAGACAGAATTTTGTTCCTGAAAGTTTCCGACATACAGATAATATGTATCTTCACTATCCAAAAAGTTCTTTGCTGTATTGTAATTAAAAGACGAAGTTAATAATTTTGTCATTCCGTTGTTACTTCCGTGCTAATAGATACCGTGCAATCATTATTGCTATTCCAACTTAATTTACCAAACATTTTTGTTCCTGCTACGTGAGCAACCTGATTAACCATATTAACATATTTATCCATTAGAATTGCACTGATAATCTCGTAGCTATAGTTTTGGTAATAATCACCATCAAATAATTTCTTGACTCCGCTAGGTTCACTTCCCAGTTTCTTATAATATCCTTCACTCTTTCCTTGTTTACTTAGTACAATGTTTCCTAACACTTCACCATCTGCTGTTAATACTGCTTCACTTTGAATGTAATTAAATCCACTATCAATAATAGCTATTCCGTTAGCTATTCCGTTACCAGCTACGATTTCTGAAAGAACCTTAGCATTTCTACCTAGAACTGGATTATTAGTATTTTTTGAAACAGTAACAACATTAGCAGTTGCACTAGACCGATAACCAGTAATTAGTGTTGCTGTATTGCTTGTTACTATGAAATTCTTACTATCCTCAACTCGCATTCTTTGAATATAGATTGTGGTGTTTGATATCTTTTGAATGATTCCTCTAGCATCACCCTGAGTAACCAATTCTCCATTAGCAAAATTTTGACCGTTGTAAGTTACTTCAAGAATCACATCGTCAATGCCCAAATCACTTACCATTAGCTCATCCACTACATACATTGGCGGATTAATATAATCCGATCCAACACCCGTGATAATAATGTCTTTGATCTTACCAACATTCGCACTGAAATACTCAAAGCAACTTCCAATTGTTCCGCTGGTTAAATTTGCTGTAGGATTACCCGGAAAACCATAAGCTGCTGCATTAATTAATGTACTAGATGGTGGCAGTCCTTCATTGTTGGCTAGTGAGACAGTTTCTTCGTATAGTAAAGTAGGTGAGATTGAATAACCAGCACCTGATCCTACAGTATCAACCGTAACGACATCACCAGTAAAGTTATCTCCGTAAACATACCCATTACTTGAAGAATAAAATGTTCCATCTGTATTAATTAATCCAATCTTAATTAGCGTAGAATCTACCGTAGCAAAAGCACCAGTAAATGAACCATAGCCAGTATCACCATCTTTGATAATTCCCTCTACTTCATCCAAGTATAGAGTATTGTTATAGACAGTAGAAATTTTTCCTTTACCAGACGACTGAACAAACCATTCTTTTTCAATAAAGCTGCCACTAACACTAGAAATGTTAACTACTGTATTTGCAGTATTTGCAATAAAGACACCAGTTGCATAGGCGTTTGAATAGCCATTAACTAATGTCAATGAGCCTATTACTGCATTTGAATATGTATGAAACGTATTGTTTAGAGAACCCGATAATTCTGAACATAACAATGTTCCTGTATTAGCAGTTATCGGATTGTTGCTAAGAACAACACCCTGCCCCATCAAGTCATTATTACCATAATAAGTATAGACATTTGCTCCAGCTATTAAACTTCCTGAAGCATCTTCATAGTTAAGATAAACTTTTGGTTGAACAATGTCGCCCTTAAACGTCGAATAAACCGTTTTGCTACCATCAATTAGTTTAGTGTTATTGATTCCTAAAATTGCATTACTGATGTAAACCGTCGAATTTATTGTGTATCCATAACCACCATCTTCAAGTTCAAAGTTAACATACCCGCTTTGTGACATCGTAGATGTCACCTTAGCCTTAGCACCTACGCCATGCGTTCCTATTACTTCAATAATGTCACCATTAACATATCCAGAACCAACGCCCGATGTTGGCAGCGTTACTTCATTTACGCATCCAAGAAAATAAGGACACTCAATAACATCAATTGAATTATCAGTTGGGTAAATCTTTTCTCCTGCAACAAAGTCACCACGAACATTACTGATATAAGCTACGTCACATAGTGTTGTCCCATATCTTTTTCTGACAATGCTTTCAACATAAGCTGTAGCACCAGACTCAAATCCTTTAATTTCTTTATGATTAAAATTTAAGTTAGATCCAGACAGGCTTAGTTGAAGATAGGTCGGGATATACCATTCACCATCACTACTTCCAAATAGATCCTTAGAAGGGTAATAGACTTCAATGTCCTTACCAAATACTAGGTTAAACAGGAGCTTTAATTCCTGCTCTGTTCCCTTAGAACGATAAATGTCCAGACTGTGTTTAACTAATGTTCTTAGATCCGCCTGAGTGTCAAATTTAATATCAACTAGGTACTTGTTTTTGAAGTAAACAATAAAATCATCTGATGTAGAATCAATTTCCTTGTTATCATAATATTTTCTAGATAAATCCAATGGATTATTGTTTGTTTCCAACCATTGATAATAGGTCTTAACAAACTCAATAAACATTGGACCATTTTCCTGATAGAACTCAGGGAATTGATCCTCAATAAAGTTGCTGATATGGGAAACAATTTCTGCCATTAAATTGACACTTGCTCAATCGTTAAATTACACTGATCAATCTCAACACTTAAAATTGTGTTCAGTTTTACTAGAACATCATTGTCTTTAGTTGTAACAAAGATTTTAATATTGTCACCATCATAAGAATCAACAATGACATTGTTCAGTTTTACTAGTCCAGATGTGTAATCAACTGTTCCAATATTCCCTTTAGTCACAAACTTGTTTTCTTGTTTAACTACAAATCGAATATTGCCATCACCATCATCTTCTAGCTGTCCATACTCACCGCCATAAGTAAAACCTGTGCTTGATACTGTTTTTACTTCGGTAATTGAGTGACTATCATCTAAAATACCACTATTGTTTTCTAGTTCGACTCCAAAACCAAAGCTATAGTTTCTGCTTTCACTAGTAACCGGCACTAACTTTTTGTATAGTCTTATTTTTGTTAAGTTACTTACAATGCTACTATCCGCCTGATCAATTACTGCAATAAATGGACTATATCTAAACGTTACATTAAAATCATCCAGTTCATCGGTATTGTACTGATTGATGGCTGCTAGAACCAATGTCTTAATTCTTTCTAGGCTTTCATTAGTGACATTGATATTGTATCTTATTGTTGAATCTACCTGCACAAAAGTTTGTTGAGCCTCAACAAATGAAGGAATAATTGTCAATGGACATTTATTCTTGATAAAATTGTAATAGATATTCTTCTTGCTATCCGGAACGCCATCAATGTCTCTTAATTTTACTGCAACAAATACCTTACCAAACTGAGGTGGAGTTAATTGTTCGCCACCATAAGCATAAACAGCACTTATTTCTGGATACTTAGTTTTTAACAATATCTCATAATCTCGGCTGGTTACTGCTCTTTCTTGTGTTTGAAAATATCTAGGAGCATAAAATCTAGTGGTTTCTAAATCTTCCGCATAATCACCACCATATGCGGTTGTGACTGTTGTAACAACAATACTGTCTGTTAACTCAGAATCAGCGCCAGTAGGATTAAAGTTAATACTAAACTTTCCGGCTCCATTTGAAAGAGGGCCTTTTGACACTCGATAATCAAGAACAATTACTGCATTGTTCTTTGGGCGTCTACCAATAATATTATCTCCAAACAATACTTCATATCTGCCATCAACTGCTGATGTCTGAACAAAGAAAATCTTTGAGGATGGATCATATCCAAGCAAACTGGTAGCAACCTTATACGTATCACCTACTGTTGCGCCATCTTCAAAAACAATTACAGATAATGACTGAAGATCAACATCCGCATTGCTGATCTTAAATTTCGGTTGTTTGTTGTTCTCTGAGTAGTTAAAAGAATAGGTATCCTTTACGTAGATTCCTTCATAGATATCGGTCTCAAAAGAGAACGTCGTATTAGATGATGAAACAGTCATTGTTTCTGGAATGCTGAATTCATACGACTTGTTTTTGATAATACTAGAGAATGACTGACCCTTTTGAACAATATAAGGTTGTGATTCACCAGTTGCCTGGAAATCAACCTTAATTCTAGCCTTTGATGACGTGGCTGATCTTGGCAAATAATTTAATTCTTTGGCATGAGACAATACGGAACTTTTTAATTGAGCAGAATCCAAATACCCTTCGGAAATTGCCATGTTCAAGAAGAAAGCATTCTTGAATGTATTGTACGACAAAATGTCCAGTAGGACATTAATATTACTACCATCAAAATCGTAATCCTTAAAGATATCCTGTGATTTCAGATATGTCTTTAGGTCGTTTTTGTAATCACTAAAATCCAAAGAGGTAAAGTTAATTGATGAATTGGCCATTGGTTTTATCTAATCCTCTTCAGAAAAATATCAGTTTCAAATGTCTTCTGTATATTTATTAAGGTAAAACTCAGCTTGCAGAAAATAGAATTGTGTGCGTCGTCTTCACGAAAAGCCAGATTCACTACAGTAACTCTAGGATCGTAATTTTTAATAGACATTTGAATTCTATCCCTAACAGAATCTATATACGCAGGCGTGTTCAATTCGAACAGACTTCCTATTAAATTAGTACCCTTTTCTGGACTGTAGAATCTCTCATTAAAATTGGTCATCACAATGTTTTTAATCGAGGCAATTATTGCCTCTTCATTTGATAACTTAACAATCTGCCCGGTTACTGGATTCAAGTCTAGGTTAGTAGAGAAATCTGAATAGTATTCAATTTGCTTGTTTTTTACTGTGAATTTATCTGCTCTGGCCATTTAGGTACTCATCTTCGTTGCTGGGACTTCTGCTGTTTTGATTCCCTGATGGAAACTGTTTTCCGCTTGTCTAGTTGTTACACCAGCGGGTGCATTACTCATCTTAATACTGTCATATCCAAGATTTAATTCTCCAGCGGCAATGCTTACCTTTTCGCCCTTTAAAGCCAGAGATTTGCTTTCTAGAGTAATGTCTCCACTATCACTGCTGATATGGATCTTGCCATCATCTGCTAGTGAAATTCTAGTCTTTGCCTTGCCGTTACCACCGGTTGATGTAATAACCAATGATTTGCCTGCACCCATCGACATTGATTCTTTAACCTGCATATTAAAATTCTTGCCAACATATGATGCTGATGATTTTGCAGTAAAATCGCTTCTATCACCAGCTACTTCCGTATGCATTCCACCAGAAACATTCATTCTAGAATGCCCGCCAACTTTGGTGTCAACGTTGCCATCATATGTTGTAGTCACGCCTTTTTTGTAATATTCATACTGATTGCCAACTATTCGTTTAAGTGTTGATCCATCTTTTAATATCTCATAGCCACTAGTTGAACCATGTGTGTTCTCATATCTAGATTTTTTCGATAGATCGCGAGTCTCTTTGCTTTTATCCCAGTAAACCGTTTCGATTACCTCTGGATTGTATTTGTCTTTGTTCCACCACTTATCATCGTTTTGATCCTGACGAAATCTATCTGGATGTTTGTATAGTTCTTCTGTCATTTTGAATTCTTTACACAGGTTAGAACATTATTAACGTACTGTAATGTGCCTGGTTCCTCGTTAATTACACAAGGATCACCTGGCTTTGGATCCTGCTGCTTAGTTTGCTTATTGATCATGTTAATAATCTGATTAAGGATTGAAAACAAGTTCGATCCTAGGATGCCCTCAAGACCATTGGTTCCCTGCTGATTATTTAGCAACTTTTTCATGATATCTAATGCTGGCTGAACTGCGCCAGAAGTATTTCCGCCATCGAATTTTTTGATGTAGTCAATTACCTGAGATGGATCAAACTCCTGTGGGCCAATTGTTTTCTTATCGGCAAACTTTGCCTTGCCATTAGCCTTGGTAATCGCATATTTAATGTTGTCATCTTCTGTTTCCGTTGGCGTTGGAGCCTTTGGGTTATTTAAATCTGATTGACCATCATTTGGTTTTTCTTTTAACTTTTCATGCTTGCCTAATGCCGCAGGCGTAACAAATCCATTTGATTGCCCTGGAGATGTTAGAACTCCAGCAATGCCAGTTATTTGGTTGGTAGACGTGTCAATTGTAGAATAAACCCACATACCTTTTTTATAGGTACCCACGCCAAAAGTTCCGACACCACCAGTTACTCCATGCTTGCCGTCATTAATATATGCCCATGGTAATTTGTCATCGGGAATGTTCTTTTCATCCTGATCTAGTCGTCTTAATTTTACTCTGCCTTTCTTTTCAGGATCATTGGTATCAACAACCAGCGAAGGTATCCAGGAACCAGGATCTAGTGTATTAAAATAACTCATGGTGTCATACCCCCTTTAATTCCTTGAATAGTAGTGAAACCATTAAATTGACTATCGTCAGCAGTTAATTCATGAACCAAGTCAGTAACCAAATATTGTCCTCCAGAATCATATGAAAAAATGTTGTATTGGTAATCACCCGATGGCGGCATTAATCTAATTGTCGCACCCTTGCCTACCGTAACATTTAACCCAGTTTGCATTGCTACTTTAATTTGAATTTGTGGACCGCCTCTTGATTGGGCTGAGAACAAGCGTTCTTCCATTGTCTTATTATCAGGAGCAGTTGCTCTAGGCCATAACGAACTATTTGTGCTTTGAATATTAGGAGCACCGCCTAATGCGCCTTGTGAAATACTCTGCATCATAGATGAAATTGGAACGGACCCACCAAAATTACCAGAAGCAACCTGTTGAGCTGCATTTAAATACGTGGCGATCTTGCCCTCAAACATATCAAATACCATCTTGGATTGCTTAACGGCTCCTGCTATTTCACCAACGGAACTTCTGCCTCCGTTGTTTCTATCAGTAAGAGCCTGAGCAGAAATGATAGCATTGTAAATCATTGGATCGAAAAAGTTAGCTCCCCATGTTTCCTTCTGAATAAAAGTTTCTTGTGATCCCATTCCCATGAACAAAAATTCCAACGGAGCTAATTTTACGCCATCTCTATCTCGAAATAGCATAACATTTCCAGTCTTTGATCCACCAAACAACAATGTTTTCATAATATCATCAATAGCAGCCAGTGGTTTCATGCTATTAACTGTGTAACCTTCTTTGTCTCCTAGCATTCCAATACTTCCCATTAAAATAGAGAGAGGTTCCTTGCCTAGGTATTGGCCCCAGATTTGTTGGATTGCATCCGTTCCAGTTTGCCCTTTATGTCCACTTTGAACTAGGTTTGCCTTATCTTGAAAATATGTAGGACCAATTAGGTCAATTGTGTAAATCACAGACTTTAAATTATTAGGATTAGGACGTCCCTTTAAGTTTAAAATTTGCAGCGTGCAATTATAAACATACTCATTGGGTGGGGAGTGGAACGCAATATTGCATTGTTCACCACCTACGATATCCATATTATCCATTAGGTTATTGTTATCAATAATAACAACTTGTGCAGTTAAATAAGGTTTACAGATTGACTCAAACACCTTAACTGAATTTGTGTATTGTAAAAGATTGACTCCCTTAATCGATAAACTTCTTAGGGCAGCCTTTCCAGGTGAGACGTAATCACTCATTCTTTAATAACTTCTGCCTAATCGATTCTGTTGTTTCCATTGCAAATCTTGCATCTAGCAAGTAAATGAATTTCTTGCTTTCGTTTTGTTCCATTTCATAGTCATATGCATACACGGGTGACCAGAAATATTGTTCATCAAGATCAATGTTATAAACATGCGAGATAATTTCTGTAATAGCATAGGTAGTCGTGGTATTTTTCTTTTGAACTGTCATTGCAACAGTTGGAACTTCACCAAACATATGTTGAAGCGTGTATTGACTATCTGAAACATTGCAACAAATGCCATAACCAACAACGTCTCCATCTACAAACTCAACAACATCATCGACTTCAAATATTCCAGAAGAAGTAAATGTAAATGTCTGGTTAGTATTCACTTGCCAATCTTCTTGTCGTCTTGAATAGAATTGTATCTCTGCGCCGACTCCAAAGTTTGGAATGTAATACTTTTTAATTTGTTCTGGTAGATTGCTGTAAACTGTTGGAGATACATTAATTGTGTCATCCGCCCAATTATTACGATAGAACAGAATCTTTTCTTGAGCATCCTCAATGCCACCGTATTTTTTGATCAGATACTTATTAAATTGTTCTGGATCCAGATACCAATCATAATAAGGATCGGTTATTCCATTAGTTAAATAAATCAACCAATCTAAATATGAATCATTGTAATAGGCATTAGCGACAACATCACTTCTCATTCCATACTTCAATTCATATGGGTAATATGAATTTGGAGAATGATAATCCAATGTTAAAGAAACTCTTTCAGTTATATTTCTTGTTAGGGTGTTATTGTATTTAATAACTGGAAATTTTTGAAAGTATTGTTCCATTAGTGTTGCCCATCTAACCAGTATTCTAATTCTAATGTTCTTAGTGAAATATCCACCGCTTCTGGTGCACCAGATCCTTTATAGAAAGCAGGCATACCACCCGGAGTATAATTTGAAACAAATGATTGAATTACTGCTGGCTTGAACTTGAACAAATAATCAGCATTTGGAGAAAATGACATTTGAACAATGCTTGGAAATTTCCATAACAAAGCACCAAGCGTTGTCGTTGGCGAAGCTTTATCGTTAACCAGCTTACAAATATTTTTAATAACTTCAGATTCTTTTTGATTTCGTGGCATTAGCTTCCATGAAAATTGTAATTGCTTGTAAGTAGGACCCTTAAATACAATAGTAACGAACTGATTTGGTGAAATACCAAATAAAGACATAGCGCCTCTAGTAACACCAGCAGCCGCAGCAGAAACTCCTTGTGTACCCGGAATTGCTTGTCCTAGTCCTGATCCTACCTGAGCAGCAATTGCTGCTGTAGCAATACCAGCAGTTGCTAAACTACCAGGCAAATTATTCATTCCATTTTGTGCTTCAGTTAATCTTCCTTTTGCTAAATTAATAAAAGTATCAGTAGCGTCGTTAACTGCACTTGACACTCCTTGCAGCAATCCACCTGGTCCCAATCCTAAGGCTTCTTGATCCCACAGCAAAGTAGTTGGATTAACAATTTGCATTGGAACTGGAAGTACAACTGATCCTATTGGACCTTTTAATTGTCCTACTTCCATTAAGTTTTTTCGAGAATAATTGTAAAAATCCAGCTTGAAGTAATATTTTGGCGTGTCCGAAGGAAACGATAAAGCTGCTGAATTTGATGAGCTTTGAACAACTGAATCAATCTGTGTTGTGGGTGTTGGTGGTAAATAGACGCCAAGAGACGCAGGTTGCTCTGTTGGTTGATTAGCATCCCCTATAGACATATCATTTTGAATTGTATTAATGTCCGCCATGTATTTCCTATAAATATTACGATTACTTAACTTATTTATAGAGATTAAATGGGAAAATTTTTACAAGGAAAATACAAGCCAGCAAATCCTGAGAAATATAAGGGCAATCCAACTAATATTGTCTATCGTTCTTCATGGGAGCTTAAACTATTAACATTTTTGGACAAGAATGAGAATATTATCCAATATTCCTCAGAAGAATTCTTTGTGCCTTATAGAAATCCAATTGATAACAAAATTCATCGCTATTTTCCAGACTTCTGGATCAAGCAGAAGAACAAGCAAGGGCTAATTGAAGAATTAATAGTTGAGATTAAGCCAAAATCCCAAACACAAGTACCCAAAAGAGCGCCCAAAAAAAGAGAATCAACTTACATTAGAGAAGCGCTGACCTACGGAAAAAACTTAGCTAAATGGAAAGCAGCCGAGGAATACGCTAAAAAAAGAGGATGGAAATTTCAAATAATGACTGAGGAACATTTATACAATGTATGATCGTCCAGATACTATTAAATCTATTCTAAAAGCATGGCAAATTGAGAATGAGCCAAATAAGCTATCATCACTAAGATGGCTTATTGATGAGGCTAAAAAGCTTCGTCACGTTAAAGGATTGATGGGTGCTACTGGTATTACTACCGAGGACATTATTAAGAACAAGCAAAGTGGTAAATTTATCACTAGAGGAAACATGCGCAAGGAATTTATAGGAAGCATGTTGCTATACACATATGACCCAAAGTGGAAAGAAGAACTGCCATACTATGACATCTATCCATTGATATTTCCTTTTGAACTAAAAGAAGATGGTTGGCTTGGAATTAACCTACATTATCTACCACCAAAACTTAGACAAGCTCTATTGGAAAATCTAATGCAGGCATTTGATGACAAGAAGAACAGAATTAATATTACGTACAAGTTTCTTCAAGCAACCGGTACTGCTTATGCCCCATGCATCAAAAGATACCTAGCCGGGCATGTTAGATCCAGATTGTTAATTATTGAACCTGAAGATTGGAAGAAAACAATAGCTCTGCCATTTGCACAATTCAAAAAAGCAAGCCAGACTCAGGTGTGGAAGGAATCAAACACCAAGATTAAAAGTATGGATTCTGGTAGAAAGAGAAGAAAATAATGGCATTTAATATTCACGATTTTAAAGCAATTACTCAGACTACCAATTACACTAAAGCGAATAAGTTCCTTACAAGGTTTAATATTCCTGCAGGACTAGGCTGGAGATATTCTGAGACGGTTAGATATTTGGAATACTGGTGTGAAGGAACATCACTGCCCGGAGTTAATATAGCTGCTTACGAAGGTGCTAGATACTCATATGGCTCACGCGAAAAAAGACCGTTTGCTCCGATCTTTCAGGATATTGCATTTACTGTTCTATTGGATGGTGAAGGAAAGATGCATGATTTCTTTGGATCGTGGGCTAGACTTATTACTAATTTTGACATGAGCCAGGGAATAACAGGAACTAATTCTGCTCAGGCTCCTTATGAGCTAACTTACAAAAGCGATTATCTTGTTGATGTTCATGTTGCAACATTTAGAGATGATGGCCAACAATCACACAATATTATCTTAAGAGATGCTTTCCCTTTAATGATAGGCGACGTTAGAGGAAATTGGGCGGACAACAGCATTGCTAGATTGCCCGTAGTTATAGCCTATAATGATTGGTATAAAAGTGATCAGCCTTTTAATTATAATCTAGAAAATGGAGAAAATAATGCTACCGAAGATTAAACACCCTCAATTCTCTTTGACCCTTCCAATTAGCAAGAAAGACGTTGTCTATCGTCCAATGCTTGCTCGTGAAGAAAAAATTCTTTTGATGGCAAAAGAGAACAGTGATAAATTTGAGACATTGTCTGCTGTTAGACAAGTTGCTAATGATTGCATCACTACAGAAAATTTTAATATCGATGATTTATCAATCATCGACCTAGAGTTTCTTTTTATTAAGATTAGATCTGCATCAATTGGTAATATAATTAATGTATCCTACCAAGATGGCGAGGATAAGGAAATTCGCAACTTCGACGTTAACCTTGAAAATGTTGGAGTTAATTTTCCATCAGAACAGTCAAATACAATTATTGTTAATGATGAAATTGTTATTGATCTAAAATACCCGCCATCAAGTCTATATATTGATAAGACGTTTTTGGAAGCAACTGGTGCAGACGTTCTAACTAAATTGATCCTGTCATGTATTAGTAAAATTTCTCAAAAAGGAATTAAGCTAGATGGATATAATGATGAAGAATTACTTCAATGGCTTGACCAGTTACCAATAAAAACGTTTGAACAGTTTAAAACGTTTTTTGGTAATCTACCAACACTGTATTACAAGATTACATACACTAACAAACTAGGAAACGAAAGAACAATCGAGTTAACTACATTACAAGATTTTTTTACATTGGGCTAATAAACAACACTCTTTTGAAGTATTTCAAAGACAACGTTTTATTAGCCGAACATTATAAATGGGACATCGAAAGTCTAGAAAATTTAATACCATTTGAGAGAGACGTATATTTAAGTTTAGCGAAAGAAAAGAAGTAAATGGCTAATATGTTCGAGAAAATTTTAAGTAAGACAACTTCTTCAGGAGCTGAAATACTTAAAGCCGGAGTCAGAGGAGTTCAGCAAGCAATAGGTGCTCCACCTATTGGTGGTTCTGTTGCGCCTGAACTTCCAGGACAGACGGAGACAACTGCGAACACTAAACCATTTGAAACAACTACCAACAATCGTTCGGAACTATCTGTAGATAAAAGTCCGGATGCACAAAAAATAATCAAGAAGTATGGCAAAAAAATCAATAAGGGTGATGTCTACTCTATGATTAATGCTTTGTCAGATGGATTTACAGAAGATCTAGATAAACTTGAAAACAAAGTCATTGCTGTTAGTGAACATATCTATCAACAAATCAAAAAGGTTGCTGTTTACACAGAAAACATCAAAAAAGATGTCACTGTTATTTCTAAAAAGCAAAAGCAATTTGATGAAGATCTAGGCAAACTTAAATATCGAATTGAAAATGAGCTAATTAAAAAAAAATCAACGTCATTAATAAAAAACGATAATGACGCTAATCGAAATATTGAACCCAATCAGCAAGACAAAAATAATAACTCTTTAATAAATGACGCAGTTAAGGCATACTCAGGCTATAAGGCTGTTAAGACCGTCAAAGATGTTTCTACTTTATCTAAACTAGGTGGACTAGGAGTTAAAGGAGCGTTAGGTGTAGCAGCAGGAACAGCATTGTCTGCTTATAGTGCATCTGAATCAGACAAAGCACTAAGAAACCGTGATCCATTAAAAGGCAACTGGGAGGGCGGTTTAGATTCCAGAAATGCTAATAGAATGATGTCTGTTGCAGGATGGGCTGCATCAGGTGCAGGTGTTGGTGCTATGCTTGGTGGTATTGGGACTGCTCCTGTTGCTGGTATTGGAGCCGGTCCTGGAGCGGCCCTAGGTGCTGCTGTTGGTGGTGGAATAGGTCTTGCTTCAAGTACATGGAATGATTATTTAGGTAGTGGTAAGACATTTAGCGAATACTTCCTGTCTATGAATAAAGACAAGCAAAACATTGTTCATCAGGATAATATTAAAAAGTATGGCGAAGAAAAGGCAGATGAACTAGCTAAATCTCATTGGACCAGAACATGGGAAAGAATTACGGGCAGCAAGAAAGAAAATGAAGCTGAAAAAATTGTTAATAACAACAGCTTTGAAAACACTACTGATAACTATGAATTAAAGAAGTCATCAATATCATTAGAAGCTAAACTAAGCGACATTGAGTTCTTAGCCCTAAGAAATATCAAAGCTAAGGCACAAGGAACAATTACTCTTGATGCGCCTAATATTGTTCTGGATTCTCCAAACATTACATTTACTAGCAAGCCTAGAATTTTAAAAGACTTGGATGAGAAGGGAGATAGTCAAAAAACTTCGTCTCCTAAGATGAATGAAAGACAACGTCAGCAGTACAATGAAGATGTAGAAAAGCATGGCGTAGATAAAGCAGATCAATTAGCTGATGTTAGAATGAATCCTATGATGGGGTCTGCTAGATCATTATGGGGTCAAATTACTGGTCAATCTCCAGAACAACAAGCACAAGCTGCTGGTGAGGCTATTGGTACTAGAAACACTGGTGGAAACAGTACTACAGCATCAACACAAACATCTTCTCCTACAGGAGATACGATCATATCAGGTGATCGTACAGGTCTGGATAAGAATTCAAAGCTAATTGATTATAATTCTACTCATATGAAGAAAGAGCTAGGTATAAACGACTCTCAATGGAACGCTTATCGTCAAGGGCTAGCTAAGATTGAAAGTGGAGGTAAGTACGGATTAATTGGAGGTTCCAGTAACAAGTACTCAGGAGCCTATCAATTTGGTCCTAATGAGATTAGTAGCACGGCTAAGCGATTAGGAGAGTCAGCTCCTAGTAGACAGCAGTACTTACAAGATCCACAAATGCAAGAAAGGTACCTTGATAGATATACCAAGTATCATCATGACTACTTAATAAAAAATAGTAATGCGTATCGGAATTTAAATTCCGAAGATAAGTTAAAGGTTTTAGGATACGCGCATAATCAAGGAGAAGGTGGAGCACGTAAGTGGCTAGAAACTGGACAAGTTGGACGTGATGCGTTTGGTACTGCAGGTACTGCTTATTCTAAAGAGATAGGTAACAGACTAGGAGCACTCTCAAGGCAGTCCTCATCACAGACAGCTACTAAAGAATCAGTAGTACCCGGACAAGGTGATACTAAATTTGTCGGCAAAGGTACAATGGGTACTAACGATAGATTACATGCAGCAGTCGTTGGTGGTTCAGGCTATCTACCCGAAGGATATACACTAAAACAAACATCAGGAGCTAGAGATGGTCACAATCAAAGTCATCATAAAGGTGGTAATGCTGGTGATTTTCAAATTTATGATCCAAATGGAAAACCTATTCCAAATAGAGGCGAAGATACCACTGGAATGTATACACTATTAGCTAGAGGAGTTAAAACTTGGGTATCAAAAAATGATCCTGAATTAATGACTAAAATTGGTTATGGTGGTGCTTTTGGTACAAAATTAGGTGGTGGTGGCGTTCCTGACCTGATGCACTTTGATTTGGGTGGATCGCGTGGTCGAATGCGACCAGAAGTTCAATTTCATAAATTGAGTTTAATAAATGATGAAGAAAATTCTACTAGAAACAAACCGGTTGCTAAATCAAAACAATCTGATCTGGATATACCGGCAGAACCACCTACCAAAGATGCAGTTAAATTAACAGATCCAGAACAGAAAATTGCTCAACAATTCCCACCTGTTCAGGACCTATCAATCGATGGTTTCAAAACTGAGGAAAAGAAAGCAACTCTAGGATCTGTTGCTGATCAGGTATCTGCAGAATCTGCATTTAGAAAGCAAAGAGATGCATCATTAGTTCCACCGGATACTAAACCATCACAAATTGCTGATCAAATAATTATTCATCCTGAAGATATGGAAAATGCGATTCCTAAACCAAAAGATGAAGATATTCCAAAACAACCTACATCTGAATCAATCAAGGAAACGTTATCAAAGGACGATCAAAAAGAAAGACCATCCCAAGGATCACCATCAATAACGCCACCTGTTCATAATCCAGAACAAGCAATGCCTGGTGCTAGAGATAATGGTTATGGTCGTAAAAGAAACAATGATAATGTTGGGTTCTGTAGTATCTGATATTAATAAATACTAGTAAAAAAGGAATTATTAAATGGGTAAAGCAGATACGGAAGAAGATGTAGAAACCAAAACACCTACATCAGACATTAAAATCAAGACAACTCCTGTTGTATCTAATCCAGATTACAAAGGACCTCAACAAGAAAAATGGTTCGTAAAATACTGGAGACCATCTGCTGCCTATATATACTTAGTTCTTGTTGTATTTGATTTTATCCTAGCACCAATAGGAACAGGTGTATTATCTGGATTATTCAAGATAGCCTACTTACCATGGGCTCCATTAACTCTTCAGGGTGGTGGCTTAATTCATATAACTTTTGGTGTAATTCTTGGTCTATATACATTTGGAAGAACTCAAGAAAATTTAAAGAAACTGGAAACAAACTAATCATATTTACATTTGTCAGCCATTGGACCTACACTTCGCCCTTTAAGGCAAAATGTAAGTATGGATACACCTGTCGAGCCACCCTTACTACATTGGATTAGAAAAACCTTGTTAAAGGAAAGGATAGGAAGTGCGGTTTACCCTTTTAAAATCAGCTTATCTTCGCAAACAATGAACAATACCAGTCCAACGATATTGTTCTGTTTTGATGGTTTAAAGTATTCCATCTCTTAAATGCTTTTATTTTTGCCGTCTTTGCATAATTCGGACGGTTTAAGAACGTGATGTGAAGATCACGTTCAGTTTGCGATAAAGCCCGCAACCATGTTGGGTTCTCATCCTGAACCACACGGAGTACTTAATAATTTAGTACTATCTTAACTTTATTTGGATATCGTTTTGTCCAATTAATTCATAGTGTATTTTTTAATAAGTGTTGTGGGTAATACGCAAAACAAGTTTACCCACAACACTATTTATGGAATTAATAACGAAAATTACTTCTTTTTAATAAGTGTTTTGAAAAAATCTTCGTCATCGTCCCCACTATCAGTATCTACTTCAAATGGGGGATCTTCATCGTTATCTTCTACTGCTACTTCTTTCTTTGGCGTTTTAGCCTTAGTTGTTTTTGGCGCTTCTTCATCGTCTTCAGATGTAAAGCCCATAACTTCATTCAGCCTAGCTTGTAGTTCTTCATAACTCTTGAAGTTCTCTGGATTGAGGAATTCCTGTAGGGAATATTCCTTCTTCCAAATTTCTTCCATTTCATCATCGTCTGCAACAGGACCAGGTTTAGCAAACTCTGAGCGATCATAATTGCGATAGCCGTCCTTTTGTGCAATCTTCAACTTGAAGTTAGCACCAGACCATAAATCGAATGGATTGACAGGTTCCTCATCTGGAAACTTTGGATTCATTAAATCGTTTAACTTATCGAAAATCTTCTTACCATAACGATATAAGAAAACCTTACCATTGTTTTCTGGATGTTCGGGGTCATCTACTACATAGATGTTTGAATAAAAGAATGTACGTCTTTTGGTACCACCATTACCTGGTGTTCCTGAAACAATATCCTTGTTCTTCTTTTCTCCTGTTGCCCACAATTTAGAATTAAATTCTGAGACAGGGTCTTTCTTCTTAATTGTAGTTAGAGACTTCTCAATGTACCACTTTCCTGTAGGACCTTTAAATCCGTGATCCCACATACAAATGAATGGGTCATCTTCATTAACTGGTGCTGGAAGAAATCTAATAACGGCATATCCATTTCCCATCTTGTCTACAGATGGTTGCCAAAATCTATCATCGTCGTTACTATATTGTGGATTGCTTAGTTCAGTAATTTTACTGTTTAGCTTTTGAAACTGTTCTTTTTGTTTCTTTTTTAGTTCAGCAAATGTAGTCAATTATATTTCCTTTTTTCTCCTTGTTCACTTGATACATAATTTAAACACGTTTGTTCACAATCACATCGTATAATCTTTTATTTATACTTTATTTAGGTGTACTTGTCAAGAATTAATTTTTTAAATTTGGATATTTCTGGATTGAATATTAACCGATATTTGTTAACTCGAAACATCGTGTATTGATAGAAATCATCATCCTTGTAAAATGCATTCCACTTGGCTAGGTAGCCACAAAGTTGATCTAAAATTAATAATGTCTCAATAGTGATTCTCTTAGCAACATATTCGTTAAAAAGAAATGGGTATGAGTTTTCAGTGTATTTAAAATTGTCATTGAACACTGGAGCTAATAATTCCGATTGCTGCTGGAAATGGTATGTTAGGCTCTCGTTTCTTTTGTTGTACTCATTAAGATTGTCAATTGTAAAGTCAAGGATGTATTGGGAATCATTATAAATGAAATTAGCAAGAAGGTATTTTTCAGGATCTGCTTTGGCATAGTGATACTGGGAAGCAAACATATTCCTATCGTTTCTCTCTAGAAATGACTCTAGGTTAGCATGAGTCTTTGATTTGTACTTTTTATAATCATAGTTTTTCGTGGCAAAATGGACGTGCAATGAAACATATTTTTTGTAAAAAGGAAGCAATTCATTGTTAGTAATCATCCTAGTTCCTCATATGAAAATAGCTTGGGTTTTGACGCCCAAGCTATTTAATGCTCTTAGATGTGTTGAAAATTACGTTCTAACAGCCTCAACATACTTCTTCGGGTTAATTCCATAGGATGCAGCAACTGCTTCCTGTGGGGTGTTTCCGGGCATTGCACCCAGAACAAACTTTCGACGACTGCCATCGGGTTCCAAAGAGCCGTTCTGCACTTCAATCACTCGGACCTTTTCCTTACCGACCTTAACTTCCATCAAGCGACGAGGAAGTCCGTTTCCATCAGTATCTTCTGAAATAACCTTGGCTTTTTCCAAAAGAGGAGCAAAGTTAGTGATTTCGCACATAATACGACGAAGCTCGGCATTTCCTTCATCATAGATGCTCTTGGCAGTGATCTTGTTCTTTTCTTCAATGATCCATGCCTTTTCAGTGGGAATACGATAACCGTGCCAGTGATAAGTGCTAACACCATCTCGCCACATATGGGAAGGACCATTGTCAGCATGAGGACGGTTTTCGTTGTCCAAGTGGATCTCACTAGGACGGTCGCTAACAATGCAAAATTCAGGATGCATCCAACGGAATCCACCATGAATCGTTACCAGCTCATACCACTGATACTTTTCGTAGATAGGCAGTTCGAGCTTAACAACGTCCTTGAAGAAGCTGATGTAAGAAACATAGCTGCTCCACATATTGCCACCGTTGGACATTCTCCACGCTTCTTTGGTAGTGTCTTCGATCAGCTTGACATCGCCCTTGTAGTTCTCGCTGATAAAGTCAGTTAACCAATCCTTTGCGAAGTAGGAATTCTTCTTGCTCAGTTGGTTAGTAACAACAGCATAACCATCAGCTTCGGTCTTAACGCACTCAAAGACGGTCTTCTTGATTGCATCCGGAATGTTGTCCCATCCAGGAACATCGTTAACATCAAACGTCTTCTTCTTTTCTTCTCGAAGATACCACAAAGTTGCAGCAATACCAGCAGCAACCTGTCCAACAACTGGGCTAGACACAAACACAATGTTACGAGGACGCTTAAGATCAGCAGCTTCGTACAGCTTGTTCAGGGCGTTATACATAATATCGTATTCCGCCTTATCCATATGCTTAGTGGACAACGCATTCTTGATCCACTTCTGCGCCCAAGGCTGAATCTGTGCCTTGTGTTCTTCGGTGAGTTCATACTTTTTGTCAGTCATTATATAAACCTTTCTGTTATTTCATAAGCATTATACCAATTCCACTCAAAGTGAGAACGGTTATGAACAAAAACACGGATATCCGAGTTGTTATAAACTAGACGGCTTATTACTTCTCGGATATCACTTAATCCCATAGTGAAATAGGATTTCTCTATTGAATTAGTCAGCAACCCGACGTTCTTCTGCGTAAGAACTCTCAACCTGACGTCCAATAAGGTAACGACCAGGATGAATACGAATTGTCTGATGTTCCTGATGCTTCAATAGAACAGGCTGATCGGTTACAACGAGAGTTCCAATAACAAGATCAGTGCGAGTCAAGTAGCCTGCCTTCTGCATCGCCTGTGCAGATTCTGCATCGCGATACATCTTGATATGACCATGTTCCTTGACAGAATCAAGGCTGTTCATAAGGTTCTTGACGGTCTTCTTATTCTTCTTGTTAACTTCAATAAACTCCTGCTTGATATCCAAGTCCATATCAACAGGGTTAAAAGCAACCGGTTCCAAAACATCAATAGCATGATGATGGCCGGTCATTTCACCTTCCAAAAGGATCAACTTGTTATCAACAGGCTGAATTTCTTCCTTAAGGGTCAGCTTAATGCTGTCGGGAATCGCTACGATTGAGACGTCTCCCTGGAATGCCATAAAATCGGAAGGCTTAAAGTCAGATACATTCATTTTTCACCTCATATTTGTTTGTTAATTGTTAGAAACAAGCTATCCAACGACTTAGTTAAATGCTTGGAATTTTCAACATAATCATAATACACGTTTTCAATTAGTATGTCAATGTCTTCCTTCTTAAAATTTTCTTTTAAATACTGTTCAATTTGTTCTCGTGTCATGTTGTTAATATTGTCTTGATCGTTAAGACCACGATCACTAAATTCTTGCTCAAGATCCCAATCATCTATTAATTGTAAAATGTCTCTAAGTGGAATTTCGTTCTTATCCATTCTGCGGATTAATTCGTCTAATAATTCCTCATTAGTCATTTTTTAGGTGCCATTTGAACATATTATATAACCCTTGTTCTCGCCCTAATGCTTCAATTTCCCATGGAGCATCCCAGTATTCAGAAGAGTCTTTTTCTATTATTTCACCCTTCCATTTAATCTTATTTGGGTATTTAACATAATCCTTTAGCTCGCCAATCGCATACTGTTTCATGTGGGTCATTTCGTGGGCTAAAGTTAATAATGACATTCTTTTACTAAGACCTGCATCAATGTGCAGACGAAACATTCTTGGGGGACCACCAAAATCATCAAAGTCACAATAGCCATAAATTTTACTTGGTGGTTTTGTTAATCCAGCCTCAAAAACGATGTTAATACAAACATTCGGCCTTAGTTTGGGCGATAGCAGTTTCTCGCTATAAAAATTAATAGCTTGTGTATACAGTTTTCTGGAAACGTTTTTTGCTTTTCCTGTAAAGGTTATTTCCATTCCGCCATCCTTTGTTATACTCTGTATTTATAGTGGAAGGCGGATGCTTTTGGGTAAAAAATTCAAATTTTCAGCTTCCAATTGCAATTTTGATTTGAGGGTGGAATTACTATTAATAAGTTGCGCAATGTACTCTATTTCTACGTTCTTTTTTTCACACCAATGAATGATAGCATTAATATACGTATCACCACCTGCTACTATTTTTTCAATGTCTAATAAAAACGTCTGTATTGGAAAATTTAATTCACTCATAATTCACTTTTTGTTAAAATAAAAATGGCGTTGGGTATTCTGTTGCTAGGAACCCAACTAACCCCGCCTAGCTTAAGCTGCTAGTGCATAGTCAACGTTGTCGTTGCCATTTATAATCTGGTTGCTCAACCACCGAGATATTCTCAAATTTACTCTCAATACTCGTCGATCCTATATCACCCCCCCATCAAGAGTAGATCAACCGTTCCATGGTCAGTTTTGTTAGCAGTTTCCTGCTTAGATCTACTCTTGGTGGAGGTGGTGGGAACCGCCCCCACGTCCGAAATACCTACTGTAAATCGTCTCTGAATATCAATTGTTATGTTTTGGATTCGAACCTTGTCCTAGCGTTGTCGGCCTGTACTTCCCACAGTACTGAACATAACGTTATATTTATACTATTTTTCGTCGTTATTGTCAACTGGTTTGGTTTGGAGTGCTTTTTCAATTTTAGCCAAAATTTCCTTGCTAATTTTAATATCTTTTCTTAATGCATCCACACTGTACTTTTTATTAATAATCATGTTGATTGGTTCGATAAAATGTGACGCACTTCTGGAAAATGTTACTGTTCTGAAAAAATAGTAAATCATAGACGAGTTTTCGATCTCGCGAAAAATATCCGCAGACAAATACGGGAACTCGTCTTTGCTATCTTCGACAAATTGATAGACTTTGTAATAATCCACCATTGTTTTGTAGATAGCAATTGGAATCCAAAGCAAATAAGCAGCGATTAGAATGTTAAACAGTTCCATTAGAAATCTCCATAATTTACTTGTAGAACTCTTAAACCAATATCACGAAACGCCTTAACAACTCTGTTGCGATCTTCAAGAACTAAATATGGATCATAACCATCCTCTCTAATTCTATTAATCAACTCAACTTTAACAATGCTGTCATCACGATGATCGCCTGTTTCCCTCATGTAAATAGCAGAATAAGGAATCTCGTATTTGTCCAGCCATTTTGTCGTAGGCTCTCGATGTTGTTCCTGTCGACCAGTACACATGATAATGCGATTGCCTGTCGAATGCAACTGTTTTACGAGCCAAATGATGTCTGTGTGAGGACCATCATTTTCCATGTCCTTCCAGAATCCCGTCCAGTTCTTTGGTTTTACAAGAAGATGATGTTGACGCCAATCTGCGTTAGCAATCGTTCCGTCAATGTCAACAATTATATCCATGTCATGTCCCTGTATACGCTAAGAAGATTTCCAATTGTAAAATAATCTTTGTGATAATCACCAAAATAATAAGGGCGGTGGTATATATACCTAAGAATAATATTAACAGTGTTAGACTTGTATAGAATATTATTTACATTATCCCTAACAATATAAGAAGAATTATAAGGTATGGTCATTGTTATATAAACATATCATTAGGAGAGTGAGAGTCATCCATGTCTGCAAGCACGGCTAATGCTGCGTTTTGGTGAGGAATATAATCATAACTCTCATCAATAATATCTTCAAATTTATAGCAGAAAGTGAATATTTTTTCAAGCCTGAATTTATCCGAATTTTCAAATTCTTTTCTTGTTTTTTCTAAGTAAAGAAGTTGGAGATAGCTCATTACAAAAAACTCCTGCCGGGGGGTATTGCTGCATTGAAAGGAGCGTCTTCATATAAAAAATTACCGAAAGAACAGAACCGAAACCACGGATAAACGTCATTACATTTTTTAAACGAATGAATATTAAGCAGTATTTGATCTGTTGTTTTCATATCAGCGTCAATAATAAAAAAGACTTCATTTATCTTAATTAGATATTTGGCGTTTTCTTTGTTAATGATCAATCGGTAGTTTTTCATTATATAAAATGTCCATTAATAATAATTCGATCTAAGAATAGGTCAATACCTGCAAAATATAGATAACCATACTTGTAGAGTTTGTTCAGAATAGAATCTAATGCGTGATCATCAATCTCTTTGGATGCATTCAAACCTAATTTTCTTGCCATCAAGGATCGTGTCTTCATGATATATCTTTCTATAAATCGAATTACTAAATGCCTGACACGCTTGGGGGGAACTAAATCCCCCAAGGTGCCCTATTTTGTGTTCAGTTCCATTATACAGAATAAATATCAAAAGTACATATTTCATGTGTGTCTGAATGCAACAAATCTTGAGCGGTGATAAGTTCCAACTCCAACTCGTCCACCATGATTTCCGCTATGAAGAATTACATTTCCTTTCTCATCGTAGCCTTGCACGGTCCCAACGTGATGGGGCATGACTGCGGTGCAACCAATGCATCCATAAGCTGCTGGTGATCCAGCATTTCTCCAACTGATTGCTCTATCGTCTGCTACCCCACGATAACGACCACCATGCTTCAAATGATGGTATTCCGCACACCATCGACGATGTCTCATTCCAAGTTGACGTCCTGTCATACCAAGATGATCACCTACATAATTCTGAGCTGCTACAACAGTATTGTTGCAAAAAAACAAGAAGCATTCGGGTTTCTTATGCGGCTTGGCATTAGCAATACTAACTGAAATGATTAGCAATATGGTTGCTATGATGAAATTCTTCATGCGATTTCCTTTTGTTATTAACATTAAGCTAGTATTTATATACAGATAGCTTTGGGTAGGGTAATATTGTTTTGGAATTGAACGAGTTTTTGTTATAAAAAACTAGCATTTACTGACATTAACTCAGGAATGACGTTATATAGAGGATCATATTTTCTAAAATCTTTATCTTTAATACATGGATCTATGAAGGAATTTATTATGACATCTTCAACATCCGCACGTGGTGTGATTAGGTTAAAGCCAAATTGATCAGCATTAAACCAGTCCTCATACCATGTAATTTCTTTAAAATCTATTCCCACGGAAACACCACCCATGAATTCTGATCAACTTCCAAGGCAAAAATATCAACAGCATCTTTGCCCTGTGGCTTAACAAACAAGGTAGCAATTAGTAATTCTTGATCCTTAAATGTTTCTCGAATTAGGCGCAGGGTATTGCCACTGTCTGCCAGGTCATCAATGATAATGCTGCTGGACTTGATATTAAAATTGGGTGGCTTAATTAATTCAACATCCATCTGAGTGTTGTCTTCGTTATAGCTTGAACATTGCAGAACATCTATGTTTTTAATATTTAAGCGGTGCGACAATATTGTAGCAGGAATCAAACCACCTCGACTGATTGCAACAATATGGTCGATGTTCATTGGTATGAAATTGAAAAGTTTTTGTGTGTAATACTCAATGTCGGACCATGAAAAAACCGTTTGATTCACTGTTAATCCTCTAGTTTATAAACCACTGGTTGAAAACTTACGGCTTCGCTCTCAATTATCTTTTCTATGATGAACCAATCTCCACCAGCAAGACCAGCACCGATCATTGGCATTGCTACGGAGAATGGCTTTCCATTATCAAGATCCGAATTAAGCGTTCTAATCGCGTATCTAACCGCATCGTAATCAACATACTGCTTTTTGGCTCTGCCATAGGTTGCCTGGGTGATGCAATGTGCAATTACACGATAATTAATATCAACTTTTGAATAAATTACTCGCCCAAGATACAGTGAATGCGGGTTAAAGTCAAATTCTTTTCTGTAATCATGGTATGCCGCAGGCCATTTCTTTTTGATTGCCAGAGCAACACCTGCACCCATTACGCCTTTGGCATTGCAGCCATGTGCAATGATACGTTCTTCGGCGTCAAGTAGATCACCGGTTTTGTAAATAATTTTCATACGAACAGCACATAGGTAATTAGTAGCAACGAGATGTGTAGAAAGTGATCAAGCCCAACAATAGTAAGATAATGCTTGGCTGACACTGTTAGTTTCTGTGAGACTGTGGTGAAATAGTCAACAACCAGGTGTAAGAAACCATTAATAACTACCCAGAATGCAATTGTGTGGTATGGAATTGTTGTTAGAAATCCCAAGCCAAATGCAACTAGAACACCAAATGTGATTGTGTAGACTAGCGAGTGTATCGCCAGATAATAGTAACTGGTGTTTTTGTTGACTGCTAGTTTTTCGGTCTGCGTAATAAAATCAGCAAACCAATGACAAAATCCAATTGTAATGATAACTGCTAGACTCATTCGTCATCTCCTAAAAGGGGGGTGGGGTAGTTAGCCCCACCCATATTTATTCCTAGGCGGCTTCTGCGAACTCAACCGCCGTTTTGAGAGCATCGATCTTTTTCTTGGCGTTGCTCCCATACCACGAGGAAGTCAACCGTGTGTCCTCGCTGCGGCCTGCCTTATGGTCAAGGTAATACGTCACCGCATTGTATCCCTGCCACCAAGTACCTTCACCAAGTTCAGCACCAGGCTGAGTGTCGAGGATTTCCAAGGTCTTTTGTGCGGGCTTGCTGATCTCTTTCTTGCTGTCTTCCTTGCTGGTCAACACTGGGAACACTCGCTTGAAGTAATCAACAACGTTTTCCTTGCCCATCTTCTTACTAGACAAGAACTGCGCTGCTGCCTTGTACGCTTCGAGCTTTTCGTGAGCAATACCCAAAGCAACCTTCACTTGATCAGCAATGAACTCCTTGCGATGGTTAACTTTTACCACATTATTGTTGTTCATTTCGTTCATCGCCATCCGCAACGTGTTCATACAGACAACACGAACGTTGATGTTAGCAACGCTAATGCTCCAACCGTAGCGATGAGGATTAGTAAGCAGCAAGTAGGAGTTGATTTCGTCCTTGCCCTTAAACAAAGAGAAACCATCCTTAATCCGTGCAAGTCCCCAAACAAGCTCGCCCTTACACAAGCTGCCAGCAGTTTCCATGTCCATGTCACCAGCAGCAATGAACTCATTGAAGAATTCAAACGCCTGCAGGTTTTGCAAGGGTCGCCAGTCATTGGACACAACTGACAAAATCCGCTGGTCCTTGCTTCGAATCAGTGCGCTCTTGCCAATATCAACTTCTTTTTTGTTGATCTTTACAAAAGCAGGAATCATTTCCACTTCCCAATCAAGACCTGCTTGCTTGAGCATCTGTTCCGGCGTCAAGTCGCTGTCAACTGCAACGCCAAGGCCGTGCCAAGGCGTCTCTGCCTTGTTGTATGCCATACTTTCGACCATTGCTACCATAATGTAATCTCCTGTTAAGTTATCTTGTTATAATAACAGAAATCTAGGAATTGTCAACTTTCTTTTTAGGAAAAATTATAGTCGCTTCAGCATAGGAAGCTCCATTTGTTGCAGTATCGCCAAGGACGACGATTCGAACATTATTAACTATTAATTCTTCCACCTTCTTAAGTCTGGGTGTGCTTTTCATACAACACCCAAGAACGCAGCGTTTAGTACGTCCGTGACCTTTTTAAATGCTGCATCTCGACTGCCGAACAACCTGGAATGTTTAGCATCGTTGACGCCCCATTTGTTGGTTTCTCGGTCAAAGAAAACAGTTACAGATGGAATCTGGTTGCAGCGATAAAACGAGGGGGAATGAACAGTGAATGCCCAACCATTGATGTTCCTAGTCAACATTTTGTGCTTCCTTTCGAGGTGTCCAATCAAGGATGATATCATCTTCACCGAGCGCTTGCGTATGTCGCCATGAGTTATCGTTGGTGATTATTTTTTTATAGTTATTGCATCTCATGTTAATGCGCAGGATTTTTTCGCTGGGATCATTACGCTTCTCTACTTCTTCCAGCGTTTCGACCTTTCCGCCGAGCCAATAAAAAACGCTCGTATTAGTGACTCTGCTGTCCAGCTCGTCATCGTTACGCGAGCGTTCATAGAATCGAAAGCCATATGGTGTTGCCCCATGACGTTCTTTGATGAGGTGGGCCATCTCCATTGCCTTTGCTGGATCCCAGCTATCGATCACCATCGTTGTCTCCTCAGACAAAAACGAGCCAGGGCTGTAAAATGTAACAAAATTCTTGCGCATGTTTACTCCTTATTTTTCTGCTCGAAGCAGGATGACGTCCTTAGTGATACGCTTGTTTTCGAGTTTGTCGCCGTTGATGCTGTCCAGCAGCTTACGCAACGCAACCTTCCCGCCATTCAACACTGTGTTAAGATGTTCCTCAGTCTTTCGACCAATTCGCTTTGCATAGCTGTTGGCTTCGTCCACATTGAGGATGAACGACTTGCGCACTTGCAGCCCTTTGGAATCAAGCGCTCGATAAACTCCAAGTGTCTTGTACTTGGCGTTGAACACCCAAAGTTCCGATGCTCCAACAATTTTGGCCGGAGAAATCGACGCTAGCTTGTACTGGTCATTGCGAGCAGCAAAGGCCATCTTACTGACCTGCTTGTCCGCAGTAACCACCTTCTTTTTACGAGGCTTTCGTGCCTTCTTGCTGTTATCCGCATAGCGCAAAGCATCGTCAATGATACGCTGAACAGTTTCCTGCGTGCTTTTGATTTGCTTTTTGGAAAGGTGTTGATAGCCCTCTTTCAATTGAGGATCAACGCTCTTGGCTGCTTCTGCAAGCTCCAGCGCCCTTGGCTGCAACTTCAAAGCAAGCGCCCTAGCAGCAAGACCAGTTGCGCTCTTTTCCTTCAGGTATTCATACATATCCGGAATGTTGTTATCATCCAGCATTCCTTCAATCTCGCCAATAAATTCCGAATTCTTTTCTCGAATTCGCTGTTGAATATTTGGCGGACTGGCTTCAACCGCCTGCTCAATAACAGCATGAGCAAGCGATTCCTTAATCTTTAGTTCTAAAAATCTACGAGAACTGTCAGGTAAAACGACACCCATGCTAACAAGCCGAGTAAGCCAAGCACCAGTGCGATTGACCCAATCGCCAGGGACTTTAGCAATGAGCTCTCCTTCTTGAGTTCTTCCTTGGGTTTTGAAGAAATCTTTGTAAAACTTATATGCATCATCAAGGGTTCCTGTTGCTGAATACCAATTCAAAGAATTAGCAAGTTCATCTCGCGTAATGTGATGCCCTTCTGTAAACGTGGGCTCGTCTCCATAAGCACGCTGCGTCAAAACAGTTGCAGCAACCTTGGAGAGTTTCGTCTTCCTAGGCTTTCGTTTGGTACGTATCATAATATCCCTCGTTTCATACGTTGATTTTGCAATTATGCTTTAATTATAACAAAAAGTCAAGCAATTTTTAACTTATTGAAATCATTGGGTTTTTTCTTTGTTGACATAAATCGATGTTTTTGCTATTGTAAAATGATGAACAAAGGCGATAGAGTAGCAGACAATCACAACAGGAAATTTCAGGGCACTGTATTAACAGTTGGGCCTGAGGTTTCCGAAGTCAAATGGGATGGTGGAACTACTCAATTTGTTCCAAATAATTGGTTGGTAATTGTGCCGCGAAAGAAGAAATGAAAAACGCATGGCATTTTGTTGGATTTAAGGATGACCGCTACCATAATGCCGTTAAGGTGTTTGGTAAGCCGGATTTCTATCATCGCTGGTGGGATAATCGTGCTGTTCAAGAAATAATGGATGGCGATACTATTGTGTTTGCAGATGGCGATGAGACTCAATTTATTAATAAATATTCATGGGATGATTCTGAGAGGTTTTAAATGTCAGCAGGATTAATTCTTATTGTAGGTGCCATCTATCTTTTCACCGCTGTTATGCTAGCAATCGAGGGCAAATGGGCTCTCGGTATTGTTTTTGTATTTTATGCATTGAGTAATGTAGGATTAGCTTTAATCGCGAAAGGTTATCAATGAACAAAAACAAAAGATCAGGAAATATTTAAATTATTCTGTAGAATTAGGAGAAGTCCATGACGAGTAACAGTTACAGGTTAGTTGAAGTGTCTGTTGTTAATGCTGCAATTGTTAAATTCAAGGACTATTGGAAGAAAAGAACCACCGAAAGGCAGGAAGAAATTATTAATGGAATGATACGTCCTGCATCGTGGTTTCAAAGAGAAATTACTAGAGATGATGCTATTGAAATGATCGAAAACAAAACTTGTTCAATGGACGTTGAAGTTGCATGGATTTTTGCTGATTATACGGACACTGATGCATATCGTGAAATTTTAGGTCTGGAACGTTTAATAAATGTATCTAACAGTTCTTCTGATACGTTCGATAGAGTTTATCTCAGTTCTGATCATGCAGGATCGTTAGCGAGATTTTTCTAATGGCATTTTTAAATACATTGGATATCATAGAAAATATGACATTCATTAATGTTCACTTTCCTGTTGATGTAGAGGATGAAATGCCAGACTTTGACTTTGAATTAGCGACTATATTTAGAGCAATTCGAGAAAAGTCAAGCATGGCTCATTTAACTTTGTTTATGGGGCGACAATGGTTGTAAGGTTAGCAACAAATGATATTGTTAATAATGCATATGCATCTGTATTTGCACATACGGGATACGTTCTTAAGTTTACTGAATGGAATTTGTTAGTTCATATTTCCACCGATAGAAATTTTTTATCATGACGGCTAATGAACCATTGGCTGAAATTATCAATCAGACGCATATGTCTGTATTTGTGCGGGCAAATTGTCCTTATAATGTTTATAAGATTATCAGTCTTTCGCTTTCTTTTAGATTAGAATCATTTGATTGGACAGAATAATGACAATTCTTGAATATCTAGAGCATCCAACATCAAGAATACCATCGACGATAGTAGATAAGATTTATTACTCGCTAAATTATAATGATCAGCTTCTTGTTTTTGGTTCCAAACAATTTCTAGATATGAGGAAACTATGGGAATAGCAGAGGACATGATTGATTATGGGTAATTATTATATAAACCTAGTAGATTGTTACCAACAAAGTATCTACAAATCAATCGTTAGTGAACTTCATAATTGTTTAACTTATGGAGACGGAGGATTGGTGTGGTTGGGAACAGCTTTTCATTATGAGGAATACGTTAGTGGATCATGGATTTAAAATTGAATACACAAAAAACAAAATTGAAAAGATTCCGGAAAATATCGAATGTGATCTATATAATTTGGTAGTCGACCTGGGTAACACCTGTGCCTACATTTATATCAATATGATTACCCAGCGCGAGATTTTTAGTACATTCATATAAATGGATCGATTAATTTAATAACGTATGACATTGCATCATCATTCAAATTGATTACGTCTTTCTTTGTAATTGTGCATCCACTTCCAAAGAAACCAGCGCCATCATTTATTTTTGCTAGGAGTTTTGGTGGAAATTTATTTGTGACTTCATCCATTTGAATTTGATTAACAATCAAAGAACAAATCAATCCGCTGCATTTATATGGCAATTTTTCTAGAATTTTTTCTGGTATCTGCATAATGTTTCCTGAATAATTTAACTGTTTCTGTAGCATAGCTATTTATCCGTTTGACAAATAGCTGCGGTTCATCATGATCAACGGTTATTAAAATTACTATTTGTGGGCAGAACAAATCAAATCGCTCTAGTGTCATTAGAGAATAAGCAGTAGCCTGCAGAAAATAGTTTTTAATATGAGTTTCTTCCTTGGCTCTTTTAGAAGTCTTGAAGTCCAAAATAGTATTGACTCCATTATATTTACATATTAGATCACATCTACCCGCTGTTTGGAGAAACTTGCTCCACAGTGGCACTTCTGTTCCATAGACTGTTTCAATTTTGTTTAGGTGAGGTTTGATTTTATTAAATGAATGCAAATTAAATGGCATGGCATCACGTTTCCAGTTATCCTCGTTATTAAGATAACGCTCAGCTAATAAATGAACTGACGTTCCCCTAACGCCTGCTTGATGCGTTATTTGGTTTGCTTCGTCTTCCCCAATTCTTTCTCGCCAGTCATCCAGGAATGTTTTGTCTGTATACTTTCCTAGAATTGTTGTGACAGAAGAAAGTGGGCCAATAGGTGTGTTATACACCCGCCCATTTTCGGTTGATTGCGATGTTAACTGTTCAAATTTTAGTGGAGAATGGTTGAACATTACTGACAGAAATCAAAGAAGAAGAAAAAATCCTCAAGACCATAGTTATTGTACCACATGATATAACTTTCCCCGCCAACGTTCGTAGTGAATGCCTTTTCCCTAATTTTTAGGGCTACATAATCAAGTGACGCAATGGGTAATAAAAAGGTTGACATGGTTACACAAATCCATCCGAATTGTTAAAATAAGATGTTACGAGCCATAATATTCTAGTACTTACTACTGGTATTTTCCAATATATTGGAATTAAAATGTGATCAACTGTATTGAGACATACAGCCAGATCTTTTATGGGTTCATGGTACATTGATTGTTGACCCTTTGTTATCCTTTTTAATTTTCTTTAGGATACTACGGAAGTCCTCATCTGGTTTTTTTCTGGTGTAGTTATAGCCGATGATAGGCGTTCCGGGTATTACATCAAGTTCAGGATGATCTTTTAGATGTTGTTCCATCTCTGAGATCGTCATTGTCTCCTTGAATCTTTCTTGTGTTTGTTTATTAATAAATTGATAAGTTGGCATTAGGTTGTCCAATCTGGCCTATGAAAATCCCCGATATAAGCACGATAGATGCCATCTTTTATTTGTAAAAAATTACGGTTTTCTTCTCTTGAAGTATTATATCGTGTAGCTAAAACATGCATCATAAGTAATTCTACATCTGTCGTTGTGATGCTTTTGGTATCGTGTAAATGAATATAATTCCTGATTGTCATAGAAATAATCTTTCGGAGAAGTAGCGACCGAATAGTCTTTCTGTTTGGTTTACAACAAAATTCAAATCTTTAGGAGACAAAACCTCCTCATTCCAGAGTCGGGGATAAGGATCAATGCTCATGAATATTAAATATGTTACCAATTATTTGATCCAATCATGTGGTATGTAATCTCTTGTATGGCTCACTAACGAAGAAAATCTATGAAGTAGCGCAATATTAGAGTTATTAACAAGTAGAATTGGAAACAAATCCGTAGCGTTTTCTATTTTGTCTATCAATTTTAAAGAACAAAGAACAACTCTTTTATGCATCATCAATCCAATTGCAACTAAAGACATACCCTGGGCTTTCAATAAGGTCAATTAAGTCTCTGAATATGTAAGAGCTGCCAATATATTCTTGTTGTTTTCTAAATGGAATTCTCTACCCGTGTCTTTCTATCTTCCTCTTCAGTTGGGATAGATTCATCCTCATCATTTGTTGGTTCGTTAAATTCTCTTTTCTTTCTTTTTTTACGAAAGTTTTTGTCGCGATATCCATAATCGTCTTTCCAGTTGTTCTTATCTCGCCAACTCTTGCCCATTATAGTAGTCCTGGTAATCCTTCTTCGATTAGTTTACGTGTGATCCCTTTGTAAGGCAACTTCTTGTCTTTGATTGCACATAACAAAACTGCATCATTATGAGTAAGGGATTCTAATAGAACAGCCCACATTTGCTCACGCTTTTCCTGCTTAAGATTAGGATTACCATTAGCATGGTAAATATACAACGTTTTGATCGAACTGTAAAGTTTATGTCCCATATCAATCATATGAAAATCTCTATAGTCCTTGGGCATTCCCGGTGGAATTAACCAGACTAAATTTTCATCAAACAACATTTTTAATAGAATCATGAATGCTTGGTTATTAGAGTTAGCACGAAGGTATTCAATCTTTTCCTTCTTGGTGTCTAATTCAGCGCACTCTTTAAAAATTTCACTTAGATCCTTAACCATCAGAATTCACCAATATGCTGCATTAGATTCTTAAGTTGATACTGAATAAAGTAGTTCATAATTTTATCGCGTTTCTTTCCTGCTTGGTTATTAAATTGTTCAATGATTTTTTGCTGAATATCATTTGGTGTTTGAGTTAGATCAATTAACGTTCTGTTTCTTTCGAAGTTAACTTTGATTGCTTCAATTGGCTGTCCATCAACTATTAATGTTTGAATTTTTTTCTGCGTTAGAGCAATCTGACGTTTACCTGCTGTAATATGAGTGTCATCGTCGGAAAGAACATTTGGGACATCATCCCCGCTGTCACCTCTAAGTATATGGTCCAGTAAGTAACCTTCTGGATCTGATTCAATAATCTGTTTTTTATTAATTGGATCATATTGTTTAACTCCCCTGTGGGTATGTAATTGCCTAAAATCTTTGTCTGCACTAATAATCATTATCTCGCATGGTTCCATCCCAAACTGATTTAAATAATGCGTCAATGTCCCAATAACATCATCACCTTCCGCTCCACTAACAGCAATAACTCGATAAGGAAGATACTCATTAATTTCATTGATGATGTTATTTATCACTGTGAAGATTTGTTCCCATCCATCCTTTTTCTTTCGACGACCTTTGTAGTGTGGAAATACTTTCTTTCGCCAGGAATTGCGATCAACAGCTATAATGACGTCATTATAGTCACTGAACTTAACCTTGTTAGAACGGATTGTGTTGAGAATTTTGTGACGGAAAAGGTTCTCGTCAATTTCAATATCTTCTACATCACCTTTGATTTCCATCATAAGGTTTGAGAAGAAGATTTGATAAAGATCAAATATTAAATATTTTTTCATCCTATAAAGTCGCCACTATTAACTTCAGACTGTCGCAATTGGTTTCTTAGTGATATATAAATATCAGAACAAACACTACCTAGATGAATTTGAATTAATAGAGTATTTTTCATTGTAGACCAATTTACGTCTTTGTCTTTGGTTAATATTTTATGTAAAATCATGGTAAAAGAATTTTTTAGTTGCTTCGGCCGACATTAATTATTTGCGACAGCATTTTTATTAAACTCAATATGTAAAGAATCCGCCACTCTCAAATGCCCTTGTTTTTCCTCAACAAATACCTTGTCAGCTATTTCATGAAAAGGATGTTCAATTCCGTAAATGCCACATAGCACAGATCTAATTGCTTCTAGAATAAATGCTCCACTTTTAATATCTTCATCAGCAACATTGAAGCCAGCAGCATTCAACTGATTAAACAATATTGGAATGATAAATTCAACAGTTTCATCTATATGCAGATGCTGCATTGATTTTCTATTGGAATCAATTTCTTCCTTGGTAAGAAGTTCTTTTCCGATCCTCTCCGGATTTTTGATTCTATCCGGCGGAAATTGGATTACATTGCTCAATCAACACCCACAATCACAGTCAATTTCATCAACTGCTAATGCCTTACGAACTTTAAAATCTGTTTGTACAGTTTTTGCTTCAAAATATTTAATTGCTAGTTCTGTTGCAATGTCTTTATCAAATGGCTTGCAACTGAAGATATTGAGATAAACTTCGAGCAATTCATTTACAAAATGGCCTGTGATATTCGAAGTCGATATCCATTGATTTAATGAAAATCCTGCTTTATCACCATGTCCAAAATTCGGAATATCCGGTTCACCATAAGCTACCATATCGATGTCTTGGACTAGTTGCTTAACAAAAGCAGCAACATTTTCTTTAGATGTGATCTTATCAAGAGAACATCCTCCTAAGTCAATACGTAGCTCGAAACCCCAGTAGTTCTTGTCCATTCTGCATAGGCCCTCATATTAGTTGTTGATAGTATTGTTATTTATAATTATTTTTTCTCTAGTAATTGTTGTTTTATAACATTCACCTGTAGAAAACAACCCATCCAATCGACCTTGTTTTTCTTTACATTGTTGTCCATAATTTGTTCGGTCCATAACTTTTTCCGAGATTACAGAAAGAACAAATACGATTAAAATAATTGACAAACCAATCTGTTCAATTTTTTTAAGTTTCGTCATTTTGTATTATACACAAATTCATCACGAGGAAAACTTCTAGGTTCATTTGAGCTTAAAACAGACTCCAAAAAGTTCTTCCACTGGATTCGTCTGTTCTCCCAATTGTAGAATGCATTAGCATATCTAGCCTGCATTTGCAAGTGTGCTCGAACGTTGGGATCTTTGTTAATAAAGCTGTTAATACCATTTTCTAATACACTGTAAAAGATTCCAGCATGAATGTTAACATCCTCGTTCCAATGATACATCATTGTCCAATTAGCAGCAGTCTCCGGGAGAGCACCAAAATCTGGGTGGATACACAAGCATTCCGCACTCATTGCTTCCATTAATGCAAGGCAGCTAGTTTCTTGCCAGATACTAGGATAAGCAAAAATATGTGCGTCTTTTAGTGCTTCTCTTACGATATCGTTGCTTTTGAACCCATGGAAATTAACATTCTTGGTTGCTTTGCATTTCTCAAATAGTGGTTCAAATTCCTTGTCTCTTTCTTCCCATCCATACGCTGCAAATGAAGAATAAATGTCCAGATTAATTTGAGGATACTTTTCTACCAATCGTTCAAACACGGAAATTAGAATATTAAGCCCACGATGAGGAGTTGTGTGATAAATTAAGTTAATCTTGTCGCTGGGCTTTTCTTTGGTCTCAATCGGCCAAACAGCATTATACAAGACAACCACCTTTGACCATGGAATGTTATACGCTCTAATAAATTCCTGAGCCTGCATATGGCTAACAAATACAACTCGATGAAAATTCTTCCATGCGCCATTAGATAGTGCTCGGTGACATTCACTGTCATTAACAAGATCGTTAACAATGTAAATTCGGTACTTATCTTCTTTTAGATCACGCACACGACTCGGAATAATCTGGAAATGATTGAGAATATCGCGAGGAATGAATCCATCATAGATTTTTCTAATCATTAATTCAGTGCCACCATGAGCATTAGCCGAGATTTCATTGCTTTCAATCATGTCATAGAGATTTGTCATTATCTAGCACCATTTTCCAATAACGTTTTCATTTCTGCTGCGCCTGCAACAATCTCGTTGTCATAGACGATGATTGGAACAGTTCGCGCATTTGGAAACTTATCAAGGACTTCTTCACGAGTAATATTTAACCCAATTGTATACTCTGCATAACTAGCATTGAAACTGTTTAGCATTTGCTTGATTGAATTGCAAGCTGGGCAATCAACCTTAGTGTAAACCTCAATCACTTCTTTTTGCCTTTCTTTTTTAAATAAACTGAGCATTCATCAACAATATCATACAATTTATTAATCATAGGTCCCTGCTGACTTTCATCAGTTGCTGGAATTAATGAATTGTATCCAGCACCTAACCACAAGTTCTTACGCTTGCAGGTTCTTCGAATGTTGTTGATGTGATTAATTAACTTTTTGAGTTTTTTGTCTGTTTCTGTCATATAAAACTCCATAAGTCATAGTTTTCTTCAATATTTAATAACCTAGAAGATACTCTTGGAGGATATTGGTTATTAACGGATTTATACTCTTTTAAAAACAATTCAAGCCACCTTATTTGTTCAATGGTATTACCTAAAGGAAAATTCTCAGCCATATATTTAGTTCTCTAAAAAATTACCTATTTGGAATAATTGGATTGAATGTAGTTTTATTTCTTGTTGAATGATACGAACGCTAAGAAAATAATGGTCAAACTGTCGTTCAAAATGATCATACTGATCATTAAAAAGATCAATTAGTCGAAAAAGATCATAATCTTTTATATAAGAGATTCCCGCCATGTTGTGTCCATTAATACTGCTTTTCGAAACATAAAATAAAATTCCTCAATATAAGGAGAGGCATCAAGACAAATACTTTGCATTTTATTACGAAATGTTTCTGTAGTTATGTATAGATTCATTTTAAAAAATTACTCCTGATATATGTATCTTTTACTAGTTCTCGAAAGTTGTGAAACAATTTATTGTCCCTAGGAGACGTCTTATAACAAATATCACGTATTTTATTACGAAGTGTTTCTATAATTAGGTATAGATTCATTCTAAAAAATAACCTTCAATATCCGTGTCCATCACTAGTTCTAGAAAAAGGTGATAAAGTTCATTATCCATAGGAGAAGCTAGGTAACATACTTTATCAAACGTTCTGGCTGAACAATCATCCTTATCACTTTCACTAAGCGTCACTATCATAGCAGAAAAACCGGTGCTGTATTTAGACCTCTAAATAAACCCCGAAAGAGACGATAAACTTCTTCTGTATAAAATGAAGGAGAAGAACTATAGCAGATTTTATAAAATGTTATTTCATTGCAAGAAATCTGAGGTATTCTCATTGTTCAATAAACCTTATAGGATCATTAAATATATCTTCTACTAGATTTAGAAAAATTAAAAAATAATTACCATACCCAAGAGAAGCACTCCAGCAGCAATTGTTAAACGTTTGATCCGTGCAAACTACAGGTACTTTCATCGAAATCTTTTAGTAAACTTATTCTTGGCGATTCTCCAAAAGTCTGATTCACTAATTGCTAGATCATGCAAAATTTCTTTATCTAGCTTTTTTAATTCTTCAATCGACTTTGAGTAAGCAAAGTATTCTTTAATAATTTCTTTGATTCTCTTAAACATTGCTCTATTCCTTAGATTGATATCATTTCTTTCTTCATCATACTAGTATTTATTGATTGGAAATGCAATAGGTTAAAATTGCTGGTCTGCTTTGATTACCATCATGAAGAACTTTTGACTGCTCTACACATTTTTCTTTGCTGGAAAAATTGGGAATGGTAGTAATAGCAATACCATTCATTAAAGCTATTACTACCATTGTCCACATATCAATTCTCCTATTAAAAGTCGTATCGGTTGTTGTCAATCGTCAGATGCATAATTCCTTCCGGACTCATGTTTTCTGCAGCAAGAACACTCTTCATGATCGCCGGAGAGAATCCACTAATCAAAGCAGTACCCTTAGCATCAAACTTAACAGGAACGTTTTTATAGCCTGCATTCAAATTCCAAAATACAACTTTAGGCATTTCGTAACCTGCTTCTGTGTACTTTCTATTAATCATTTGAATTGCACTGTCATCATGATCAACACATGAATCGAATTGCATATCACTAAGAATCAGGATCGTGTTAGGCATGTCGCCCTGAGGAACCTTTGCATCTAATGCAGTCTTAAGGATTAGCGAAAATACTGCATGTAGATTAGTGTTCATCATCCAATCAGAATTATTCATTTGATCCATTTTCTGAAGCAAAGTGCCCTTCAAATGTAGCAACTCAGGATGACCACTGAATGTAACGAACGTGTCCTTAAATTCACCCTTGTTCTTATCAGCAAGGTACAAACCAAGTGACAAAGCAACATCCAAGCAAGTGATTGATCCAGATGCTGGGCACGTCATTGATCCAGACACGTCAACCACAGGAAGAATGTTTTGACTACCCATATAGTCAGGCAATGCTTCCCACTGTGCCAAAGCTACGTCCTTATCACCACTGCGGATTGAACGAAGAACTTCATAAGGATAAAGAACAGACGCATTAACCTTAGTTTCACCACTCTTTAGACCGTTTCTCCAGACTGAGTAGCGTGCGGCGTCATGCTTATTGAATGCCTTCTGATAGCGTGCAGAAGCAACAGAAGGAACATGATTGTAATTAATAGCTCCCCATTCACGAGCGCACATAGGCGTCTCGACAACATTGGTAGCATTTACCAACATCTTGCGATATGCCTTGGGTGAAAGTCCAAGAAAGTTACGAAGAGCAACTGCATTGTTTCCCTTGCGGTCAATCCACTTTGCAGCGAGACCCTTCTTTGTAGGATCTTCCAGCGCGTTCTTAATAATTTCAAATGCGGTTCCCTTGTGGTTCGGCGCATAGAACAAGTCGTCATAGCGGCCGAGTTCAGGCACTCGATTAAGAATTCGATCTGTGTATTCACTATTGTTAATAGACAGATAGTTCAAGATGTCGCGGAAAACCTTGCGTTCACCAGCGCCACCCCGAGCATCGCGAGCCCACAAGGCAACACGAATGGCCACCTGAGGATTTTCAACATATGCGGCGACAAATCGCGGAATAATGTCGGTTTTCCGCGAGGAACCAATTGCGAAGAAAAGATCGACACAAGCGTTGCCTGTGGCGTTCAATGCTTTCATATTATTTTCTGTGCGAGCTTCATGTGATTGAGCTGCGGTAACAAATGCGTTCATAATTTTTCTCCAGTTTCATGTTTTTGAGCGTACAAAGCTGTTATGGTTGCGGAAATGAAACTTAAATTTTAGTTACAGATTAAATGCATATATTATGGTACACCATCCGTTTTACGGGTTCAGGTTATTATAAAAGTCCTCGAACTTTTGACCATCCTTTAGAACAAATGCCTTTATTCTAAAGCCTTCCCCTTTATAGGGATTCCAAATATTTTTGTTTGCTGTATTTAATCTTGTATTTTACCGGAATGTTTGGGAGTCTCCAACTCCCAATTTGTTCTGAAAGGATTTAGAGTGCAGTAAACATTCCAAAATAAACAGAATCCACTTCTTTTTCTACAAATGAAAATTTATTGATTGCTGTAGGGATTCTTAAAACTCTTTAATCAGGATATCGTGCCGTATTCGCAGGCACCCAACTAGTTTTTCTTAGCTCAAACAGCTTGTGTAGTTAAAACTACAACTACCACGGATATTAATTAAGTGCTGAACATATCCTTTTAACTGTTCTTAGTATATCCAATCTAGTTATTAATTGCAAGTGTTATTTTTGCTAGATGAAACACAATTTCACCAAAACCAAATCCAATACTAAATCCAATTACAATGGCTACCCACCAAGGAAATACATCTTTGGTAATATCCCAGAAGGCAATAAGTGAAAGAACAATAGTAAAAATAATCCAAAACGTCATAATTTATTTCACCTCCTGTTAATGTAATTCCTCAACAACATATCGATGTTTTGGGACCCAACAGGATTTTGGCTGTGAACATACCAAGTAAACCCATCAGGCATATTATCATTGTCGAGATCTTGATTAATAAGGAACGTAGCAAAATCAAAGCCGGTCATTTTGCTACCAAGGTCATGGTCAAAGGACACATACGCTGGAAATCCAGACAGATGAAACAATTGAACTGCATCATCATAAGAACGAGCAATTACAAATGTATCATCCACAGGAAATCTCTCATCATCCAAAAACAATTTATAGGACATTGTTATCCCTTCATAATAATGGTGGGCACGGTCGGACTTGAACCGACAAGCCATAGGCAAAAGATTTTAAGTCTTTCGTGTTTTCCGATTTCACCACGTGCCCAAGTTGCATTTGATTAATTTAACACATTCAATCGTAATGTCAACTAGTATTTTGGAGCGGGTAGCCAGACTCGAACTGGACTTCTTTGGCTTGGAAGGCCAAGGCACAACCCTTATACCACACCCGCGTTAAGTTATTTATGCCTTTCTTTCAACTGCATTAGGAAGAATAGGAGTTTGTTTCTTCTGAGGCAACTTGTTATAGGTTTTGATGCAGTCTACCAGTTCCATCAGAGCATTGGTCGTATTATCTAAAGTAAACTTCACAAAGTTATACTCAGGTGGCATAATGACGAGGACTGCTTTATACTCGATCCAATTACGCAAGAATTCTTCATTGAGGTCCGGAAAAATTATCTCTTTCTTCCCAATAATAAAAAAATTAGAAGATCCATCGGCGATTTCAGAATTCCTAATGAAGAAAATTCTAGATTTGCCATCTGGCTTATTTTCAGGAGTAACTGTTAGATTCCATTCGGCATTGGCAATCAGCATATGCGTCTGATTGTTTGAAAGGTCTTTGATTAACTGAATGTAGGAACCATCCTTGTAGGACCTCTGCATCAAACATCTATCATAAGGTATGCCCTTATCAGATTTGACTACGCCAAAGATTTCCCAATCTTTGTTCTTGTTGCTTTCATAGAACCGAACATTAGCAGCGTTAGCTGAAGTTGTCAACAAAAGAAATAGTCCTACAATTGCACGTTTCATGATTAATCTTTCCTTTTAAATTGAGGAACACGGCACCTAATAGTGTTAATTACTTTTTGATCTTCATCGTCAATATTAAAATTGGTAGACCCAATAGGACTCGAACCTATATTACCCTCTAATCCGGAGTACAGTTTATAAAACTGGTGTTTTACCTTTAAACTATGGGTCCACTTTAACAAGAGTATCGTAAAACAGTCTGGTTAGTTTGTCAAGCGTCAAATTTTACGATTGGATAGTCTTTAATTAAGTAGTAATTTTCGTTCGGATAACCCATTGGATTTGCAATGATTCTAGTTTTGCCAACGGTTGTATCAATTGCAGAATGTGTATGTCCAAATGCCCAGACAGCAGGCTTAACTTTCTTAATAGTGCTGGAGCAATCATTAATAAAGTACCTATTAAGTTTTTCTTCATTCTTTTTGTACTTCTCAGCGATTCCTTTTTTGTGTGGACCAAAGTGTGTGACCACGATTTTAGGTCGATGATTCTCAATAAATTCAATAGTTTCCTTATATGCTTTGTTCATATCCAGGTGTGACCAAAAATTAATAAGACGAAAATCCATGATATATTTTCGAGCAGCCATAACACAATCGACATCATTATTAAAATTAGTCCAAAGAGTAGCTAATACCATGTCATGCTCTGGAACATATTCTAATGTTCTTCCACCACCAGAACGGTAATAGTCATGATTTCCCATTACATGAAAAGTTGGTTTACTGATTTGATTGAAGAACTCCTCACGTTTATTTAAATTTTCCGCAATATCACCAGCATTGAGAATAGCATCAACATCAGTCGTATTGACGTTAATGTGTTGAACTAGTTCATGTACAGTTTGATCTGGCAAAAAATCAATGTGTAGATCAGATATTAATGCGTATTTCAATTTAAATTTCTCTCTTTTGTGTTGCATGAGGAAAACGGGATCTCGTTTCTTTTCCTTCCTCATCTTGATTTGTAATCCAACGTTTGCCGCAGCAATCACAGCACCACTCATACCAATAAGTGTTTTCTCTATCCCAATTACCGGTAGAGCCTTTGGCTGTGTATGTTAGATTAGGATGAGGGCAATCGTTGTTTTGAAAATCTTCTAGCTTCTTATTATGTAGTTTGATCTTATCCCTAAGAATAGCAACTTTCTTACGAATTTTTTCTTCTGTTCTATTAATTATTTTTTGGTGCTTTTCTAACATTAAATTTTATCTCTTGGTAGCTCTAAACGGGATCGAACCGTTCTTGTAGTCCTTATGAGGAACTTGCGACACCCTGCCGCCCTAGAGCTATACTTTAACAAACGAACACAAAGAATCATTTCTTTTGGCGACCTTTGTTTGCCCGCCCATTTAAATGGAACGAAACTTTGTTCGCTAGACACTGATCCATCCATGCCTTTTCTTCACCGTAAATTTCAAAATGAACACCACGAATCCAACCAAGTCTATAGCAATCTTCATAGGTTGGTGGATTGTGGTATTCTCGTTCTAGAGCAGGATCAAGTTCTCCCATCAAGAACGCATTAGCAGGAGTCATAAACAAAATCAAAATCAAAAGGACTTTCATATTAAATCTCCTGTACCGCTGGGGTGCCACCTAGTTTTAAAACTAGGGAAGTGGAGGAGGGCAAAGGAATCGAACCCTTGACCTTTCGGTCAGCCTGGTTTTCAAGACCAGTTACCCACCATTGAGTGCTACCCTCCACATTTGACGACTCCTGAACAAATTTCCATGGAGATTTGTTCATCTCTTGTTAGTTCAAGTAGAGGCGTAGATAAACCAGAGGCCGAAGTATAACAGTAATAAATATAACATAATTGCCATAAGAGGTCAAGAATGAAAACACTCAGACAGTTTTTAAACGAAATGCAACAAACAGAATTTAATAAGAACCCAGATATTGGCTGGTGGGGCAATGGCAATCATTTAATAATGTATCATGGCACACATCAATCCAATTTAAAAGCAATTGCTGCTGAAGGGATTAAAGCAGGTCCCAATGGATGGGTATCCATGACACATGATCCTCATACAGCGCATGGTTACGCTTCAATGCACGGCGGCGAGGCCAATTTTCGTGGAGCCAAAGGAAAGGCTCAACACGTTCCTCACAATGAACGAGCAACGATTGTTGCTAAGATTCCTAGGGAATGGGCAGACAAACACATGGATACAAAAATTCGTGGTAATGTTGACTATGCTCGCCAGCGTCTTACAAACAAAAGTCATTATGATCAACACAAACGTAATGGTAAACAGGACCACGAATATTATCAGACCACGGAGTTAAGATTTCCGCATATCCCCAGGGAATTTATTACTGGTTATATGAAGAAGGTTACCTAACTTCTGGAAATCCATCAGTGTTGTTAGTATGCAAGCAACGTTTCATTTTATGCTCTTCTCGTTTAGCAATACTAAACATATTACCCGGAAAAACACCTCTCCAAAGATTAATATAGTTTAGTGCTGTTTTTTCTGCGTTGGAATCTTCGCAAATATTAAGAAGAAGCCAGGGTTCCTTATCACTTTTACGAGTCAATACGGCATAGTTCATATTAATCTCCTTTTCGTTATAAGTGCTTTTATTCAGTGATGATTTCGTCTATCATCCTTTCCAAAGTTTTAATTGTTTCAATTTCCCATTTACAATAGGTAGCTGCATATTTTTCATAAGTGCTCTGACTAGGGTAATCAGGCTTGAAAATTATTTCGGAATAGTGTCGTTCCGCAGCAGCTTCTATATTTCTTTCAATAATATAGATAGCAGCCTGCATTGCTTCTTTCTTGCTTTTAGCAGTTATGATAGTGTTCAAAGCATCTTCACTCATTGTGTTCTCCTATTAATGGTGCGCCTAGAGGGACTTGAACCCCCACTCCTATAGGAAATAGATTCTAAGTCTACCGCGTCTGCCAATTCCGCCATAGGCGCTTATTCACTAGACAATACCTCACAAAGTGCGTCATACAATTGTTTTTCGGTGTACATTGCGTTCTCCTTGTTACGAAAATCATTGTAACACAAAAGATAAAGATTACAACACATTTATTTGGAGCGTCCGGTGGGTGCCGCCCCCACGACCTCTAGTTTGGCAAACTAGTATTCCGCTGTTGAACTACGGACGCTTAAAATAATTTGGTGACTCCGGCTGGATTCGAACCCGCATTTTCAGCTCCAGTTTTTATAAATAGTAGTGACCATCGCGGTAGTACAAATACCCATGGTCTGTAGAACTAAATGCATAAAACCAAAGGAGTCCCACATGAATATTTATAGTCTTTTTAATCATGCTTATCCGGTTTGAACATACATCCTCCAAAGGTTGATCCGTCTTCAACGTAGCACATTCCACGGCATTCATCGCAGGTTGCGACGGCAAACCCGGTAGCGTCGTCTGGAACCGGTCCCGGAGCAATAAAATGACCGTCTCGCGTGCTTATCGCAATTTCGCCAGACCCGTTGCAGCGGCGGCATTCTTCAACGTCGTTCATTTACGCCTCCTGCGATGTCATGGTGGCGGGAAGTTCCTTAGAAGCCCAACCGTAAAAACGAGCGCGGCCACCGTGTTCGCGCCAGTCGTTCAAATGAGCCCACTCATAGTGAACGCCAATCTGACGAAATACACGTTGGTCCAATCCGGCGCGGCGCTTGGGTTCGACCAGAACAACGTTGCCATTGGAGTCGGTTTCGATCGTTACGTGAGCCATGAAAGCCTCCATGAAATGGCGGTATTGCCCGATGACCAAAAACTAGCACAGGGAATTGTATGTGTTAACCGGATAAGCATGTTTTTAATGAAGTTTATTATAAACCTCAAAAACAACAAAAAGAAAAATTAGACATTGTCGTTGGACTCATTAATTTACAAATTATTTCCTCCAAGGAAGATTGCAGAAATTTTACTATTTAAATATAGATACTTTTTGATGGCGCGGTTGGCAGGATTCGAACCCGCATTTTCAGCTCCAGTTACGTTTAAAGAGGTAGAAACTCTCCTCGGCTACAACCGCATTTATTCTGTTAAACTTATTTTCTGAGGTGTTCTTCTTAAGGCTGTTGCTCTGTCCTGCTGAGCTACGGAGCCATTTATTCTGTTAGTCTCATTTCAGGTGGGCAATTATAAGGCCACCATGTCTGTTCATCTTCTTTAACACGAAAATCACCAAGTTCACTTTTGATTTTCTCATTATACTTATCAAGCATTTCGACAACGTTTTCCTTAATCCAGTTGTCGTCAATTTCCTTGTATAGATTAGTAGCAACAATATTTGCTCTTTCAAAAGTAAATGTTTTGTAGACTCTATTTTTAATTAAGATTTTAGACTGGAATAAATTATTAACTTCATCAAACAAATGATTTTCGTTCTTGGCATTAAATCCAGGAACTCTAAAACCAAATGCAAATCCAGTTTCATGATCAAACACACGAATTCGAATTGATGATGAATGGGATTTCCGACTAGCAGTTAGCTTCCAATTCCCACCTTTGTCAAGATCATGTGTATTAATTGTAATTGGTGGAATGTAAAAAACAATGTTGTTATGCAAATAGAAATTAGGGGAACAAACTTCAGCATAAAATCCACCATGATGGATGAACTCGAACATATTTGTTCCCCTTTTTGTTTAGAAGGTGCCGTTCTTGAAGTCTTCTTCAATCTTTGCAATCGCCTGCTTAGCAACTGCAATCGTCTTTTCGGCCGTCTTAATCATTTCAACGTGCTTCTTAACTTCTGCAAGAGCAGCGCTACGACGAGACTTCTGCGCCTCAGCAGTTGCCTGATCAAACAAAGACTTGCCAGAAGTGTTTTCGTTAGTATTTTCTTCGCCCATAGTATAAATTCTCCTTTTGTTGTGAAGGTCTCTAATAGTAACATGGTAAGAAAAAATAGTCAACTACTAGATAATGATATATCTCTTTTCCAATCAGTTGTCAGTAAGTTAAAGGAGAGGGCATAGTTTTAACAGCTATGCCCTCTATAATTTTGGTGGAAGAAGTGAGATTCGAACTCACGGTACCCTTTTCAAGGTACGACAATTTAGCAAACTGCTGCCATAAACCTCTCGGCCATTCTTCCAAAAAACTGGAGCCAACAGTGAGAGTTTAACTCACATCTGCCTTCTTACCATGAAGGAGCTCTAACATTAAGCTATGTTGGCGCACGAGAGGTAGGATTCGAACCCACGTTGCTGGTTTTGGAGACCAGTGCTTTAGACCAGACTAAGCTACACTCGTATATATTAAAACAGGCTATACATTTTACGTGCTCTACCAAACTGAGCTACTAGGTTAACAAATAACCTAGGTTGGCTTCGAACCAACGACCACGGGTATACAAGACCCAAATTAGTTGCTGTAGATAGCCTTAAATTTAACAGGATGCACCTTTGCTCTTTTTTGCTGAAAGATTTTTTGAGTTGCTGCAGGCATCCTAAATTGGAAGCGGGTACGGGCCGTTGCTCCCGTGTCTACTGGGTATGAACCAGTCAAGGCATCTTCTCCTCCAACCCGCAATATTTTGGTACAAGCTGCTGGTTACGCTCCAGCCTCAACAGATCCACAGTCTGTCGCCATCACTAGATCGGCCTAGCTTGCATTATTGGCTTCGGAAATTTGATTCGAACAAATACCCTCTGGTTCAGAGCCAGAGATCCTACCATTAGACGATTCCGAAATATTCTTTTTAATTCTACTTCTAACAAACCCTATTTGTATAGTGTCTGTTTTTTTAATTTTTTTGTTTTCTGGATGTTTGAGATCGAGGAGAAGGAATCGAACCTTCATAGCTCTTTTGAGCTAGCACGGATTCAAAGTCCGCTTGCCTACCGTTAGCGCATCCTCGAATAAACTGGTCTGGGTAGCAAGATTCTAACTTGCGGCCTCCTGTGCCCAAGACAGGCGCTCTAAACAGGCTGAGCTATACCCAGATATTTTACCAATGATGAATAATTCCAGCTATAATGAAGAAATTTGTAATGATGTATACTAGCACAATTCCAGTTCGTATCCAAGCGATTTTATCCGCTTCTGTTGAATTGTCACTGGCTTTTTCACCAAGTGCTTTAGCCCAATAATGCCACAATTATTCTACTTCCTCAAATTTCAATTTGTAAATTTTTAAGTCTTTCTTGTTGATATAATTCAACAGATATTTTGCTTGTTCGATTGTACCATGATGAATTACTACGTTGTGATAACAATAAGAACAAAAATTACCAGGTTTATCTATAGGTTCATTTTCGCGATATTTTGATGCAATCACAAAGTAAAAATCATCATTCATAGTGGACTCCTCCATGGGATTCTAACCCACACCTACTTGATTCGTATTCAAGTGCTCTATACAGTTAAGCTAAGAGGAGATTAATTTTACACTAACAACCATTGCCCAATCGGTACAAGCAATATGCTTTTCACTAGTGCCCGTCCAGTTAATTGGAGCAAACCACTTATTACTATTATGTAGTGTTCCAACTGCTGCTAATGATGTTCCCCCATCACACCATGTTATTTCATAAATTCCGTTTTTTAATTGTTTGACTTCAGTAGCAGAAATACTATGAGTTTTAATTTTTTTCCAATCACTTCCTTCGGCAGGTTTAAAAAACATCATTTTATTGGCATATTTGTTACCATAATGGTCTACAGACCAAATATCAGTATGACCAATTTTAACCTTAGCAGCTTCATCTTGTCCACTAGTTATGTCTACGTCATGGGCATATTCAATACTTGCGCCACATTCTGGACAGCGTTCTACGCTTGTATCCATATAACAACTATCAACAAAATAGTGACCTTCTTTGCAAAGATACTCGGTGTAACCTTCAAAATATGACATTTCTGTCTCCTGTTAAAGTTCTGTGGAGTGTGTGAGACTCGAACTCACCTCAGATTCCTTGCAAAGGATTCCTGCTTGCCCTGAGCACACCCCAATTTAAACCTTTTCCAAACAAACTTCAGTGATTGATACTGCTCTCCAACGCTTTGAAATATTTTCAACCCAATCAAATCGTTCAATCTCATCATCCAAGATCACAATGTAATGGTTAATAATGTCTACAAACGAACAACCAACTACTGTTCCTAGCCTACCATTATTTTCATTATCCTCCGGAAAATTAACAATCTTGACGCGATCATAACAATTGAAATTCTTCTTCACATAATCATCCATAAATCAATCTCCTATGTTTAGGATAATTTTTAGCATAGTGTCGAATAAATGTCAACTTGGAGACGAGTGTGAGAATTGAACTCACGTAAACGATTTTGCAGACCGCTCCATATAACCACTCTGGCAACTCGTCACAATCTGGTGGGGGAAGTAAGATTCGAACCCACTCACTCATAGAGAACAGATTTACAGTCTGCCGCAGCTCTCCAACTCTGCCGTTCCCCCAAATTTCATCCTTGTGAACGAATCGAACGTTCCTCCTAGCATTTTTTACTTGCCTATTACACTATTCATTCAGTGTCTCGGACTTCTTGTGCTACCATTACACCAGCAAGGAATTATTAAACAACTAACCAATTTCTATTGGAATAAAGGTTCTTTGTTTCTTCTTTTTTAACTTTAGTAATCTCAATTTCTTCTTTTAAATCCCATTCTGGATCATATTCAATCCACCAGGAATATGACAATCGATAGCAATTACCATTATCAAATTCAAAGAACATAATTTTATCACCGCAAATATCTGCGTCGTGTACTTGAACAAATTTACGGAAATGAGACATTATTGTATCAGTTTCATTTAAATTTGTTTCGATCCATGGTTTTGGCTGACGTTCAGCAGCACGATAAAACCAACTGTGATTGTCGCTATGAGTATATTTCATGTTTAATACTCCTAATGGTGGAAGTGGAAGGTTCCGCCCCTTCTACAAAACGCTTATCGGGCGCTTCCGTCGCTACTCCGTTCACTTCCTTATCTGGGTAATAATAGCCCCCGTGGGAGCTATTACCAAGGGCAGCAATTTGCTTCAAAAGAACCCTCTGCGTGAAATACTCACCTTTCGTCTACGATCCGTAGAACCCTTGCGGGGTGGAGCCGCTGTTTTTCATCACTTCCAGCGACATATTTGGCTCCTTGTTCTAGGATTGAACTAGAAAGTAAATAGCGGCCGCTATCACTTCTCCCTGTGAGACAAGGAATAAATTGGTAGACCCTCACGGTATTGAACCGTGTCCTCACGGCTTAAGAGGCCGGTGTACTACCTTTATACGTAGGGTCTATTATTTACTGGTGCTGCCTCTCAAGAATCGAACTGAGTTCTTTAGTGCTTCAAACTAACGTAGTGACCACATCTACCTAAGCAGCATTAAATTGGTAGACCCTGACGGTAACGCTCCGTCGCCAAGAGTTTAAAAGACTCCTGCTCTACTTTTAAGCTAAGGGTCCATGGTGGTCGATGAAGGTAACGCTCCCTCTTCACCTGCGTGTAAAACAGGGGTTTCACTTTTAAACTAATCGACCATTATTCCTAAAATATTCTCCTAAGTCATTTACTTCATAAGTCTTATAACATGACCTTGATGAAGGAGCAACGTATTTTTCTACGGCATTAATATAGATGCTATGTTCAAACTGGTAAAATTCATCCCATTGTTTTTGGGTTAGGAATCTTTTAACTTCCAGTTGTTCTAGTGCAAGATTATCAAAACTAATCACCTTGAAAGATGCAAATAATTGTGGCAATCCAAAGTACCAGTGATTATGAGATTTGGATTTTAGATTAACCTTTCCTTGATTGAATCCGAAGTCTTTTTCACCAAGGATCAAGATCTTTTTCACACCAAGTTTTGATAACTGTTGTACCTTACTAAAATCATCAATGCCACAGATTACATGAACCACAGAATTTTCATTCTTAATAGCTCTTTCAAAATGGGAATTAACAAATTTGCTTCTGTAGGAAATACCCAACCCATAAATGATCTTGTCTTTAATAAGCTGTTCAATTCGGTCCAGGTCTCTTTTGAGGTGACCGGCATTAACAGTCAGATTATGGATGTGGTTATTGATCTTTTGGTTAGCAATGATGAACTCAACTAAACGATCAGTTAGATTGTTGCAGCCAATAGCAATTTCCGTTCCTGCTGGAAGTTTTGAATTATTGATTAGTGTCTGCAACCAACCATAATCACATTCCTGCCCGTCTGTTGTAGCAGACTCATGACAGAATTGGCAGGTTGCTCTTTTAGTCTTTGGATTAAAACCAAACGAACATTGAGTTGATACTCGAATGTCAATGTTTAAAGGGATCGTTGGTTTGAACTGATCCTCAAAGGAAATTTCTCTGGTTCCGTCTTCGTATATTTTCACTAATCCGTTTCCATTAATATACGAAGATAGAAGCATGTTAAAATCCTTAATAGTTATCGTTGTCAGTTATCGTTGTCAGTTATGAATCTATTTTGACTGTTGAAAAGAAACTGCTTAACGTCTTCAACAGTTTGAATACCATCGCAGATTCCCATAGACTGATGGTCAATGTATCCCGTCGGATCTTTAAAAATAACAGGCGCGCCTGTATGCTCTTCGATTGCCTGCTTTAATAGTTCAATTTTGTCTTCACGCCCAAACCACTGTTGATACAAATAATCTGTCTTAAAATATGCGGTAGAATATACATCCTGTTCCCAGCCATATTCACCTTCACCACGTACAACAATAACTCCATCGTTAGGAGTAAGTGTCTGATCCAGGTTGTCGTGGGAATTAAATGTTAGTGAATGAGCACTAGAAGAATTAGTTTCAAACACGCCTCTACGTACAATTGTCTTCATAATTTTTTCCCTTTGTTTCTATACATCCTATAGTCTTTCCAAATTTCAATTCTTGACCAATGTTCAATTGGCACTCTATTGTGTCTTTTTAATCTTGGTTTTCTATATTTTACTAATTGGTACACTGGGTAACTATCGCCACTAACGTCAAACATTAGTGAATCTCGCCCAGTAAAAGAATTGTATTTCCAAAGTATTGACAAATTAATATTCCTTATATGGAGCTAGAGGTGAGATTCGAACTCACGTTGAGGTTACCCTACTGGATTACAAAACCAGTCCACTCGACCACTATGGGACTCTAGCATTAACTGTTAAGAGGATGAGGAGTTGCACCTCAACGCCGTTGAATAGGTTATTTTCAACGTGTGGTCACCACCCACCAAGCCAACTCGGCCTCATAAAACTCTTAGAATATGATAAACTTTTCTCTGCCTTTGAACAACAAGAAAGTTCCAATTTCCAATGGTTTATTATGACCATTTTTTCTGGCTTCGCTTTTAGAAGCAAACAAGCCACAATTAACTAGGACTGAAGGCCAGTTATTAAACTGTTCTATACTAATATACCAAACACGAATAGGGCCTTTATGATCGAATTCTTCCCACCAGCCGTTATTAATTCCAAATTGCATTTGTTTGTCATGTAATTGCTTAAATTGTTGTTTTCTAATTTCAGAATCATCGGAAAAAACTGGAATTTTACAAATTGATTTTAGTTTTTTCATTTTGGTGCTCCTAGTAGGACTCTAACCCACATCTCTTGATTACGAAACAAGAATTTTAACATTAAACTATAAGAGCGTCAACGTCCCCACCTACGTTAACAATACGTGCGACCGAAGCTGACTGCCAATGCTCGCACTCCCCAAGTTCTCAGTAACCGCGAATGACGCGATCACAGTTCTCGATAGCACGAATCGCACAATTATCGTTGATGTGAACAAGAACATGCTTCTTCAAAGTGATCAGCTTGTTCTTCTCACGCTGATGGCGATTCTTGTAATTCGCGCACCAGACACGATTGCGATCCCACTTGCGGTTCTTACGACCGCCACGAGCCTTGCTGCTCATTTGGACCTCCTGACTATTTCAGGAGCAAACTATTTTGCTCCCTAGTTAATCATAGGTCACGCTCTTGTAAAACATTGTTGGTACTCCTTTTATATGGCGCACTATAGGGTTACCGCCACCCTCTCACTCGTTAGACAGACGAGCAGCCTCACTAGATGCTTAATAGTGCCTAAAAACGAGGCGAGCTAACTAAACGAATTGTTTAGCTTGGAATTCAATTGCACCCTCGCCTAATGCAATCTAAGTTAGATAACCGTGTCTAACATGGGTTATTTAGGGTAACCAACCGCATTCTAACGAGCATCACGTCTTGCTCCCATCTTAGCATTTCGACCTTTGGCCAAAGGTAGCTAAGTTGTACCAGTCACTTCTATACTTACGTACCTAAAATATGAGACATCACAGTTTGGCCTCAGAGTATTAGCATTCTGACTAGACGTTCTAAGCACTCCTAGTAGCTAACTCTCATCTGCAATATACACTAGTTTTTGTTGATGTCAACTAGTATCTGGTCCTCCGTATGGAAGTCGAATCCACGATGTCCGGGAGTGAAAATCCCGTACCCTTACCACCAGGCGAACGGAGGTTAAATTAATAAAGCTGGTCTAATTCACACCCAAATACATTGCGTCATGAAATGGGCCAGCTTTAATTTAGAATAGGTATCTAGAATACAAAAATTGAGTTCATTATTTTTGTAAAATTACGGTTCGATGAACAGTCACCCGCTAGATACCTATTTTCGAGTAGGCGTGTTCTGACGCCTCGTGTTAGTTGCTCCTTTTTTAAAAGGCTACCGAGTTAGCAGGTTGGAAGGAAATTAAGTTTGTATCCGCCACGTGTTGTCATTGATCTATGACCATACACTAATGGCGGCGCGCACGATGGCGATTCCAAAACAATTCCCTTTCCACACCTAACTCGCTCTCGAAATGGCTCCTAGAGAGGGCCACGATCCCCCAACCACTCGGACGCTAAAATGGATTAATTTATAAATAAATGTGGTTAGTTGATTAATTTCAGTAATCAACAACTCAGTTATGGAGTCAACCGAGCTGTCCCACCTACTATTTATGGAGTAATACATGAACAAGTTTAAATGTCATCTATGTAATAGAGAGTTTAATTCAAAATATTCTTTATCCGGTCATCAAAGAGCACATAGTACTAAAATTCAAAAGCCCATTACTAAGTATTTTTGTGAAGCAACCAGCACATTCGAAGTAAAAAAGAAATGTAAAAATTTAAATGATTATTATGCTAATCCAAATTATTGTTTAAAATGTAATAAAATATTATCTTATGATGGATATTCTATTAAATTTTGTAGTAGATCTTGTAATGCAAGTTTTAATAATAAACTGAGATCTAAAGAATCTAGGACAAAACAAAAAGAATCTTTATTTAGGACACTTGCTAATAAAAAGAAAACTAGTTCGTCAATAAGTTATCAAGAATTAGTTTTACTAGTAGATGATTTTGAGCAAATGCTGCCTAGGTAGGCTCCGACCCTACAACCTCAACGCTTAACAGGCGTGCGTTCTACCAGTTGAACTACTAGGCATTGCATTTGTGAATCGTAAAACTGTGTATTCAACAGCCGAGGGCTCTACCAATTGAGCTACCTAGGAATAAATTAGTGTACCTGTGTTCGCCTAAAAGTAAAGGCCAGCGGACCAACTTCTTTCCCCAGGTACTAGGGAACTCTAATTCTTTTTTAATATATGATTGTCACGTGGCGTACAGTTAAGCCGCTTTCCCGTGTGGGCTGCTGCTGGATGTCCTTCGTGGGCCAGATCAGCTAGTCACCAAAATCACATACTATGTTGAGGGAAATTTAACTTAACCACCCTCAACCTTTACTAGGCGAGGGTCCTAAAACCCAAGCCTATGAGCTTGTATTACGCGCAAATACAGGCATCGGATACCATTGATCCGAACAATGAATTTTTGTGTATTCCTGTAGATGCAAAACTTTTTCCTTGCGTTTTATTTAACTTTAACTTTTATACAATGCTATTTATGGAAAGTCAAATGTTATTTTTGTGTTTCTATGAAAATATTTTTGGTAAAAAGTCCCGCCAATTAAAGCGGGACTTTTGTTGCAGTTTACCAACTGGATTGATAAAAGATATCCCAGTTCTCATCCAATTTCAGGGCATTTTCAACAAATACTTTGGTATCCTTGAGATCTTTGAAATACCATTCATCGATTTCCTGAGATCCGAAGAAAAAGCCTTTCTGCGGCGGAAGCAATTCCGTTGCTTTGCTTTGATTATTAAGCACGGTATTAACAACTTCCAAGAGCTTTTGCAGTTGATCTCGACTGACATTGCTCACTTGGCATTCGTCCTTGCCTTGCTGAACATTGTCAACAAACCACTTGTGAATCGCATTGGCTTTCCGCCAATAGCCAATTTCGTTGTAATTGAGCTCGCTGTTTTCCACAGCATACTTGTTCTTCGCTCGCGTCATCAAGTACATATCAAGGCCCATAATATCTACTCCTATGTTTGCGTTACTTTTATAGAATAGCAGAATTTAACTAATAGTCAAGCGATATTTTAAACTAATGTTCTTAGCATATTTAGGCGATAATCGTTTGGGACATTATTAAAAAGAACCGTCTGTTTACCCAGACGCAATGCTTTAATGTGTGGTCCTGGATGAACGAGCACTTGAAAATTTAATATGTTTCCAAAGGTCATTGGATCCGTATTAATTGATGCCTCGTACATCTTGTCCTCAAAGATTTTGTTAATAATAGCATTTTTAGCTTGATGCATCAGGATATTCCAGGCATCGTTTTCGTTTAAAACAAAATCTTCTTGACTGAGTGTCATTCTAAAGGAAAGCAGTTCTGGTGAACCAACTTCGGAACATTCCGGGCATGGATACACTTTAATACTACCAACAGCAGGAAGAACATTAATAAATTTTCTATCGCCGCAAATGTCACACATTAATATAATTTACCACGTCTTTGATTGATACCATAAGATTTTCGTCAGTCCCTGCACTATAAACTGAACTGTCGTTACTAGCAACAATGCTAATCGGAGACATTGTAACTGTATACGGATCGATATTGACCGAAATATTAAATTCGCCCTGATTTTTAATATTAGTAATTGATTCAATTTTCATACTCCGCCATTGCTCTTTGTCGTTGTCAAAAACAGCGAGCAAATCATCCGGTTTCTGTGTGGTAGTACCATGCGTTTCTGTAAGATATTTTGACTGCAATGTACAGCGCATTGTTCGGTTTTCACCATTAACCTTAGTAAAAGTAATTTCCAAAGTTGTCTGTTTAAGAATTTCAGTGAGGATGATTTTGATCTGTTTGTTAATTGTCATTTTAAATCCCATTTACCTTCTTCGGTGTCGATGTAAGTGATAGCAGATGTTCGACTGTCCGCATATTTTTGCGCAAGTTCCTTGCTTCCATAGATTGCAGGTAGAATACGAAGCTGTCCGTGATCACCATGATTAATAACAATCCACCCTTGAATGCGCTTCTTCGGCGCAGGACGAATGGTTATAAATTTAGCGCTAACATTATCATAGTTCTTGGGACCGCCATCAACCAGTGATCCATCAACATAAAGCTCAAAGTAATGCGGTTGACCGCAACAAGAACAACCCATTTTCGTGGAGTCCTTCTTGGTAATATTTTCCCACTCATCAACTGCTTCAGCTATGGTATTACAATTCGTTTTAAATGCTCTGGTGGCTAGAGCGCCTAACCAACGTTCTTTAGGTGCTCGAAATGTGTCAGGGTACGAAATTTCAACAATCTTATCATTGTCATCCGACATAAGACATGGATTTTTGCACCATTCCACAATCCATCCGGCTGCTTCGAGTGCCTTCCAATCTTCATCAGTAAGCCACCAACGTCCGCCGCTGTTATTAGAACTATAAATCACGGTACCCATATTAAATCTCCTTAGAGTTGTTGGAGAGCACTCCAGACCCACAAACCATCATCATATTCTTGATCGTAGCTATCATCAACAGCATCAGTAACAAGCTCCAGAATCATTTCGTAGTTCTGTTCAAGCTCTCGATTGCCGATATTTGTTGCTACAAACCGATCCAGAACAGTTTCGATGATGCGCTCACGGCGAAGTTCGAACTCGTTCACTTTAGTTCTCCCATTCTTCCGGAATAATCGTGTTCATCACGTCAAAATCATCGTTTGACGTCTGAACCTGTCGCTTTTCCTTCCGATACTTGCGGAGATTCTTTTCGTTGTTTTCAGTGGGGCGATCATGCCACTGATTCTTATCACGCCAGCTCTTGCTCATTGTGTAAGTTCCTTGTGTGTTAACTTAGTAACATAAGGATAATAGCATGTTTTAATTAATAGTCAAGCTCTTTTTTTAGTAAAAAACTGGTGTATTTTCAATGGGTTAGCTATGAAGCCCAGCTAGTTTTGAGCTCCTCTACAGTACCATCAAAACTGTTAATATCTATGCCAGACCCATCTATGCCATCAATTTTATGAGGTACTGGTCCTAGTTTTCCATCAGTGAATTGCCACAGCCATGGTTTATCCCATGATGCTTGACAAACAGGCTTGGGTCCGTATTGACATAGCCATAAGCGATGGCTACCAAAGAACTCATCTTTCTTTTTTCCTAATTGTTCCTTAGCTTGATTGCCACTGTACAGCACAAGTTTTCTTCCTAGCTTGTCTGCGCCATATTCTAAAAATGTTCTGGCACTTTTAAGTGACATGACACTCTTATATGGCTCCCAGTCAAGACACATTAACGTGTTCTCATCAGGCTCTGCTGTTTCCAAAAAATGATCAAATTGTTCTTTGGGATCTGACCCATCAGCAAAATGATATGCACCCCATAATAATCCTGCATCAAGAGCTTTCTGGCGTCTCAATGCATAGGATTTATCAACCATGCTGGTTCCTTGGGTTGACTTATTAATTATCCCTCGGATACCAGCATTATATACTCGCTCAAAACTGACTACGTTATTATGATGGCTTACGTCTACGACTAGCGGATTTATTTTCATTGTTTTCCTTTGCAGCAAGTTTCTTCTCAAGTGTATTTATCCGCTCTTGTAGTTTACTGAATTTATCTGATAAATGATTAATCATTGTATAGTTGCGCTCAACATAAGAGCTAATCAGCAAAATTTCTTCACTGGTAGCAGGAAAGGTTTTTCCGTAAAGATATAATGAAATTTTGTTTAGCGGAAAATTTCTGAGATAATTATCATATTTTTCCTTTGCTGTTCTGCGTTCAAAAACAGAATCGCATTTCCAAACGTATGCTTTTCTTAAAGCAAAGACCACTGCCGCTAGAATGAATCCTACTGTTAGCCCAATACCAGTAATATGTTCCATTACAAATCCTTTCTTAGCTCGTTAAAGTGTTTTCGAAGTTCTAATTCTTGTTCTTTAAAAATCTGATCCATGTTATTAATTTCTGTAAAAAAGGCAATAGCAAATGTGACAATGATTACGATGATGCCTAACAAAATTTCCATTACAGATCCTTCCTCGATTCATTATTTTTCCTGTATTCGTCAACATAATCACTTGCAAGCGCAACCAAAAGAAACACTAGGAATACCAGCCCAATCCAAATAATAGCTGGCCATGAGTTAGTGACCAGTGAAATAATTATTAATAGACCGATCACAAATAGTGCGCTATAAAAAATCATTAGAAATGTATTAGCAAGATAGTAGATAAATTTATCCAAAGACATTTTAATACCCACAATTATCAACTGCCCAAACAAGTAGTATTATTAAAGCTATTGCTACTGTAACTACCAATAAGCCTACCCATCCTGCTACCATAAAAATAGACCATATCATTCCGCCCAAAGAAAATATCATACCTAATGCGAGTACAATACCAAATACAGTAACGACGATATTTGCAAAATTTTCTTTTGTCATTTGATTCTCCTACGCAGCAATTAGTTCAACTTTTTTCAATGACATTTAGTGCCCAATGGGTTGCGGGTATGAGAACCAAAAAACCAATTGGCACGAGTATCCAAGCACCAAAAACTGAAACTATAAATAGCAAAGATAAAATACATGCCACAATAGCAACAAACACAACAAACACAGCAACATAAGCCAAAATTAACATATCACAATTTTCTCCAAGTATAAGTTGAATTTTTTGTTTTAAAAACAATTTCATTGTCAGTTTCACTGACAATTTCAGTAATCATTGTTGTTTGCCACCAATCCTGATGTTGAAAGGATCTAGCATAATGAGATCCTACTCGCATAACAACTCCAACTCTTGGGCGAGCGTTTTCTTCAACCTTAACTTCACCATTATCAAACCAATAGGCTTGTGACATTGTTCCACTGTCACCACGACTTCTTGTGTCAAACATCCAATACATTATTTAACTCCATATACATCGTGGTATTCTTTTAATAGATTTTGCATTTTTTGCCGAATGTCTATGCAAAATCCCAATTCGGACAAACTAAACATAATATCCGAACACTTTTCACACATATACCAATAAGCTCTTGGGACTTCGCCATCTTCGCCATAAATTTTAACTTCAATGTCTGTGTCCGGAACTTTGTATCGTTCGAATGCTGTTACTAGGTCATCCTTTGAAATCTTTTCTCCACATGAACAACATTTTGTCCTTCGCTTAGAACTGTAACTAGTATAGTCATTGGGTTGATACCACCAGATATCTCCTGGTTCTGGTTCATAATCACATTCACACGATAACATCTTTTCCTCGTAATTTTAATGGTGGGCCTACCTGGATTTGAACCAAGACTGTAATTCTTATGAGGAATTAGTGCTGACCATTACACTATAGGCCCAATTTCGCTCGTTGTTTAATCTTTTCTGTAACATCCTTGAATCTGTCGGCTGCATAACTGGCACTCCAAGATTCAGGTTTAATCTTTGGGGTGATATTGCAGGTACCACGGATATATCCGATTGCCTGATCGACAACGTGGTTGCTGACCTGCTTCTTGTCTGGGTTAAGGTCCAGGTGCATTTCAATTGGCAGAACAATATCGTTGTCAACGAAGAACTGAACTACGCGATGATACAGCTCGCTCAGCTTGTATGCTTCATTCATTAGGCGCATCGTCGGACGATTCTTCTTTTGATCGAAGTCCGTCTCGGTAATCACTTCGCCATAGAGACGGCATCCGTTATTGCCGTCCTTGTGAACAACAATTACACGGATGTAATCCGCCATCCAGGTCCCTGCTTTGCGATATCTTTCGCTGTCACAACCAAGATAAATCCTGGTGTTATCATCGCATTGTTCCAGGAACAATTTAATCTGTTCAAAATCAATTTTTCTCATTTTAGCACCATACAATATGTTCGCCAATCAGCTTGCAAGACCCATCCCCAGTGTATAGAGGGTTTGTTCTATCGTCATCACAATCCTTGATTCCAATTAATAATAGCGCGACCAATAAAAGAGCAACCAATCAATAGCCCCATTGCAATCCAAACCAAAGGCATCTCCGCATTGTGATCTGCGGTGCCAACAGCGGCCATGATTATAACGAATCCAATTGCAAAGTCAAGCATTGTAACCTCCTGCTCCATACTATGCACATTGTACGATCAACTTATTAAGAAACTATTAATTGGGCCATTGCCCTTTATTGTAGTTCCCTAGCAACCAAGTAGATGTGAAAAACTAGCGATATATCGCCACTTTCATGCATAACTGAGCCTAGGTATTGTTCTCCTTCATCGTTGAATTCATAGCCGGTTCCAATAATTCTGATTCGGCAGGTCTCATTTTCCTGGCTGGGATCGCAAGAAAACCAAATGCAGATGTCGTTTTTCTGGATCATTGTGCAGAGAAATTCGGCCCCCTTCGGGACACAAATTTCTTGAAGAGTATTATACGAAAGTACCTGCTTCCAGATGACCTTTTTCACAATATAGTCCTTTCCTCTGTGCATTTTAATACCTTTCACATAGCTAACATCAACAGTTATTAACTGACATTCTGGGCGCTATCCCAAAATTCTATGCGGCTGTTAATTACCGTCGATACAGATTTTTGTTGTCAACTGTTGATGTTAGCTATGGGTGGACAGGACAGTTTCCCATCCACCCAGCTAAGTTAGCATTAGTGCTTCTTCACAAACCGACCACGGGCATCACGCGCCGGGCCACGACCGCTAACACGCTTGCTCTGGCGAGCCCGGATCGGGAGCCCCAACGCCTTCCGAGCCGCATGGTACTGGACGTAGGCGTTGTTCTTGCTGATGCCGAACTTGTCCATGATCATCTGAACGTCGGTCTTGGCGTTCAGCGTGTTCTTATTTTCGCTGACGTAGTTGAAGATGTATTCCTTCTGGGTGCCGGTACGCATAATATAGTCTCCTTTTGGGTTGTGTTAAACTTTATGTAGGCACTGTATTTGATTATTAAGAGGATGTCAAGCCCTATTTTTAAAAAGTGGGGGAATTAATTCCCCCTCAGATCATATTCATTTCCTTAAGAAACTTGTGGAGCGCACGAACATCGTCTGCCTTCATGCACTTCTTGATATTGAGGCTAACCAAGATCGGATGTTCCTCGCTCGAGGACGAAGTTATAGAAAAATCACCTGCATATTCCCGAACGTCAAGCTCATCACGAAGTTTTTCCGCGTGATGTCTGCCCATTTCTCGAATTACTGCCTTTTTCTGTTCATTTTTCTTTTCAGTAGCACGGCGAATCAAAACATTCGCAATATCATCATACCGGAAAGTGCCATCCTTCCGCTGCTTGAATCGTTCCCTTCTGCCGTAATTACCAACAGAAATGAAGTACTTTCCTGTGGGCTTTTGTTTCCAAGAAACACCGCCCCACTCTTCTTTAATATCGAGATCGTAAGTCGACTCTCCATCAACAGTTAGCGTAGAAAACACCCGGAACTCACCGTACATATTTGATACAGTGTATTCAATTACTCCCTCGTGTCCTTGACGAGCAATCGCCTGGGAAATCGCCTCTTTAATAACGTTCACGGGTTGTTTTTTTGCTTCACCAATCAGTTCCAGATTCTTGGCCCGTTGCTGTTCTTTTGTCATCACAGTATGAGGCTCAGCGAACGTCTTGGTTTCGCGTTCCGGAGTAAACATCGGCTGGGGAACCGTGTCATTAACCATTCCCCAAGGGGTCTCAATGAACGTAGTCATCATCTAGCTCCTTCAGTTTTATTTTCTAATGAAAGAATACGTGATGAAATTAATAATGTCAAGCCCTATTTTTAATTTTTTTCCAAATTAATTTTCGCCTGTTCAATCAACTGTTTCCAGTAAATTGCAATTCGCATATTACCGGATTTGTCTTTTTTGCGCCAATAAGCAACTTGCTTTGGCGTCAAAAAACCATGTTTTTCAAAGAACTTAGCCATTGATGTTCCCATCCGGGCATGACAAGGGCGAAACCCACGATTATTATGATAAATCGTAGCTTCTGCGTTTTGTTCCTCAACATTTTGGCGGGAGTTAAGAACGAGCAAAGCACGAGAAACTGCCTTGTCGTTGTTCTTAAGCAAATTAACAATATTTTCTTTATTGAGAATCATGTCAATTTCCTCAGTTATGAGTTTGAAACTGGGCGTCTTCTGGATCACAGGTAGCACAAACAAGGCTTCCTAGTTCTTGTTTACCTACCTACTCAGCTCAACTAAGTTTCATGCTGTTAAGATAGCATGATTTAATTAGTAGTCAAGCGTTATAATCCAATAAATTAGAAATTTTGACCAAAATTCGCTTGACACTATTAGAAAATGTGTTATTCTATAAAAACAAATAGGAGATAAGCACATGATGAAGCTTGGGACGCAAACCGGCAGTTTGGTTAACCACATGATGTCTCGAAACGGCTTTGTTTTGCCGAAAGAGGGTGATGGTGCAACGCTGCTTGGTTGGACTGACCGACATGCTGCAACTGTAATTTGTGTGATGATGGTTAACAAGAAGCACACGGTCTCTGTTCAGCGCGATATGGCGATTCGGACGGACAAAAATGGAATGTGTGAATCCCAGGAATACGAATACAAGCGAGACCCTAGTGGACAAATCGTTCACTTTCGTTGGAACGACAAGACCAATAGCTGGGTTGAAATTGTTCACAACGAAAAGACGGGACGCTGGAACAAGGCATATTCCCAGTCAGGTGTTTTGTTTGGTGAACGCAACGAATACTACGATTTTAGCTTCTAATACGGCGGGGAGCGCAAATGCTCCCTATTTTTTTAGGTGCGTCCGGTGGACCTTGCATTGGATCCAGCTATTATACCATAGCTCTGGATTTTCTAATACACCAAATTGAAACTGGTATTTTGCCTCTGTGTAAGAGGCCTGTCCCGTTGTTTTACAAAAATCTAATATCTCTCGGTGGAACTTGTCAACTCCAAGCTCTTCAATGTCCTGCTTGAGTTCTTCATTGCTGCCATAATACGTTTTCCAATCAGATTCTTTAACAATTTTCTTGCGATTTTTTCTTCCCTTGACTTTTTTACGCTGATAGGTATGAAATTTCTTCTTGCCAATGTATTGCTTGCCGGTCACATTATTAGTGATTCGATAGACGAATGACGCAAAGCCCTCAGGCAGTTCAGTTATTGGTTTGTTTTCAAAATACCACATATATGCGGATTACCTCCGCATATATTTATTTAACCAATTCGACTGCTTTCTTGTATAGCTCAACTAGGATTGGATTGGGCTGCACCTTTTTGATCTCGGCAAATTTCAATGCCTTGCCAGTATAATTAATATACTGCTCCAGGATCTCACGAAACTTTGCATTTTCATTTAATAGCTGGTTTAGAGCAATCGCTGCATCAAATCGTTCACGCTGAAGATTTACCGGAATGCCGGTTTGAACACTAAGATTTTCTATTAGGTCGTTTATGCTTTCTTTTGTGTGTTCCATCATCTTCTTTCGGAATATCTAAGTTAAATGTACCATCATCAATGATAATTGCTAGTGACAACATCAGAATGCGGAGATATGCCATTCTTAAATGTGGGTCGCTAGTTGTTGGTCCTTCATATTTATAAATGATGTTCCAAACGAAAGGGTTTAGATCAACTGATAATTTAATATTCGAGTATTTTAGGTATTTAAACATATGATTCCTTAGTTTTCAACCATTCCCAAAGGTGTAATGCATTTTGCGCTGGGCAAGGGATCCAGGTAGTATTAAATACTGTATCATAATAGGCTGTATGTTCCGTTGCTAACTTTATTCTATAATTTGTGTCGCTCTCACTCATTTTATAATGGGATTGCACAACTGGATGGACGAAATTAATAGTATTAGACATATCTAATTCCATGTAATTGGTCCAGAAATTTTTCCAGGTAATTGGTCCAGAACTTTCATTCGAAAGAAAATTTCTATTCTATAGTCGAAAATTAAATCCCAATAAAGTTTATAATAAACCTTAGTACAAATGGAATTTATTTTGATTATCATAATATCAGGCAAATTCAAAGGCATCATTGTTCCTCAATAAATTCTAAAAATGAGACATAGGAATCTAATAATCTATATATATCTAACAATCGATATTCTGTTGGGGATGAAGAAAAGGCTTCGAGATGAATCTCATTTATTTTCAGTCGAACATTAGACAGGCTCCAAATCGTTCGCATTGCAAATTTCCTCTACAACCTTATTCATGCTGTTTTTATAAGAAACAATGATGTCGGTCCCATTTTTATAATCAAAATCAACTACGAGCATTTCACGATTTGCAGTAAGCTCATCGCCCTTGTTGTAAGTAACCTTATCACCAATATTAAAACGATGCCTTAGATTAATTTTGATCGTCGGAATTTTTGACATTAAAAACACTCCTCAAATGTTTATTGTCTCGGAGTAATGTAATAACAACCTCTCTTAATGTCAAGCATAATCTACTCCTGTATCTTTAATCCTTTAAGAGTTAATAACTGTTCCTTTAGTTGCGTCTTGGTATTTTCTAATTCTTTAATACGACTTCTAATAAGGGATAAATCACCACGATTTTCTAATAGTTCTTTGTTCCACTTAAACAGCAATTCTTCTGTTTGTTCCAATTTACCCTGAGCTAATTCAATTTGAATGTCTCTTAAGGTCGGTTTTAATACTTTGGTTTCACCTTTAACAAATTGAATTGATGCAGGTCGCCATAAATCGTAATCAACCCATGTTTTAATTGCTGCACCAACGCTAATGATTACAGTGAATGGAAAGACAATCTTAACTGACCATGATGTCGTTTTCCACCAAGCCACAAATGTATTTTCTTTGGGTTGTTTACGAGGCGGCATTATTTTTCTTCATTTAACAGTTTTGGTTTGGATACCCACTGTTCTTCATCTTTTTGGCGGTTCTTTCTGGGACACTGTGGATTCTGACAAGTTTGTTCTGATGTAGGCGGGCAAATACAACCCATTGGCTGTGTATTGTTAAAAACGATCATATATTGCATCCTCCAGCAGCGCAAGCGAGCTCCTGACTTCCTGTCGTCATGTCAGTTTTTTCAAAATCAACTAGCTTATTCCAGTCAATTTCCTTTGGCATACTCTTCATTGCTAAATCATATTGTTCCTTAGTGATTTCTTCGAATGGAGCCTGCGTATAAATGTGATCGGAATATGGCAAGAAGGAAACACCACTCATCCACTCAAAGTTCTTATAGACCCAGGCTCCAACTTCCATCCATTCTTCTTCCTTAACAGAAATAGTAACTGATGGCTTATGATCAGTGTAATACATTTGATACAGTAACCAAATTTCTAACTGTTCAATAGCAGACAAGTCATTTCTAAAGATAGCATGTTCTGGTGACATTTGAGGGAAGGAAAATACCCAGGCTTCTTTATTAAATTTATCCTCTTCGTAGGGAATACCGATTTCAATCATGTATTGAGCTAATGGATCCTTCTTGTCTGAACGAGCTCTTCTAATATAATAATGCGAATGTCTAGTGTGAATACCTGATGCACTATCAACCAACGCACTGACGCTTCCGCTTGGCTTAATTGAAGTAACAGAAACAGAATGTGGTATTCCTAACTTGTCTGCAAATTCTTGATTTGTTTGAATCGCTGTTTTGCGAAGTTCTGTTAGGCAATCTTTTAGTTTATCAATCCCTTTTTTAGTCGACGTTAATTCATTGTCCATTATTCCAGTAAGAGAAACACCCAATAGTCTTTCATCTTCGGTGTTGTCTTTCCATTTCTTGCTGATGAATCTAAAGTCCGTTAGCGTTGCTTGAAACGTTCCAAGAATTGTTGCTAGGCGAATTTTCTTTTGGAGTGTTTTGATTGTATCATTTTGTTTAATGACAACTTCACTTAGATTACAAAATTCCTTGTCTCTTAATAAAATCTCGGCGCAGTTGTGAACTAAAATGTCATTAGCAAAGAAATTATGATTCGTTGGGTTGGTAAGATCATATACATCTTCTGTTTCAGTAATTTCTTCTATTATTAACATTTTTGCTTAACCTCGTGTTCTATTAAAAATTTTGTAAAATCTTGATATGGTTCTGATTTATAACTGAAAATATACTTCACTCCCAGGGGAGAAATTATATTTAATAATGGGTATACATTTAAATCAAAATATTCTTTTTCGTCTAACAAAAATCCTTTAGCCTCTATGATGTATTTATTTTGGTTATAGTTAACGTAAAAATCCGGTTTGTATTTTTTTGCTGGCAATCTAAAGTTTTTAAATTCATAATCCCATCTTATTTTGTTTTTCTCAAAATATAAAATGTAATTTGTGTCATATGATGATCTAGTATATACGCTAGTAAGACCCCTGATATTAAATTTTAAATCAGTTAGTAGCGATCTTTTGTAACATTTTGCATTACAAACTGCAGAACAGAATATATCATGATGCTCACTTTTATACAAATAAAACAATCTATTAAATTGTTCTACACTAAGTTTATTAATTTTTTGAATATCTAATTCTTGTTTAGTATTTTTCTTAAAAAAAGATATTATTTCTTTTGTTCTATATTCCCTAGATTTTACTAATTTGGATTTGTAATCAGCGAATACTTTTAAAACTTCATTGTCATTTAAATGTTCTGTTTCAATTTTTTTGTTGGATAAAAATTTTCTTTTAAATGAAACACTATTTACTTCTTTATTAAACAATTGTCCTTTCTTCATTAGAGTTGCAGTATATCGAGTATTATTAGATTTGGCTAATTTTTTCATATATTGTGAATGTTCTGGTCTTTTTTTACCATAGTTGTGTTCACATTTAATTTTTCCACAATTTCTATATAATGCTTGCCCAACTTTGGATTGAGGGCTGTTCATAGTTTTTTTAAAATCCCCACATTTGCATCTTGGATTTTTGTTTCTTAAAACATATGTGGCATCGTCAATTGACATATTATTATGATGTGCAAATTCAGATATTTCGTTCAATAGTCTTAATCCCTGTTGTTACTCCGGTTTATTATTTATAACAACAGGGATTTTAACGATTATATAATTTTTAATATGTCATCACTTTTTAAATGATCCGCCCTAATCCATCCTCGATTTTCCGTCCAGACTTGATGATCCGGTGTTACTTTTATTGATTTTTCTGTTATGGTGTCCGTTATTTTTAATATTTTAGCATCTTTTTGAGTAACTCCAATAAAAGACGTCACATTGTATTCTATTCTGTCTTCCTCAATATTGTAAGATTTTACTTTGATGATACTTTTTGGATTTTTTTCTAAATATGCTGTTAAATTTTCAATAGTTATTTTATGGTAAATTTCATCAATTAAAACTTCTAAAATTGTATCACCAGAAACGCAAGGATTTAGTCCAAATTCAAATTCAGTATTTCTTGTTCGCGCTTGTTCACCAAAATGGGTTTTTCTAAATGCATTAGCGCGGTCAATTACGTTCTTGGCTGCATACCTGCTAAAGATGCCACGTTCACCACTCTTGCTGTCATACAATGCTTTCCATTCCGTCATGAATGTATCCATTGAAGGTCTTTTATCATTATAAACCGCTGTATTATTAGCCATTGAGCGCCATGGTGTTAGCGTCCACCATTGTCCTGATTTAGCAAATCGCATTCTGTCATCAGAAAGATTAGATAGTGATAGCAATGCACTTCTTCTAACACCGCCTGAAACAATAGCTTCAGAAATTACAAGGATAATGTCGTGGCATTCAATTGACGTAAGTTTTCTGCCACATGCTGATTTAAATGTTTCAACGATAAACTCAAATGTTCTTTTTAGTGGTTCTGGTCCAGAACTTCTACCACCAAATGTTTTTAATATGGCTCCCGCTGGTCTCAATTTTGATAGGTCCCATTTTGGAATTGAACCAGCATATAGAATTGATATTAATTCATTTGTAGCCTTAGCCCATCCAATTCTACTGTCTGCTACAGTTATAATTGTATCTGAGGAAAATAACTGATCGGGAATTGTTGGCAACTTGTTTACGTATTGTCTTTCGACGCTGAATCCAATTCCTGAGCCGAGCATCAAGGTATACATAATTTCACCAAACACCTTAGGATTGTCTGCTACTGTATAAGCGCAATTATAGATTGCTCCGGGATCTCGCTCTAATGCAGGACCTGCAGTCATAATTCCTCGCATTGAAGGCATTACTTCAAAATTAAGAACCGCAGTTTCCAGTTCTTTTCTAAGCTCGGAATCTAAGGTGTAATTGCAGGTTTTCTTAAGATGTTCGGTAAAGAAATCAAAATATCTAGCAACTGTTTCATCCCAATTTTCACGACGTCCTTTATCATGCAAAAATCTTGAATAACGACTTTTGTAAACATATGATTGAAAGGGCGTGGTGTTTTTCATTAGGTACTCTCCATTTTTGTTTTTTTATAAGCAATGTTTCCAAATTGAACGTGGTCCTTGTTTTCAAACACACTGAATTCTTTTTTGGATTTCAAAGACACGTAGTCATTCTTTAGTAGTTTTGAATGTATTTTATTTATAAATTTAACAATAGAAATCATACCGGAATTCAGTTCCAATAGATTATTTTTGTAAATATCTGCTATGCAAATTTCAGGCCCGATTTTTAAATTATTGTGCTGGTCGAAGTAATAATAACCATCAGTTAATTCGTAGGTTATTACATCAATCTTTTCGCCATTAAGAACAAAATAACCATTAGGCTGACGCCAAAAGTCGCTGGTGGTTTCTAGCTCTGTAAAATAAAGTGAGGGAATTAATATACAAGGGTCACCTATAACATAATGACCTGCGGACAGTGTATATGTTGAAGTTACATTAATAATCATTGTATATTAATTCCTTCTTTGCTTAGAAACAGACCTTTCCAATTCCACTTGAAGTTAGTCCAATTGCTTGGGCTGCTCCCTTGGATAAATCAATTATTCGCCCTTTAATAAAGGGACCTCTATCATTTATTCTAACAGTAACACTTCTGCCATTAGCTGAATTTGTTACTGTTAACATCGTACCGAATGGTAATGTTCTGTGGGCTGCGGTAAATCCATTTGGATTAAACCGTTCGCCATTTGCTGTTCGTTGACCATGATAATAATACGATGCAATACCACAATTATACGCATAAGAGTGGGAAAAAGTCAACAATAACAAAGCGATACTAAGTATTATTGTTTTCATATTCTTCCTTTCCAAAATAAAATGAGGGCAGTTAGCCCTCATTTGCTTGTGATAATAATTTAAATTATTATCTAATACGCTTCTTTGGAGCAGACGGAAGAACAAATGGTCCAGTAATAGTACCAACAGTTCCACCAACAATTGCACCGGTTGTTACTCCGCCAGCAACAGCACCCGGAATAGTTCCAACGCCACCTCCGATTAGAGTACCGACGCCAGCACCAATTAACATATTACCAACTACAGGTTCCTGAGGATGAATTACTACACCACCAGTAAACAAAGATGCAGCCACGATGGCTGCAACACCTAATGCTGAAATCAAAATTATTTCCTTTCAGTTATTTTCAAAGCACACTTATTTAAAGAGGCGATGCTTTGTTAGACCTCCTAGTTATTTATAAAAAATTCTCTCTAATATTGATATTATCAATCGAATTGAACATCCTATAAGCACTATAATATAAATCCGAGGAAAGATTTACCCTACGAATTTTTTTAACAACATCAATACTTTTCGACATAATGTGGTATGAAAAATGCGTTTGAAGAACCAAATGATTATAAGGGATAATCATATCCCAAGAGATTTTAGCCATTTAGGTATTCCAATCTTATAAAAAATTCTCACTATCAAGTTGAGCTCTATCAATTAGATCTGCTGAATGATACAATGACAAGTTCAGAACATTATCACTATAACCAGGAATAGCATTAAATGCACATCGTCTCCAAATGTTATTTATTAGATCACTTCCTTGATTTGCTCTATTAGGTTTAATAATTAAACGCCAAGTATCGCTAGACATTGTTCGAATTTTTCTATTTCGGTATAGGGAATTTCATATACATCTAACATATCTTTTATGTGGCGATCAAGAGTTAAAGCTTCATTTTCGCTCTCTAATCTACCAGATGTTGAATAATGTCTTTCCTTACGGTCTACATAGAACAGGGTATTGTCATATTGATAATAAATGTCCCGAACTAAAGCACTGAACGAAGGAATAACAGCATCCTTGTTAAATTTTCTTAGTGATTTCCATCCATAGGTTATATTTAATAGTATCGGTGAATCTGTTATGATGTAATCAGCTTCACCCATTAACGAATACAGTCCGTGATTTTGAACACCCAGCAAATAGATTTGATCATCTATTGTGTTGATGGCCTTGTCCCATGCTAGTTGTTTAGCAAACTCAGATACATATTCTACATTATATCTCTTTTCTTTCATGTATCCAAACAACTGGCCGGACATCGTTGATTTGCCACAGCCGGGACCACCAATAAAATTAATAACCTTTGTCATTCTAAGAAACCACGTCCTATCAGTATTACTGCGCCTATTGAGAGCAGATCATATTTATCAAACAGTAAAAAAATAACCCACATTCAAATTTAAATAAAAATTTATTTGATAAATTACATCACTAGTTTTGGTCTCAATATTTTGAAGGTCATAAAGAGTTAACATTTGTACTCACAAAAAATTGTTATTATATTTGTATAAACTGCTTATATATAATAATCTTTCTATTGTAGGAGTAATAGCACCATCTAAATACGGAGTTTTTTTTGAAATCTCGCTTAATGTGTCCGCCATTAGCGGCTTGGTTTTGTTAGAAACGTCACATAAACTAGATGATAGTTCGTAACCAGTAAGCATACTAAACTCCTTCTTTCCAGGATTATCCCTAAACTTAAACAGTGCTCTTATAAATTTATCATGCACAATTTTAGGTATATTAATTTTCATAACATCACCTTTGCTTCCATACCAAAATAAGTTGATCTGTTAATTATACCTTTAATGTGATCCGCTGTCAAGTTCTCATTGAGAATCATGCTATTAACATCTTTGTTCTCAATATTATTTGGCCAGATGCAAACACCAAATCCTTGTTCTATTGCGTGCCTAATCTTCTTTTTAGTTTCTTTTGATGCGGGTTCATTGTCATAAACCATCACTGTATTCTTTGGGTCGCATATTCTTCTTAGACCAGCAAAATTTGAGCCCGCAATAGCCAAAGAGTTAGGAATAAACAATGCATCAAGGACACCTTCAAATACGTAGATTTTCTCTTTAAAATTAACCTTATCCAGCCCCCATAAGCATGGCAGTTCAGGATCAATAACTACAGTTATATATCTTAGTCTAGCACCCGCATCATAAAAAATACTTCTGCCTTGAAATGCAAACAGTTTTTTATCCGCAGTAAAAAATGGAATAACAATTCTACCTTCATCGTGTTCCGGGTGATCGAATTTTTTTGGAATGATTTGATTGCTAAAATTCTTGAATCCGGGTGCCCATCTAAATTCATTTAGGAACTGTTCGGGTATTTTTCTTTTTGCTAGATAATCATACGCAGGATCGCCTTTGCCCAGAGCGAATATTGTTTTTAAATGATAGAATGGTTTGGTTTCGTTGATTAAATCAATTTTTTGTTTAGTAACTGTTTCAAATTTAACAGGCTTGCTTTTGGGCTCAAAGTTTTCCAGGCAATATTCATCGTATAACTGAACATCCAGACGCTTTAATAAATTAACAAAGCGCATTGATGCTCCACAGTTATGACAATAGAATTGATAGTTCTGACCCTTTTCAAAAATATACCCGCGCGTTTTCCTTGTGCTCTTTTCAGAGTCACCACACAATGGACATCTAAAGTTTGCTGAGTTGTTTTTGAACTTAAACTTATCAAGCCTAGAGCTCAATAAATTAATGTACTTTCTTTCTAGCCATAACATGCTAGAATTTATGCATTACATTTGGTTAAATGTCAAGCTGTTATTGGGATTACCAGCTTCAAGATAATTTTGGATCGGTTTGATATGCAAATAAATTAACAAGGAACCAATGACGCAAATAACAAAAAAAATATTAATGAAAGCATCTTTTACTGATCTAGTTCCAATTAAAACCTTACCAAAATCTCTCCAAGACATTTTACTTAACCTGAACTGTTGGCGTAACTTTTGGGTAATTATTAATAATTACTGTTGATAGCAATGCTAGAATAACCGTTGTAACTACAATAGCAACAAATCCGTACACTAGACGTTGAATTGGAGTGAATTCTGTTCTTTTAACAAAATCCTTTTCCAGTGTCTTAATCTTTTCATCATAATGCTGTTCCGCTGTATTCATTCTAACTGTGACTTCATTAAATTGATTTCTAATGTCGTCACGAATTAGGTAGAATTCGTCTTGAATCGATTTAGTTCGTTCATCCACTCTGGCAATTAATTCTTTAATATTACTTTCCGGAACATCTGACATCTTTTTTTCTCTTTAAAATCTTCTTAAACGAAATTAATTTTGAACGTCCCGGTGGGTTATTGTCTAGACCTGCTACCATACCACTGGATGCATTATTAGTTGGAGCATCTTCCTTAATTAGTTTTTTCATATCTTTCTTAATGCCTCTACAACTTTTTCATTCATTGGTATTGAATTAAAATCAACGATGCCTTCTTTTTTAACGTTCCAAATTTTATCAGGACAAATATTCAGTTTAATTAAAAATGGTTTAATGTATGGAAGGTATTCTTCCATTTTCAAAAACAATATTCGATTTAGTGCCTCTCTAGGAAACACATTATTAAGTACAGTAATGTGATTTAAAATAAGACGCTCTTTTAAATCACCATTTTCAATGTATCTAGTAATTAATTTCTTAATGTACTTGATACGTCTTAGATCCTCAAGAAATTCACAAGTATCATGACAAAGGGTCAAATCATAATGATGTGCTGCATATAACAAAAAATTGGAGCTAGTTAACACGTCTTTCATTTAGAAATCAGTAAGACTAACTCTTTTGACATAATTATTAGCGGTAGCCACATACAAATAACTATTTGATACTCGATAATCTCCTTGAGTTATCGTTAACGCAGCATTGTTTGCTGGTTCACTATTAATAAACTTTCCGGTTATCAATACTGTTTGTGGTACCATAGCTGTCTGTGCGGCTGACGAGTTAGCATAACTTCTAACTATTAAAAAACTATCATTAGAAGTTATGCTATTAGCTACATAAACAGCAGTTATTTTTTTGGCTTCATTTGCCACCAGCTAATTCCTTATGCTTGTGGTAGGTAAGTATCGTTACCAGTATTTGAGGTAATTGACTTAACTGAAACAAGAGTCTCGTAATGAACTCTTCCAGCACGTCCACCTAATGTTGCTACTACGGTTCCGCTGGAACTTGTAACAATGTTAGCCGCTAGCGATGCTGTTGAACCATTAGATGCTGCACCATTTGCAGCAAGAACAGTGATTGGAACGTCTCCGTTAACCTTAGCTGCCGCCCACTTACCAATTGCACCAGTATCAATTGTTAGAGAAGTAATACCACCTTCTGTATTGGTAGTAACTGTACCAGTTGCATTAACTGTACCGTTGCTAGCAACAAAGGTATCGGTGTTGTCATATCCTGTTCCGCCATCGGTTACAATAACTTCCTTAAGATGCTTGTAATCACGGTTGAACGTGTAAGACAATCCAGTAGTATTAATAAAACGACCACCTGTTGTAACAGTTACGCTGGTCATTGCATTACCTGTTCCAGTCGTAGCAATTGTTCCGGTGGCGTTTGATTGTCCACCGGAAATTGTAATGGTTTCACCATTAACAAATCCGCTTCCTGCTACAGTAACAGCAATCGAAACAACAGGACCTGCTCCTGCTCTTCTTAGCTGCCATCCTGGCGTTGTTACTCTAGAACCTTCCGCATCAGTATTAGCAATTTCAGATGCTGATGCTGCAAAAACTCCTACTGCTTCTCCAGTAATAAACGCATCTGCTGTGACATTATTAAAAAGAGCACTGTTATTGGCAGAAATGTTAGCCTTACCAGAACCCTCATTTAGTGATTGAGCTGCCCACTTTACAGTGTTGCTGGCTACTCCATTTCTACCCCATTGAGACATATTAATTTTACTCCTTTTCTTATTATTTATTGTTTGGGATTACGTAATTTATTAAGCGCAATTCCTTTATTAGCACGACGAAGTCCATCGCCTCTATTTCTCCATTTGCGGATGGCATCATTAGCATTTTTCTGATGTCTGTTTTGCTTTTCTGGATACTTGGTACCATCTGTTGACATCGCCTTGTCTTCTTCTTTATCCGCTTTATCCCAAAGACGATTACGTGAAGTCATTGACTTCCTTACATAAGACTTTAAAGTCTTATTAGAAATTTCATCTAACTGTTCTTCTCCAACTAGACGATCGACTGCTTTATTCATATTACCTGAACGCTGCTGGATCTTTTTGAATAATTTTGCCTTGGCTGCTTTAGACCAACGATCCTGATAATCGGCTAAACTTCCAGTTTGGTATTCTTTAATTCTAAGGTCAGATCCTGCACCCTTAACATAATTAGCTAGAGTCTTATTAGAAATTTCATCAAGTTTTTTTGTTTTTTTATTCTTTTTATATTTTTTGGCCGCACTACTATCTTTATGAACCCAGTCTTTTTGTCCGTTTGGAGCAGTTATTTTAATATAATTTTTCCAACCATTTTTATTCTTTTGTTCTTCATCAAGTCGTTCTTCATTGATTTTATGTTTGCTCTTTATCTCATTATTAATCTTATCCAAAGCGTCAAGATGTTCTGGAGTAAAATCACTGTGATGATGACCATGCAAATCATTTATCAATGCGGAATGTCTGTTAATATGTTCTCTGGTCTTTTGAGCATCATCTGCTTTATTACTAATAGCATCAATATGTTCTTGTTCGTCTTTATATTCGTACGGTTTATGATTAATTCTAGTTGACTTGTTATATCGATGACTAAGATAGGTGCTATTATCTCCTCGCTCCCGACCATAATGATTATGGACTGTATGTGATCCATCTGCCCATTGTACTTTTGCTGTGGTATTGGAGTGTTTTACCACTGTTCCATATTGTGGCTTGTACATATGACCACCGCCTGGGTAACTTCCAATTTTCTCGCCATCGCGATAAACACGATCTCCAGTTTTGAAATTAATATTATAATCGCGGTTTTCATCAAGTTGTTCTTCTCTAAGTCTATTTCTGATTTCGGTTTCCAAGTGTTTTCTCCATGCCTTCTTTTTATTACTATTTATTAATCTATGGGCTCTTTCTAATCCAGAACTTCGCTTTCTAAGTATTGGTTCTGCATCTTCTCGTTCTTCTCTATCACCAAATTTAATATCATGTTCCGCATTTGATTTTGAAACTGTTGCGGCTCTAATATAATCCCTGAGATTCCAGTTTGATATCTCATTTATCATCGACCGAAACCAAGTGTTTACCCAAAAACCAAACTTCTTTTTCTCTTCCAGAAAGTTTAACTGCATGGTGCATTCCCTTGTTATTAGAGAACGTAACAACACCAGTAGCACCATTGTATTGATCATCATTTCTATTGTTTATTTTAACTTTTTTGCCTACCTGATTTGTTTGACGATCTAAAGTGCCTTTAATTGGATCTGGAGTATACACTCCCAACACTTCGTTAATAGCTTCTTCTTTAGTTAATTTTTTTTCACTACCAATCCAAACTTTAGGGCCATATTTTTTATGTTTAGCGTCTGCTTCGTGCTGGCGAACCCAAACTTTACCATTTTTTGCTTTAATTAGTTTTCCTCTAAACCCAGCACCGCCCTTTGATCCAAAACCTAAATGAACATTATCACCGATTTGAAAATTTTCATTAACCTGTTTTTTATCGAGTATTTTATATGCCGTTGAAATTCCCATTTTTCTTTTTTTGGTTCTATTATCAAAGTATTGTTTTTCGTTACTGTTTTGTGTTTGATTTGAGGCAAAATGAGAGTGACCGTGGTCTTCTATGGCTCTATTAATGTATTTGTCTAGTTTTTTAGTTGAAATTTCATCTAAATTTTCTAAATCTTCGTTTGTTAAGCGTTTTAATGCTCTTTGTATTCCTTTAGAACGATAATAAGTTTTTCTTTCTTCTTTGTTTCCTATATCACCTTCGAACCCGTCTGCGGAACCTAATTTATAACCAGCTCTCTGTGCTTGTGTTGCAATTCCCTGTTCATCATGAGGATCGGCTGCTTTATTAATATATTTTGCGGCTAATTTTTTTGAAATCTCATTAATAACCTCATTATTAACTTCAACGGGAGTTCTCTTCTTTGCTTCCTTCTTTTTCTTGATTTGTTCTGCAATAAGAGACTTTAGATTATTAAAATTTGCCATTTTTCTTTCCTTCGCTGATAACTTTTTTAATAGTACCTAGCGTTTTCTTTGCTAGCCTATTATTAACTCGATTAAACGCTTCTTCTTGGAGTGAGATTTTATTGTTCTTTCCCTCTAAGTATCCCTGCTCATATTCTTTATTAATATCATCAACAGAAATACCATGCGCACGAGCTTTTTTCTCAAGCGCCTCATAAACCTTTTTGGATTTTTTGGAATGTAATAGTTGATTTTGAATTCGATAGAATACAGTACTATCGTTCATGATAACGTCTAATAAGTTATCAAGTGCCTCCGCAACATATGGGCGGTATAACGTATTTTGGATTGTTGAATGTGGATTTAATAATGCCTGGCGATAATATGGGAGCTCTTTTGTCGTCCCAATACCGGCTCTAATTAACCAATCTACCTTATCAATAGGGCGATTGCCCTCGTTTATTTCTTTCATTTAACAGTTCCCACGTAGGTTTATGTTAAATGTATTTATAAAAACGAGGAATTTAGTAAGTAACGATATCCTTTGCGTTAAACGTCCTTTTGGAAAACTCAGTTAGATTATGTAAATTAATTTCATACATGATTTCGTTCATTATACCTATGCTCTTAGGCATTATATAATGCCTAAGTTCTACATATGCATCAACGTCAATTTCCAATCGCGGTGGAAAAGATTTCATCTGAGAAATTAATTGTTCAAACGTCATTTAAAAAATCCATTTGATGCCGAATAGGTTCCGGAATTCTTGTGATAATTCTTGTGATTAATAAATTCCTCTCAAAATATGGCAATAAAAAACTGTTTTCTAATTTAATATTAAAGGCGGAAACAATATTTCTTTGCACAATATTAAGTGACTCATACAATTGATCATTCCAAGACATAATTTATCCGATCTAAATGTTTAAATTCTCTTTCTATACACCCAAAAATCATATCATGTTGGAGTACATCAATAGTTAATGTGCGTGGAATTAACTTAACAAATAATTCACACATTATTAGATTTGTTTTGGAGCTTACTAAATGCAAATCCATTTGTGCCATTACCACCTAAAACTATAGTTAGGAATATTATCTACCAAAAAAATTTATTCTCGAATCAATTGGATTTGGTACAACACCATCAAAAGGATAATGTCTTGGCCCAATCAACGGTATGAACCATTCATCGAGTGGAAGTATATTACTATCCTCTAATTTTCTAGTAAAAACAAAAAAATTCTGCCACACAACACGTGGCTTATCTACTAATAAATTCACGTGACACCTTTGGAATAGTTGGTATAACTGTAACAACATAAAGCATATCTTCTGCTATCGAATAGTCCTTATTGATCATTAAATTAACCCAAATAGTATAATCCATGCTATTAATAAACAAAGCAGCGGCTAATTTATCTTGAATAATTGGGGCGGGTATACTATTTGAACTCATCGAATAATTTCCTATCAAATTTCTTATTAATGTCCATTATTGGAATATCTAAATCCCCAGTCGGATTTAGCTGAGCTGACTTCTCACAATTATACAGACGCATCTTGCTATGGTCAATACCGACAATGAATTTATTGTTCTGCGTCCAGTCACTGAATCTATTTTTTAACTGTTTAAAGCAGATTTGATTTAAAGCAATTAACTCCGGAGTACTGATTAATGCCAGAATTAAATCGCAGGTCATTGGCAATCCAAATGAATCTGATGTATTAGTTAAATCATAGTCACTGTCATTTGCACCCGCTCGATTAACCTGTGAAGCAGAAACAATAGGCACATTAAATTCAACGCCAAGGCCACGAAGTTCTTCTGCAATTGATTTAACATAAAGATAACTGTTAACATTTGACCCATGACGCAAGCGTGAACTCATACAAATATTAAGATAGTCAATGTAGATAACGTCCGGAACAAAGTTCTTTTTCGTTCTTAGTTCATTTATTAAGAATCTGAAATGATTGGCACCTGCGCTAACAGGCGGGTATTCTTTAATAATTAGTTGACCCTGAGTCTTGTTCTTGAGTCTCTGAATCTTGCCTTCATAAGTCTCTTTAGAAGTACTCCTCAATTCACTGATTGGAATGTTAAGCAGATTGGCATCAATACGTTCAGCTATTCGTTCTTCCGCCATTTCCAATGTAATGTACAAGACGTTTTTGCCCCGCATCAAATTGCTTGCTGCAAAGTGACACATGACCAAAGATTTTCCAACGCCTGTTGGTGCAAGAATCAGGTTGAGCGTCTTTGGAACTAACCCACCTTCAGTAATCGTATTCAGCATGTCTATATCAAAAGGAAGATGGTTCTCTTGCTTATGATAAAAATCATATCGCTTTTCGAAGTCCTGAATAAAGTTGTGTCCAATATCATTATCAAAAGATACGGAAATTGCATCCTTCATTAGCTGAAGATATTGTTCTTCAGGATGTGCTAGCTTATTTTCATTGCGAATATGAATGATTTGTTGAACAGCGCATCTAACTGCATTGTTTTTACAAAATTGTTCAGTGTTATCCAGTAGCCATTCAGGATCACTGTTGGTTTCTTCTAGCTTTTTAATTAACTTAATGCTGTCATTGTATAGGCTTTGATCTAGGTTATCTATGTCGTTTTGAAGATCAACTATTAAAGATCGTGGATTAGGTGATCTGTTGTACTTCGAGAAGTACTTCTCAATAAGCGTGAATACTTTACGCTCATCATAGTTCGTAAAGTATTCTGCTTTGATATAAGGTGCTGTATTTCTTAAAAAATTCTCATTAAAAACTAGGTTACTTAGGATCGTCTGTTCTAATGTCATTCACTTTCTTTTTCTTCTAAATTTACTTCCTTGCCATACTGGAATTCCTGCTTTGCTGCTTCATCCAATTGGTCTAAAATTTCTTTGGTATAATATTTTTCTGGGTTCTCGTTAATCTGCTTACCAAATACCTTAGTGCCATCTGGCATCTCGTATCTAGTGCTTACCTTCTTGAAGATATTATACTTTTCTGCAAGATCAAGCAAGCCATAATATCTGTCAAGACCCTTGTCATATGTTAGAAGAATATCGACTAGAGCATTTTCCTTTGCTAGACGATTCTTGTGATTAACAACATGAATGATATTGCCTACAACAGTGTCACCATCTTTGAATTTCTTCTTTGAAAGAAACAAAATAATGTCTGCTGCGTATTTCAACCCAGATCCACCACTCAAAATCTTGCGAGGATACATTGATGAGTTATGAGCAATAATTCCATTTGATAATTCAAAACAATGATCATTTTCTACTGTTATATCATATAAATCAAAAGGTTCCACTTCTTTAACGCTTTTTAATTTTCTCATTTTTTCTCCTTACAATTTTCTAAATGATATTTTTTAAAGGTACTTGGTTTTTTGTTATTGCTTTGTTTTTTGCAATAAGGACATACTATGTTTTGATAATTTTTCTTAATATTTGAGAATAATAATTTACAATTTCCTGCTCTTATTTCTTCAGACACTTTGTTTGAATTTATTTTTCCAATTGTTTTTTCGAACTCTAATTTTGGGAAAATTTTCCCAAACCATAATATTTTTTTAGCTGCGGGGTTATTGTATCCTTTTCTTTGGGTGGAATATTGTTCAAATAATTTATTGTGTTTTCCTGTTTTATAAACTTCTTGAATTTTCTTTTTCCGATGTTCTGCAGATTCTTTACTAATATTCAATCTAGCTTTTCTGTTTCTTTCGGAAAGAATTTTTTTATCAGTATTAGCTAATCTAATACGAGTTGTTTCGCTAATTCTTTTTTTCCACAAAAGATATTTTTCTGAATCTTTATTTTCAAAAAACTTAATAGCTCCTTCACGGAAAAATCTTGTTAAATTTCTTCTCTCTTCTAAGGTAAAATTTTCCCAATATTTTTTTGATTTAAGAGATATTTTTTTTGATATCTCATTTCTTTTTTCAATAGGAATGTTTTTCCACCATTCTTGTAAACCAGCTGCTCTTTTTCTAAAAATGTCTTGCTTTAATTCTTCAGATGCGTATCTCCACCATAAAACAACATTAGGATAACCATCAGAATTATTATACCCTGTTTCTGGTACAAGATTAGCAAATTCATCACCTAACGCTACATTAAGATCTGTGCTAACAAATAAACATTTTTCTAAAAAATCATCATAATTATCGCTTTCATACAACAATTCTGTGGATATATCATTGCCATGTTTATTAAGGTGCTTCCTCCATCTGATTCCACTACCAAGATATTCCTTCCAATTTTCTTTTTTGGTTATACAAAGATATTTTAAATTAGTTTTATTGTGCGTTTTTATCATTAAACGATACATCTACAGACTCCTTAACACTAACCATACTTATAGTATTTATAATATTAGGGAGTTTAAGTGTGTTTTGTTTATTTAAACTCGTCCCCTATTTTGATATCCTCTGCTTTAACCCACATTTCATTGTTCATCAAAAATTTGTGATCATGGGTGCATTTTATTTTAGTTCCGTCATCAAATTCTAATTCCAGAAATTTTTTGTTTTTAGGTTTAAGCTCTTTTGGTGTAAATTTATGCGTAACTTTTTGTATACCAGTTAAAGCATATACTCTGTCTCCAACCTCAATATCTTTAATCTCTTTGAATCCGTTCGTTGTTTTAATAAGAACAGAACCATCCAAACACATCTCTTCATACGTGTGATTGGTTATGATCATTGGAACCTTGGCTCTGGCCATCTTCAAAGTTAATACTCTAAACGCTGCTTTGATTACTTTGGCTCTAGTCATATCCTGTGTTTCTTTGCCTTCCGCAGTATCTTCAACTTCCTTTGTAGTTGATAATGCACCGAGACTATCCAGAACCATTAATAGTGGCGGCTTTTCTTCACTACTAATATACGATTCAAGCGTTTTAATTGCATGATGTCTGAATTGCTGAACTGTTACTGGCTCTGCAATAATTACTCTGTCAGTATCAATTCCTCTTTCAATCATCATTTCATTAGTAATTGCAGGCTCTGAAAGGTAGTCAATTGCAATCGCTTCTTGATTATCAGCAAGGAACTTTTGGATGATACCCAAAGCAACAAATGACTTTCCTACTGAACTTTCACCTGCTAGTGCAATTACCTTGTTATTAGGAATTCCACCATAAATTGTTCCAGAAATTAGGGCGTTTAAGATATAACTGCCTGTGTCGATATAACCTGTAAACTCTGCAGAACTCTTTCCCTCGCTTGCAATTGTTGTATTTTCATCGTTGATATTTTTAACCAAATTCTTAATAAAACTAGACATATTTCCTCTACTGTAGCGTTGCATGATAATGAGTCGGCTGGATTGTTTCCATCTCGTCTCTTTCGATTTCCATTTTCTTAATTAGATAATTTACTTGTTCTTCTATTATTTTAAATTCAAGTTCCTGAGCCATTTGTTGAATTGTTAACAGCGTCTCAATTATTTTATCATGTCTCCCGGAACGTTCCGCAGATGATCCTGACATCATCTGGTCAATTTCTTGTGTTAATTGTAGGATCTTTATTACTTTGTCCGACTGTTCGTTCATAATTTTCTAATATCTTCCTTCCCTACAAATATGCTATCAAAATCAGTGTCTATTGTAACTGATTTTTCCTTATTCTTCAAGCGGTTAAATGCAAAACCAGTATTTGCTGCTAGGATCATTGCAATCGACAATGGATCAAACACAATGATGATTATAATAATCATCCATCTAACTGCTCTTTCTAAAGTGTTATTGTCTGACACACCAAAAATAAATTCAGCAACGTATCTGATTGGCCCAACTTCTACTTGTTGCTTTGATACTTCATTTTCTGCCTTGGTTTTATCCAATAGCAATTGGTTAAGTTCTTTGGTTGTTTGTGTTCGTTGATTGATTAATTCCTGACGAGTCTTTTGATATTGTTCTTGAGCTCTTAGCGAAGAAGTTGCTCTATTGTTGGTAATTAAATTTCTAATCGAGTCATCTATCAATGCGATTCTATTGTTGATATCATCCATTGATTTTTGTGTTTGTTCGACTTGCGTCTGAATTAATTTAATATTAGACGCAACGCCTGTTGCTAATTGTGTTTGTTGCTCAATATGACTGCGAGCTAGGTATCCATAAATTCCTATGCTGGTAATCAGCATCAAAATTATAATAGCTCCCAACAAATATGTTCTAAGTATCTTTCCACAGACATCCCAATGTCTAAACAGCCAACTAACGACTACTATTTTTGAGATCTCCAAGGAAGATCCCATTACTACAGTAGACCAGTATGCTCCAGAAAAAATCAAAGACAAACCAACGATTGAAAAGTAACCAGCAACGCCAGCAACAACAAACGCCATTAACATTACAAAAATAGAAATGATGAACATTATTTTATCAAGGTTTGAATGTACTTCTTGTAGGCAGCAACCTTGGTTGCTCTATCAGGCCACAGCAAATATCTTTTTTCTGGTTCCTTTGCTAGATTGTCCAAGAAGCTGTTGATTGAACCCAGCAAGTTATTAAGCTTCGTTTGAAGTTCCTGAGCAGTTTGTTGTGTTTGATTAAGAACTTCTGTTGTTTGTTGAACTTGACTTTGGAGATTAGACTCTTCTTCGGTAGAATCAGAAAAAGAGAAGCCAAAATCAAATTCTGTGCTAACTTTATTTGTCATCCAAAAATACTCTCCAGACTATTTTGTTTAGTGTCACTCCAACCAATGATATTACCAAATGACATGATTGGGTTTAGAAATGTTTTAATATATTGCATTTCATAGTCAATGTATTTATCCAAACCAAGCTGTTTTGGAAGGTCATCTGGAACAGAAATAACAGATGCTCTTAATGGATTAGGTTGTTTTAGATACGACCATCTAACCTTACTTCCATCAGCTATTAACTCAATCTCATTTTCCAAATGGTTCTGTTTAACAAAATGATTGTAGATCAAAGCACCTTTCGTATGAACGGGAGTTCCCTTAACAAAAACACTAACAGGATCATTATAGATATTTAATCCATTAGCGGTTCTTGGTGATGCAATTTCTTCGAATGTGCTGTTCATGAATTTCTTTTTAAATTCTGCAATGAAACGTTGCAATTGCTCTTCATCTTTGTTTAGAACAATCTCCAATGCTTGTTTAATAGCCGCTCGACAAATTAATGGAGTTGATGATCTAACTGCCTCAATTCCCTTGAATTTTAACTTGGGTGTTTGAAGGACTCTGTTGTCATCTTCAACAACATTCAACACATACATTTTTTTACCACGCCAAATTCCATTGTCTGAAATGGCTTCACGATTCATGTTTAGTCTTGGTTCAAACACATTTAGTTGATCATAAAATTCCTCAAACCATTTTTTCAATAATGGCTCAATTTTTTGTTCACAAACGTCTTGTAAAAACTTAATGATTTCATCTTTATCTGTTAGTTGCATCTTCTCAACTAGATCATCAAAGCAAACATGGCAAGAATCTGTATCAATTGCGATAACATATTCCTTGTTGATTCCTAGGACTTTACCCAAGTATTGATTTAACTTTTCTTCTGCAAACTGAACTGCTAATTGTCCTGTTGATGTGATTGATTCTGCAATATCAGAATTGAAGAATCTAAAGTATTCATTAGCAATTGCACCGTATAGTGAATTGATTTGAATCTTTTTCAAGTACTGATAATTATCAAACATTGCAATTTCATTTTTATTGCCATTGCTTGCTATCAGTTCTTTTAATTTTTGTCTAAACTGTTTTCTTTCTCTAAACACCTTATCTGAAAGGTATGGCAAAATCCCTTGTTTTTCCCTGTGAAACAAACACCCATTACCAGTGAGAACTAAGTTTCTTTTGTGAATATCCTCATAACATTCTTTAATAAGACGTTTGACTTCATTGTAATGCGTATCGATAGGTGGAAATGGAAGTTTTCCCACAAACATTTCGGGCGAGACGTTCCATCCCATGATAATATGTGGATACAGCGAGGTGAAGTCAAACGTTACAATCCATTTGTAACGTCCAGGAACCGGGTCTTTAACGTGCCCGCCTACAATTGTCCTAGCAATTGTGTTTTCAAAGTGTTTTTCCGGAACTGCAATCTTTTTTTCTAACAAATGGTTAACAATTAACGTATCCCACGGCTTCACTGTTGCCATCGTATCCGAGAAATTAATTTTGGCATCATATGCCAAAGCAAAAATTAGCTTGAGGTATCCTAACTTATCTTCTAGTTTCTTGACTAGAATTGTATCGTGAATGTTATAGTCAATATACAGCTCATAGTCTTTATCATACATCTCATCAAGATTTTTGAAGTGAGAATAGTCTAGCTTCTTCTCACCAATTTCTTCTTGAGCAATGAAATCAAGTTTGTAGGATTCTCTGCCGCCTGCAACAAAATGTCGATAGACCTCGTAATAGTCTAATGTCTGAATGCCATGTAAAACATAATGAGTAATATCACCGCGCTTTTCCCTAACTATTTTTTCACTAATTTTTTTCCATGGAGAAAGATAAAGCTCTTCTCCTTCACCTAGCACGTTTTTAATTCTATTGACTAGATATGGAATATCAAATCGCTGAATATTCCAGCCACTGACAACATGACAATACCACGTATCAGAAATCCATGCCAAAAGAAATTTCTTTAGCATGTCCTTTTCATCTTTACAAAGGATGAATGTGTTGCCTGGAATTTTTGCTTTATAATGCTTATAACCAAACGTTAGGCTATCACCTTCGTTGTTAGTTATTGTAATAGCCGAAATTGGCTGTTTGGCTTGATAAGGATCAGGGAAGCCTTGATTGTTAATTAACGTTTCAATGTCTATGTAATTAACTTTTATTTTTGCTGGATCGTATTTGACTTCCTTGAAATGCTCATTCAAGAATTGAAACAGAAAATTAGTTGATCCATACATCTTAAAGTTAGTGATGTCACTATGCGTCTGGATAAACTTGTTTGCTTCACGAATCGAAATAAATTGCTTCTGTGTTAGTGAATCACCATTAAGTGTTTTGTATTCACCCTTGCCTTCGACAAACATAAACGGTTGATAGTTTTCCGTTTCAAAGAATCTTTTATCATGGGCAATTCCGGTATAATAAACCTTATTTCCAGCTACAAACGCATCAGTATAAAAGTACATTTAATTCCTTATTCTTATAACTTGGATACCCACCTTTTCTGCTTGGGCTATCATATTATTTGTTCCACTTCCACCAGCAAATGCAATTACCAGATCTGGTTTGCCTTCATCAATCATTTGTTTATTACGGATTGGGCCTGCTGCTTTTCCATGTTT